AGTCCGATATCGGACTACTAGCAAACGACTATTTACACAACAAGTGTTGTTTATCATACACTTGTCTATTATCCAACACTTTTACATAATGTGTTGGATAGTCTATCCACGCCATCAACACAAAATAAAACTTCACGCCACATAACACCAGCAAAACAATATTTTCTCTATCACTCAATACAAACCACCACAAACCCACCCATAGCTTTTATCTATACCACTTGACAGCATAGCAAAACCATGCTACACTACTAACCAAACAAGTGTTCGATGTTTAGCAGACTTCCAGCACTTGCAACAAATACACAAATTAAAATATAAACTAAACAAATTAATATATGGCAATCATACAAGACCAAGCTATCATACATAAATAAATACATATACAAACATAACACGGTAGTATATCTTATACTACCACGCAAAACTAGATCCAAACTATGATAACTATATAATAACATATAATAGTATAATATACAACTATATACCATGCACCCTAAAGACACAATTAATAAATATACTACATATACATAATACTATATAAGAGTACACCTACGGCATAGACAAGCGTTATACACTATACTATAAAAGATATACTTATATATTACATTTATAATACTGTTATATACGTGTTTCTTCTATATAACAATACTGATCCTTGCATACGTTCATTCTAAAGCATTTAAACGGCTGTATAAGTGTTTATAGGTGCATACGGCAGAGTAAACGGCATTATTGATCTTTGCTGGTGTTATCTGTATTATCTTTTTGTTTTGGTATAATGTCTAATACTATCTGACCATCAACAGCATTTACATAGTTTAAAAGGGTATTTATAGTCATACTGTTTTTTCCTTTTAATGTACGACTTACTCCGCTATCTTTTAAATTTAATGCTTTACAAATATCTACTTGTGTATGCTTAGTATTTTTCATATACATTTTAAATAGTGTTAAGATATCATCTTGTGTATTAATAATCATATATTTTTACTTCCTTTTCTATATAATAAGTAGCTAACAAAAATGTTAAGATTTTTCTTGACTTATCCTAACAAATATGTTAATATAATAACTGTGATAAGGATATCACATAAATAAATATTGATTATATCTTAACACAAGATATAAAAGGTTTCAAGATAAAACAAAAAAGTTCTTGACAAAACCTAACAAATATGTTAAGATATAAACAAGTTAAGAGATAAGCCACTAAGGGCAAGGATAACAACCGATACTTGAAACCTTGACTTAACCGCTAATCAATTAACAAGTAACTTATAATCAGACTTTCAAAGGAGTTGAAAAAAATCTATACAATTTAATATATTACCTATGATGATATAGGTTACTTAGGCAAAGAAAAAAGACTTGCTAAAGTCGTGATGATTCCAGCAAGCCTTTAAAGATATAAGATATACCTTTACTTCGCAACTAAAGTATATCAGATATTATTCTTTATTGTCAATAATTCTTTTGACAATCTCCCACGAACGGCGAAAAATTGAATGATTTCAGTCCTTTATCATGATAGGATTGTATACCCTAGATAACGGAGGGTAAAGCTTCCAGGGTATACATAGAAGCACCATAAAAAGGTGTAAACGTGATGAGTAAACGCCGTGTGGCAGAGTAGGGAATAAACCGCAATCATAGGATAACGGGTAAAGGGTACAACTGGCAAACCTTCATACGTTTGTAGCGTGTGAAGTTAACAACATAACATTGAACGGATCTAAACTTAAGGGTATCATTTTTTGATACTCTGTTTTTTTGTAACAAATTGTAGCAACTCTTTTCTTGTCTTAGAGTAGAAAAGACATGGTTCAAACTTTAAACAACTTTTTAATGGTTGTTAGTGCTGATTATAGCACAATGGCAAGTATATCAATTAGTAGTATATTTGTATTTATAAATGAACGCCAACGGCTTGTACCATAGTAGTTAGTAATTTGTATACAAATTATATGAACATTGTTCACTGTCTTGCATACCGCTTTAATCGGCATTATAGAACTATTAAATTTTAAAATCTTATCAAGTCTGATAAGTAGAAAGAAGGAATTATGAATAAAAATAATTTTATGCCAATTGTTGAAAAAATCTGTTCTTTCCCACCTTCAGCACTAGATCGCACAGAAGAAGATGGTAAAGAACTGTTAAATCTTTGTAGAACATTGATGGACATGGTTAATATTCCATCAAATGCAGAAATCTATGAGATCCCTTTGATGAAAAACAATCAAGTTGTAATTTATTTCTTCTTAGAAAATGATGATGAGAAAGAGTATTGTCTTAATGCTGGTCATTGGTTAGATGATACAATTTCCATGAAGCTAGAAGCATATGGGAAAGAAACGCATGAATACGATATTGAAATGTATACAGCATTTGAATCTTTGCCATTAGATTATTTTGAGAATCATGAAAAAGAAAGTGAAAACACAAAAGTTGTAAGATTGTTTGAAAACAAATTAAACAATGAAGGATCTTTATTTTTAAGTCCTTCAGAAAAAAGAAATATCGGTAGAGTAGGTGTAAAAGCCTACTACGGTATGTTGGAAGTATATAAAGCATACAGCCCATATACAAGAAACGTGTATGGTGTTAACTTTACACAAAATGAGTATATAAAATTTATGTACTCTGAAAATAACATTGGCAATTGTGAACATTGCCCGGAGAATAACGGCGGTAAAGGTTTACACCCTTGCAATCAACAAAAATGTTGGGTATCTTGCCATTGTAACCAGTAAACCATAAAGGCACGATCTAAAAAAAGATTGTGTCTTTTTTATTGCAACTATAAAATCCCGCTTTTATGTAGGGTAACTTAAGAAAGAAGGTATATTATTATGAAAAAACTAACAATCGCAGAAAGAAGAGAAAAAGAACTAGATATATTAATTAGTTATAAAACTAGCAACCCAACACCAGCGGATTATAAAGAAGCACGTAAAATAATGAATTCTTATTATCGTTTGTGTGGATTAGCTAATAGGAATTTAATGCTTACAAACAATGAAAATACTTATAATCGAGTAAGCACTCATAAGAGTGAAGAACGAGAAAGTAAATGGTTTAAACGATTACAAAAAACTTTCAAAGAAATCTATGGACTAGATCTTTTTTATGTGTCATGGTATCCATTAATTGGTGCAAAAGATACAACAAATGGAGGCATACAAGAATTAGTTCATGCTATTTTCTATAATTAGATTTAGAAAGAAGGTATATTATGAGTATTACATATAACAAAGAAATCAACAAAAAAATCAGAATCTATTTAACGGAATCAATCAAAGATTGGTTAGAAGCACACGAGTATGATAAAAAGGACTGTGAAAACAGTCCTTTTCTTACTTACTGGAATATCATAACAGATGAAATCAACGGCGGTATTTATGATAAATACACCAACTTTGAAAAGTGGAAACATTTCCACATGGGGTTGCGTGGTTTTGGTGCTGATATTTATTGTCTATACAAAGATGATGAAAGAGTATCAAGTATTATCATGAAAGACTGGACTGGAAGAGAAGTTGTTGACGTGGAAGAAACGGCAAACTTAATGGATTATCTTTGCTTTAGGGAGTTTAGAAAGCTACTTAAAAAAGAAAGTAATATTATTATTTAGGAGGTTATTAATCATGAAAATAATACATACAAACAACGATAGTTTATTTACAATCAAAGAAACGCCAAACGGGATTTTTGTTAAAGGGTTTGGTAATGACGATAATGAAATGTGTATACCCGATCATGAAATAGTAATGTTGTTAAATTATTACCATAATTGTAAAGAAGGGTTAGAATCACAAGATTATATTAACGATAAACCATATACACTAAACGATATTAAATAAAAGGAGTGTTTGAACGATGGAACAATATTTATATGCTGATGAATATGATGATAATGAAATTAAAATTCTAACGGTTGGGCAACTGTTAGAATTTTTTAATAAATCGGATGATAAAAAGAACGGTTCAAGTTTAGATGATTATATTAAAGACAATATAAGAATGGATCTTATTGAACCGTTTTGCCCACATAAAGAAGCAGAAACGGTTGTTTGTGATTTACAGCCATTAGCAAAACAGTATATCTTGCAAGAAGCTGAGAAAGTATTCAACGGTATTTCATGGGTAAATACTCAAGAAGAACTTGATAACGTGTATCATGAGAAAGTCAAGAACCTATATGATACAGTTGATTTTTCAGAGTTTGTGGCATATTTATAGATTGAATATCATAGACAAGTCAAAACACGGCTTGTCTATTTTATTGAACCTATAAAGAGAAAGAAAGTCCCGTAAAGGGCAGAAGGAAGGAAGAACAATGGAAAAAGCACAATTACATAAACCAAAACTAACAGATATAGTCATTGCACTTGTAGGAATCGCAATGGCTATTATTACGTTTATCAAGATCCCGCAAGCCTTTATATTAGAAGCGTTGTTGGTAATGATTACCGCTGTCTATATGCTTGCTTGCGTTGGATTTTTTGATGATGATACAGATACAAAATAAGAAAGAAGGTAAATGATTATGAATTTTGAAAAATATAGAGAACTTGACACAATTAAATTGCATGGGATTTCTGCCGACATATTTCAAGAGAATGAACACGGAGAACTTATTGATCCTTTACGTGGAAAAGATGCAGACTGGTTAACGGGAAAATCCACATTGGCAAAAGCGGAAAATTTCAATTTTGAACAATTCGTTCTTAATGAAATCAATCAGCATTTTATTAACAATTTAGAAGCAAAAGATATTTGTATTTGTGGTAGTTGCTTTTCTTTTTGGAAACAAGAAGATGATGATGGTTTAGAAGATGATAATGGAAAATATTTTGTATCCTATGCCGTTAGTATCACAATTAATGGAAAATACATAGATGAAGAAGATTTATACGAACTATTTCCGAATTTTGAATATTAAGAAAGAAGGTAAAAACACAATGAGAACAAAACAGAACAAAACAATTAAGATCTTATTAGCCGTAGCACTTATGTTTACGGCTTTTTTAATGATGGAAAATACAGTACACGCAAAGACAAAAAGAAGCACGTACAGAACGATAAACGGCATTTATAACAGTGACGGCACAATTGATACGGCAGATGGCTCTTGCTGGAAAGTACGCAAGGAATCATATGCCTATCCAGAGACTACCGTTGTAACTGTAAAATTCAATACTCACGGCACTAGAAACAAACTCGATGATTCGATTGTAAAGATCAATGCAAAGAATAAGAACATCCAGCTTGTAAACGATTATATACGCCATGAGTACGACTTAAAAGCCTATAGAGTAAAGTATATCAGCACTGGAAAATTAACCGATAAAATGATCCGTGAACGTGCTGTAAAGCATACGATTTATGTGGAAATTATTAAAAGTGTTTCTGCCGGAGGTAAACATGGAACGTATGGAAAAGGTTACTACCTTGCGTATAACAAACGTGTACGCAAGGGAAAGCACGTAACAAGCTATTGTGTATGGAATCCTTGTAATAGTTACTGTGATGACGTAGAAGCGATCGCAGATAATGGAAAAATCAGATAGAAAGAAGGTTAGAAATCATGAAAGATTATAGAACGATTATTGATAATGATACACTAGAAATGTTTTGCACGACCTTAGATGATTACTTAGAAGATAGTTTTGAAGGCTGTATGTTAGATAACTATTTCTTTGATATTGGAAATAATAACATGAGATGGGGCAGAGTCAAACTAAGAAAATACGTGATGATCTTAGAAAATGGCTTGAATGAATGGTCTAGTGTCAACGAACTGTACATGACAGACAGCTATGAGAAATATAAAGAACTCTATGATGCTTATTATAAGGATCGTGAAGAATGTGAGAAAGAAGAATTAGAAACGGCATAGAATAGGAGTGTTGGAAGATGGCTAAAATCAAAGTCAAAACAAACATTTATGATAGAACGGCAGTGTTAGAGTTAATGGAAAATTTCTTTCACGATTGCGGAGAGAATGGGGTATCAGATTTTAAAACGTGGTGTGAAGATAACGTCACGAAAAGTCAAGAATCTATTGTGGAAAATATCACAGATGAAGTCAATCGAATTGCGTATGAATTATATGAATAGGAGGAACGATAGATATGATTGGAAATAGATATGAATTGAAAAAAGATGGAACAGAACTAAAAGAAATTGAAAATGATCTTGCAAAATATCTTAATGTGCCATTTGTAAAATGTAGCTACGATAATGTAAATAGTCATAAATATAAAGATAAGAATGAAATTGAATATAGAAATAAAGAAGCAATGGAAACTGGTTTATATGATATGTGTGATTACATTATTAACTATGAAAAATACAATACACTAGATGGCTATAAACAAAATAATGGCGGATACGATGGGGAGGTGTATGAATTGTTATATCTTAAGGGAAATGGAAATTATATTGTGATTACCAATATCGCAGAATGATTTATAAGAAAGAAAAGGAGGTAAGATAGAATGGAAATTTCAAAGAAACAAACTTATGAACAGTATCAGTTACAATGGATGATTGATCACGGTTTTTCATTAAAAGATTTAATGGAATCTATGGACAGATATTTTATGAACGATGGAGATTCTATCCAGGAATTGTTTGAGGATTGGGAGTGTAACTGTGGATTTGGCGGTATATTGTATGCTTGTAAAGATGAAGCAATAGATTGTGGCGAATGTATAGAAGATGAGGAAGAATAGGAGAATAATTATGGAAATTTTAAAGATGACAAGAACAAACATGGTAGTGATTCAGACAGTGGAAAAGGAAGAACGTAACACTTTTGACATTGGAAAAATCAGAGTCGCAGCCTTGCCACCGATCGCAAAGAAAGATCTTATCGCAGAACTTAAAAGCAAGGGCTTCTGCGATGGAATGATCCATACGGTATTACAATGCAAGCTGGAAGATCTAAACGGATATGTGAACGTATGGAAGTATGTAGCGTATATCTTAGCCGTAGAACTGATGGAAAGATTATAGAAGGGCGGTGGAAACATGGAAAATACAAATACATTAACAGTAAAATTCGTCGGTTTTGGTGGTGGATTTATGGAATATCCATGCTATAAAGATGAAAACGAAAAGCTATATTTTGACATAAACGATGGGAAAAATGGACTTGACTTATACACTGGTGCTTACATGGATGAACTTGGAGATATTTGTGGTGAACCAAATCAGTCAGTAATGCAAGAAATCAAATGCGATAAACCATTTTCAAGGAATCTTAGAGAACGTGATTATCAGTTTCTAAGTAGATTAAAAGCAGATTGCGAATACTTCTTAAGAAATGGAAACGGTTGTAAGAAATACTTATATAAAGAAAGCATTGAAAAACATTGCGATGAGATGGAAAAAATATGGAATTCATTTACAGACGAACAAAAACCTAAATGGTTAACGATGGAACAAATAAAAGATTTTAGAAAGAAAATGTTAAATACAAGAAAGTAGGTGGAAATTATGATCGTAAGAAACACTTATACAGATGGTAGAACAGAAATTTTTTGTAATACGCCCGATGAATACAATGACTTATGTTGTGAGTACGATTTAGAAGATTGTGGTATGAGTGGAAAATACGTTGGATCTAGTTGGAGCCACGATGATAAGAACAATGTAGACGTTTATTTTAAATATAAAGAAGATTAGAAAGTAGGTGGAAAGAATGAGTCGCAGAACAACTATGGAATCATTAGCGTGTCACGTAGAACGCAAGTATCACACGTTATACTTTACGGAAAATCCTCCGAACGCTGGAATTGATGATAGCTTACATGGTTACAAATACTTCTTATTATTCAAGAACACGTTCGGAATTTTTCGGAAATACAGAACGCAAGAAGAAGCAATTAACGGCATGACGGAAATTTTAAAAGAAGATCCAGCTAATCTATTCAACTTCTCTGTATGCCGTACATAGTTTATTACATAGCCAATTAAAGGCTTTTACTGTCTGTAATGAAGCAGACTACACCATAACGGAAAGACTCGACTATTGAAGCTAATAGTTACGTTAAAATGAACGGAATGACTGTACTACTGATTGATGGTAGTGACGTATTGGAACGGAAAAACGGTGGCGTATGGTAGATAAAAGAGTGCTTTTATCGGTATGTTCAATTCCTACCTTGCCACTTTCCACGATGGAAATTATCGTGTATAATATAAGAGAACAGTTGATATTTTTAAAGTCCTGAATAGGCAGAAAGAAGGAAATTATGTACGAGTTTAAAGAAATGATCTTGCCTGAACACTTCAGACACGCTTCTTACGGTGGTTTTTGCGTAAAACCTGGAATGTTCTATGGTGTAGAGAAAGAAACTGGAAAATTAGTTGCTACAACGGGATGGAACGTGAACGGATTAACAAATATTTATATCCAGCACGAGCCAAATATACAATGGAATAACGACTTGTGGGAAGATCTTTACGATGATTACGGAAAACCTTTGATCACGATTGAAGAGAATGACTTGCAACGGATTAGTGATAAGGTAAAAGCTTTTCAGAAGTCAGCAATGGATTTTTCAACGTGGGCAGATGCAAACGGATATGATGATGAATATTGTGAAGATCTTACTAGAGAAGAACTAGATCAGATAGAATCAGCTTATGAAAGTTACTACTTTATGGAATATCCCGAGTTTGTGATTCAGCTTTTAAAAGAACATTGGGATTTGGAAAATTATGAAGAACAGGAAGGTGGAAATTATGAAATCATATAAAGAGTACGAAAGAGAGTTTATCGGGGATAGTGACATTGCAGCTTTAATTTTTGTTGGAACAACAAAGGATGGATTAAAAGCAAATATCTTAGACTTTGGATCCGATGGAAGATATAATGCTTATGTTGTAGATGAGAACGCAAAGATTGGAGATCATTATACCTTAGAGATGGAATTTGAAACGGCATCAGGCTTTAAGGCATGGCTTAAGGTTTATGATGATGAAGGATTGACAGCAGATTATACAGCAGACAAAATTAAAGTATATCGTGCTGGAGATTTTGGTTGTATTATACAGCTTATCGGAAAGAAAGAATAATGGAAAACTAAATAGAACAAAGTAATCTAGGAAGATGCAGAAATGTATCTTCCTTTTTTGATGGAAAGAAACGAGGTAAGAACAAATGAAAGTTAGCAGAGAAGAGTATGAAAGATTAGACTTTGAGGACTTTGTGGAAAAATTAAAACCACAATATGACACGTTATGTAGTTTAGAAGATATGAAGAACGCTTGCGTTCAGGCGGTAAACGTGATGGAAGTTAGCCTTGCAATCCATATACTGGAACCAATCGAGGAATACGGTGTATGGTATTACGACTACGATCGAGAAAAGGGTATGCAGTATGTACCGCAGCCATTATCACAGAAAGTGGATCTTGTGAAGGCTGGATACTTAGAACTGGTCGGATAATAAAATGCAGATTTAATTACTTTAAAATAATTAAAAAAGTTATTTACGAGTAATTAAAAAAATGATATTATATCATTGTAAGGAGTGAAAGAAATGGCTAGAAAACCAATGTCGATCCAAATCGAAGAAACCTTACAAGAAAGTTTTAAGCGGAAATGCAAGTGTAACGCATTAAAATATAGTGATGTTGCAGAAGCATTGTTACAGTCGTACGTTGATGGAAAAATTGACGTTCAAGTAGAAATGAAATACACTGTAACGCCTAAAACCTTGTAAAACAAAAAAAGGTGGCAAGCTGGAACTTACCACCAAAGAATGTGTAAAATATCTTCCACGAATGGAAAGATATATACCCAATCCGAACAAATTGAGTATATATCAAATTATCAATTCTTTCAAGTGGAAATATTCATTTTCACATATTCCAATTTGTTTTAATAGCACATTGAGAATTGAATATCTTGTATTTAGTAGGTACCTGAGAACGGAAGCTACGAAAAGCCGAAACATCTAAAAGCTGTGAAGTATACAAGAGTGATGGAAATTATATTTTTACAGAAAGGACTTAGATAAGATGGAAACAAACAGTATTAAGATCGGAGAAAATGATTTACAAGTCAAAGAATGGAATGGGCAGAGAGTTGTTACATTCAAAGATATTGACAGAGTTCATCAAAGACCTGACGGAACGGCAGGGAGAAACTTTAGAAAGAATAGAAATCATTTAATTGAGAACGAGGATTACTTTAAAGTTTGTCCCGACGAAATTCGTCGAAACAACATCATGTATGTTTCTGAGAGATTACATCAAGATATTGTGCTTTTGACGGAAAGCGGTTATCTGTTAATCGTGAAATCATTTACCGATGATCTTGCATGGGATGTGCAACGGAAATTAGTTAATACATATTTTAAGTTCAAAGAAACAATGGAAAATTTACAGCCTGTTGAGAATGGAATGGTTTTATCAACTGGAAAATTTGAAGAAGCAGTAGAAAGCATTGTATCTTGTGCAGACACATTTAAATCTATAATTGATTATTCAACGATCAATTATAAGCAACAACAGATTTTACTTAAGACAGCCAGAATGAGAGTTGCGGATCTTTTAGGTGGTGCTAAATCACCTGAGTATAAAGAAAAGAGTCGAACGTACTTCAAGAACTTATGGCAGAATTTTTGTTATAAATTTGGGTGTGGTTCTTATAAAGACCTTAATCCGCAATACATGGTTGGTGGAATTGCAGAGTTATGGATTTTACAATGGGAATATAAACAACATAAGTAGAATCGGAAACAATTAAATAAAAATACTTAGAAAGCGGTATCTATTATAGGTATCGCTTTTTGAGTTAAAAGAAAAGTTTTATCACAGAATAGGAGAGTAAATTATGAATGATAAAGAATGGAAATTAACAAAGGCTGGCGAAGAACAAGTCGAGTATTTCATTAAAGAGTGTGAAGCAAAACGAAAAGAGATTCTTGACGCAAAAATTGATACTGCTTGTCATACACATATTCCAACAAAAGCACTCATCTTAGCAGACATCAATTGTGGAGAAGATCTTGCAGAAGATGGATATAGAAGTGTATGGGGCGTCACAGATAATTATGACCTGTCAATTTTTTTAGAATATGACATTGACATTGTAGAAGAACAAGGGTGAGAGATTATGAATACAGAAATAAAACAGGAAATTATCGGAATCGTTATGTGTCACGGAGAGAATGATTATGGATACTGGGAAGGATTTTCTCTGACAGATGAAGAGGAAGAACAGATTTATGAGATCCTGATGCGACATGATACAGAAGGATGTTCAATCAGAGGTACAAGAAATGACATTGCAAACGAGATTAGAGAATAGGAGAGTGATTAGTTATGGAAAATAACGAAGTAAAAAGAATTGCAAACATCTTATTCAATATGTCTTTGGGAATGGACTATGACACGTTCGTAGATGATTGTAAAGAAGATATGAAAATGTTAACTGAAAGCATTGGAAATTTATCTAAGGCAATCGGAAAATTGTCTAAAGCGGATGATTCTCTGTTTTATGTATTGCAGAATATTGCAGATAACAACGCAGATATGAAAAATAGATTGGTCAATGCAGATGGATCTATTAATTAATAGAATGTCAATTTTATTAAAATAATATTGTGTAAAAAGTGTGTAAAATATTATTGACATTGTGTAGATATTGTGTATAATATAAGTAAGTAAAGGAGACAATACAATGAAGCAGAAAGATTTAATCAAGAAGCTCAAAGCAGGCGGATTTGTCTTTGACAGACATGGCGGTAACCATGATATCTACATCAAAGGAAACAAAGTTGAATCAGTTCCACGGCACAAGGAAGTTGATGAAAGACTTGCTAAAGAGATTCTAAGAAGGAACGGGCTGTTATAATACAGCCTGCCCTTGGAAAATCTTGTTTGCAATCATATATAAGAATAGAGGTGAAAATATGAAAGCAGTATATCCTGTACTATTTACAAAAACCGATGACGGAAAATATTTAATTGAGGCACCAGATTTAAATGTATTAACGGAAGGAAAAGATATGTCGGATGCTATTAAAATGGCACGAGACGCAATGGAATTAACTTGTGTTTCTATGGAAGATAGAGAGGTGGAAATTCCTAAACCAACAAATATTACAGATATCGATATTGCGAAAAGTACATTTTTTGATGAAGGAGAAACTATTATTTCATTGGTTGATATTGATTCAACAGAATATCGAAGAAAAATTGATACAAAATCTGTAAGAAGAAATGTTGCATTACCTAGTTGGTTAAATTATGAAGCAGAACATTCTGGAATTAATGTTTCTAAAGTGTTACAAGATGCACTTATTCAAGTATTGAATGTTACTGATAGACCAAATTATAATAAATAATATATATAAAAACGATTAATTTATTGTCAATAGGCACTTTTAATAGTGCCTATTTTTTAGCAAAGGAGAGTAAATTATGCCATTGGTTTTATTATTAATAATTATATTTATCGTTCCAGAGGACACTTTGGAATATATGTTAGGAGCTATTTTAGGTGGTGGTTATGGAATTTTAATGGTTATAGCATTTGTTGCTATTCTGTATGGGATTTATAAGTTCTTTTCCGATCTTTGGAATGGAAGATAGAATGGAAAATATTATTTGATAAAGCAGATTATATATGGAAGGAGTTATGAATATGAATAAATTCAAGCATTATGGGAAAGATGTATGGGTTCAGACATTTACAGAAACAAACTGGGTAGATGGACTAAAGAAAAACGGATTAGAATATGTAGCACTTCCAGATCTTGAACATGAAGTATATAAATATGTTAAGAATGGAAAAGAGAGGTATGCTCTAATTCATTATCCTGATGTACCTGAAGAAGCATTACAAGAAGTATATATAATAGAAAAGATTCCTGATGATCTTAGTTGGGATAACATAATAGAAGATTACAGACAGCAGAGTAGAGGATATGAACCGATGAAACTGCCAACACGAGCAAGGCTATTGTATGATAAAGCCGATCACATAGCATATGAATTGGAAAAAGAAGATCCCAATTTTGCTAAAAATTTTTGGCATAGACCTACAGGATATATTGATCCTAAACGATTTAAGTCGGCTCTTACTTTGCTTGGAACAAGTATCGAAGAACTAAGGGAAATGGATCATTCCGATACGCCAGAAATTGATGAACTAGAATTAGAATGAATACAAATTAATATAGGTAACTAGGACACTTATGGAAAATTCCAGAGTGTCTTTTTTAATACAAATTTTTACATAAGAAAGGTGGAATTAATTATGAATCTAAACGAAATGGAAATCCCTTGCGATCCAATTTTGGACAAAGCAAAGAGGGATGAGTTGGTGCAGAACACAGAACTTTTAAAACAGGTTACAATCAAGCCGATCCCGTGGCTTCCTGGACGAGATTATATTACTACAGAACAGGTAGCACGATTCTTTGATGGAAATGTTGACGAGGTTAAGAGGTTGTGTACGAAGTATCGCAAAGAGTTTTTAGACGATGGAATGGAAGTTAAGACAGTACAAGATATCATTGACGGTCAGGACGCAACAACGGAAAAACAGAAGGGAAGAATCATGGTAACGTATCCGAACGGATTGAATATCTCATTCGGCTATAAGGGTGCTAAGGTGTTTACTCTTAAATGTTTGATCAGGTTATCTTTACTAATGGAAACTTCAAAACTTGCCGAGAGCGTGAGGTATTATGTTTTCATTAATGATTATATCACGATAGAAGAGCAGAGAGAACAAGAGCAGGTAGAGGCAGGTGTGCAGCTTGTAGACACAACGGAAATTTTAGGTAGAAGAATTGACTTATACAGAAGCATTGAAGATCCGTTATTCTTGGCAAGAGATGTTGCAGAATGGATTGATTATAGTAAACGTCCTGATGGAAGTTATAAAACAGATATGATGTTACAGGTGATTGATTCAGAGGAAAAATATAAGACCAAAATCTTAACCGCCAATAATGTTGGCGGGTCAAATTTAGGTCAGATTGATTCTACGGGAAAGACTATTAATCCATTTTGGTTTCTGACAGAAGATGGACTCTATGAAGTGTGTATGCAGTCACGCAAGCCGATTGCAAAACAGATGAAGAAACAGATCAAAGAATACCTTAGAAACATCCGTAAGACAGGCGGTGCAGTTGACTTTGGAAAAGAATCACAGTTTATTGAACACTATTTTCCATCATTCTCTGAAGATGTCAAGCTTGCAATGGTAACGGATCTGAGAACACAAAACAAGGAACTCAAAGAAGAAAATCAGAAGCTACAGAATGATAATAAGCTATTAGCAGCGGAAATTTTGACGTGGGATGATCGCAATAAGATGAACGCTGGTATTAGGAAATTAGCTGCGGTTACAGGAACACAGTTCTCTGTTATGTGGAACGAGCTGTATAAGAACTTACAGTATAAATATCAGATTGATGTTAAGAAACGTGGAAAGAAACCATTTCTACAGTGGATTCAAGAACATGAATGGGATAAGGTACTGAAAGTCTTTTGTGCAATGTGTGAAGCTAGAAACCTATCTCCAACAGATATGTTCCAACAGACGGCACCTGTGGAAAATTTATATGATAATGAAGATGAGGATGATGAAGTATGGAATTAGAACAGATTATTCATGTCTTTGAACAGTTCTGCGGAATATCTTTTGTGTTATATGTGATTGTTTTCCTAGCTTGGTTATCGCTAAGAAAAATTGATCGTGAACATAATAAGGTATATTTAAGCAAATATATAGACGTATTAGAGGAAATATTAGAAGCTATTATGAAGCCTATGAAAGTAATTACGACATTATGGGTTATCGTAGCTTTCGGAATGCTTATTTATCAGCTGATTTAATTCCATATAATAATTTTGGCAAAGAACCGAGTGGAAGGTTCTTTTTATTTTACGGGAATATTTGACAGGAACCGATTTGGCAGGTCGGTTCCTGTCAAATTTATTATACACAAACTAATGATTCACTAAGCATATAATTGTTAATGGAAAGGGTGTTGATTACATAGAGAGCTAATAGGAATAGAATAGGTTTCTATTAGGATTGGCACACTAATAGTTGGAATTAAATGTTGATTTTATTTCTATTAGTTTACGGAATACAGCTATATAAAAATAATGAGTATAGAGAAAAATAAGACAGTTTAGAAAGGAAGATAAAGAATGAACCTACAGTTAGTAAAAACGGAAAATTTTAACGATATAACGTGTGATTTTTATAGTGCTGAGGACGATATTTGGATGACAAGAAAACAGATCGGAGAGGCACTGGAATACAGTGATCCACAGAAAGCAATTGATAATTTGCATAATAGGTATAGAGGTAGACTGGATAAATATTCAGTTACCCTCAAACTGGGGGCTACTGATAACAAGAAGTATGATACTACACTTTATAGTGAACGTGGTGTGATGGAAATTTGCAGATGGAGCAGACAACCGAAGGCAAATGCTTTTATGGATTGGGTATGGGACGTGATTGCAGCTTATCGTCATGGAAATTTAAGAATAGGAACTCCAGTAACAACAGTAGAACAGTTTCTTACAGAACAGACAGAACTTATGAAACAGATGGAAAGAAACAACGAACGCCTGTATAAGGTTACTATTAAAGGATTTAATCAGCTGGCAGACATTGTTAAAGAAATGAAAGCGGAGCGGAAAGAATTATATAAGCAGATCGGCAAGCCTACGAAAGATATTCCAGTAGTGGATACGGAAAGTGTTATCGCAGAATACAAGCTCAATGAATGGAAATCTAATGTCTACTCTATCATTGATGATATTCTAAAAGAATCTGACGAACTAGGAACTACTACAAGAGATATTCTTAAAGAAACATACAGGTATCTTACTAACACATATGGAATTGTGTGGGAACAGGATCGGAAAGAATACAAAGAGAAGTATAATATCGGGGAAAGAGGTAATGTACCAACGATTGATCTTTGCTATGACAAATATCCTGACCTATTGGTTAATTCATTGGAAAAACTTCTGCGACAGTTCCGAAAAGAGAACGCACAGCCTGATTGGGATGAAATGAAGATTAAGATTACCAATTATGCTAATCATATTGGAAATAAATCTAAAGGTGGAACGTCTGTTTATCGGAAAATCTATACCAAGATGACAGAGAATGGTGTTAACTGGGATGAATATGCTCATGGGTTGTCTAAATCTCAGCTTATTAAAACTAATGCAACTTTGTACAACAGATTTTACGAAGCAGCGGTGGAAATTATTTCAGAAGAATAGAGAGGTGTGATATAATTATGACACAAAACGAAAAAGGAGTTGTCTCAAAATGAATAAATTAGAAAAGAGAAAAGAAGAAGCTAAAGAATATAGGAAATTAGTTGATAAATGTTTAGCTTTAATGGATAAATACGTGGGAATTACATTTGGTATTCCTGTATGGGTAGATCGTGGCTCTCATACACTAGAGTTTAAAAAGAATGGAACTGATGAATGGAGACTCCTAACAAAAGAAGAAGTATCTAATATTATTGAAAAATATGAGGTATTAGATTCTGTAGCAACAAAAATTACAAAAGAAACCAATATGGGATATTGAAATAAAACAAATATTTGATCAGAAGGAATGAGAGTAAATGGAAGATAAAGAAAAGAAATTTATATCAAAAGGAGATATAGATTTTGCTTATGGTAAAGATGGAATGATGTATAGGGTATAGCAGCTTGAAGATTTAAGAAGGTTATATCATGGTGTTTTAACAGATGATATGATAAAAGATATGCATTGTACCTATAATATTTACGATCTATTCAGTGGAAAAGAGTTCCTACAAATGGTTGAAGAAGGTTGCATTATAGATTATGATGGTTCTCTATCGGATATTTTCGTAGATGGATACAAAAGTAACTTAGGACTTGTATCTGATGATTTTTGTCAAGGAAAATTCTTAGTGACAACGGAAATATTCAGAGAATTATGTGATGAGTATGATGTTCAAGTTAACTGGGCAAATAAATAAGCAAATGGAAAGGAAGTTGGATAAATGAGAGAAAATGCTAGGAAAGAAGGAGATTATATAATATCAGAAGATGCTCTTGGGACATCATATAAACACCCATCATTTGGAATGTTATCATTCAATCGTACTCATGGCGGGCATAGCAATTTATTTGGCAGTAGCATTCAGCATAACGATACAATCCATATGGTATTAAGGGAAGGTGTGGTTACAAGGGGACTCAATGATGATTGGCATGTTGGAGAAGATGAGATTCTGGAAGTAGAAATGTCGCAATCACAATTTGCGGAATTAATTACTTCTATGAACGTTGGAACAGGTACTCCATGTACTATTAAATATTTACGTGGTAAAGGACGTATTAACGAAGCGGATTTTATCAATAAAAGACAGCAGATAACAAATGAATTTAAAGAGTCTATGAACGAGCGTATGAGCGATGCAAAAGAATTTTATGATGAAGTCAAGGAGCTTTTTACTACGAAGAAATCTATTGGAAAAGGTGATCGAGAAATGATTCTAAGAAGACTTGCCAACGTGACTCAAGGTATGGAATCTAGTTCAAAATTTATCTTTGATCAATTCCAAAATCAGATAGACAAAACAATTACAGAAGCTAAAGGAGAAATCGAGGCTTTTGCACAGAATAAAATTAATGCAATAGCTCAACAGGCTCTTGTAGAACAGAAAGAAGATATTTTAAAATTAGAGAATCCTGTTGATGTAAATCATATGGAACTTGATGAAGAATAAAACGAAAATTTGATAGGTGGTGGTACGAATGGTGGATTTGAATGATCACAAATGTACGTTTGAATATACAGATGATGAACTGTTGGAGCAGGGAAAGTTAGACATTCAGGCAAGATCACATGGAATAAGAGACGATAGAACTTTTTCTGAACAATATATAGTTTTGAAAGAAATCGGCAAGCGATGGATTCGAGAACATGAAAATATGAAGAAAGAAAATTTCGCAAAGAATCAATACAAAGACTGGGACAATGATAAGTTGTTAAAGTTTTACAAAGAACGTAAAGAGGTTTATAATGGAAATTTTCCTGTTTTGTATATTAATATGTTGGCTGAAATTTCTGATCGTTGGATTAAACAGAATGAAATTAAAGAGATAGAATTAGAAGAAGGTGCTAAATGAGAAAACCAATAACAAAATGTCCGCACTGCGGAAGTGATCGTGGAATGGCTGTTAGGTTTAAAGCTACTGGAACCGATATATATAGTTTTGATGGACATTTTCAAGATGAAGAAATTATTGAATGCTGTACATATAATAAATGTATGACATGCTGCGACTGTGGTAAACGTATAATGAGTTATGATGAATTTATGACACATTATGCAATTGATGAATTAACAGGTAAGCATTTAAAACAGTGAAAGGAGAATTTTATCTCCATATATAGAGGGGAGTGATGCCATGAGTAACACAGGATGGATCAAACTCCATCGGAAAATTACAGATCATTGGCTATGGGAAGACAAACCATTTGCCAGAGGACAAGCAATGATTGACTTACTTATTCTCGCAGGTTATAATAATCAACCTAAGTATGTTGATGGAAACTTAGAAATAGTCGAGCGAGGATCGATGGTTACTTCGATCAGAAGATTGTGTGATCGATGGGGGTGGAGTAATTCAAAGGTTATCAAATTTTTAAAGACACTGGAAAACGACAGTATCATACATGTAAAAAGCGACACTAAAAAGACGATCATAACCATAGTAAATTACAGTGTTTATCAAGGTTTTGTAGACGAACAAGCTACACAGAAACGACACCAAAACGACGCAGAAGCGACACATAAAAAGAAAGTAAAGAATAATAATAAATATAATAATAATAATATAAAGCGATTCACACCGCCTGATTGCGAGCAAGTCTCCAGATATTGTCAACAAAGAAACAATGGGATTGATCCAGAAGAGTTTGTGGATTATTACACAGCCAAAGATTGGATGATGGGCAATAGCAAGATGCAAGACTGGAAGGCAGCAGTACGAAACTGGGAACGAAATCAGGCTAAGAAGAACGCTAAACAAAAGCCAAAGGTAACGAACCTTGCACACTTGGAATGTGATCGTGATTATGATTTTAGTGCGTTGGAAAGACAGTTGTTTGAGAAGCAGATGACAGGATAAGTTTGACGAAAGGATGGAAAAATGTCAGAAAATATTTATATTCACTACGGAAGTGATAAGTTTGAGAAAGAGTTGTTTATGTCAATTGTGAACAGAAACATGATTAACAAACCATTTGGAGGTTTATGGGCATCGGATATAAAGGCGGATCAGCCGTGGGAGAAATGGTGTATTGATAATGATTTTAGAATTGATAAACTAGACAAAAACTTTAAATTTACATTGGATGATTCGGCAAATATTGTTGAATGGACAGCGAAAGCCGATTTAAAGCAGGTTCCAACGCAAGATCTATCGGGATATCTCCCAGAATATTTATTTGATACAATGGGCGTTGTGCCAGATTTTGAGAAGATGGTCGAAGATGGAGTTGATGCAATTAAGCTTAATTTATCCAAAGGTGATTATGAGTTATATTATGAGCTTTACGGTTGGGATTGTGATAGTATTCTGATCATGAATCCTGATATTATTAGACCATTGTAGAAATTGAATAACAGAATGAGATTGAGAAGCTTATGGCTTCTTTTTATTTTGCCTAAATTTAGAGAATAGGAGTAAGAATTATGGAATTAATCGAAGTAGAAATTAGACCAGAAGTACGTGAACAGTGCAATAATTAGAGAGGAGATTGGAACAATGAAATTATACGGAACAGTGAATACAGAGGTTGATGTGAGTAAATATAATATATTAATAGCTGCGGCTCAAATACTATACGATGGACATCTATATGATAGTTGGGGAATTCATACAGAGTTATTGGAGTCAGATCATAGAGAAAATAACACTGGTAAAAGAGCATTATTTAAGGTTGAAGATATATCATATCATGGTTCCCCAGTATGGAAATATACATTGATTACTGACGATGAAAATGCAATAAATGATTTTCTGTTGGCACAGGAAATAGAAAAAGTAATTAAGAGAGTGTAAGAATAATTAAGAGAGGAGAGATTATCATGGCAGCAACACAGTTTGAAGTTATTAAAACAGCAAACAATAATAACGCAGAAGAACCTGAAGCAAAGATCAAAAGACGTAAGGACGGAAATCCTAAATGGACTCGATCTAATAAACAAAAAGGCGTATCATCTTTAGTGTATCCAATTAAGAACAAAGAAAAATTTGCAGCCTTTAATGCATATTTTAGAGACCAGATTGATAAATCGTACACAGAGTACAAACGATATGTAGCTGCCAGAAACAATCTTTTGGTTGCAGTTGGAAACAATACAGCATATCGTATCTCTGATATCGTCAGACTCAAATGGGGCGATTTATTAGACGATAAGACTCGTAAGCAGGAAAAGAAAACAAAGAAATTCAGAACTGTATACTTTAACGATTTGGTAACTGAAGCAGTGGATATTTTCTTTGAAGCTGTTGCAGGAACTAAATATGATGTCAAGATTGATGGCGAAGTGCCAATGGATGATTATGTTTTTGGAACATGTAAGTCTGGATCAGGACACATGACTGAAGCAAATGCTTTGGATTTTGTTAAAAAAGGTGCTAAAGCAGTTGGAATTGAGGACAATATTGGTACGCATACATTACGAAAGAACTTTGTGTATTGGACACTTGTCGATCATAAAGATGATCAGAACGTATTGTATACACTTATGAGATTATTGAATCATAGTAGCCCTGCAATGACATTTCTGTATGCAACAATCACAGAGGAAGAAACTCATGTATTGTTTGATGATATTGCGCAGACATACAAGGAAATTATCAGTGGGGCTTTTAACGGATTGAAGGAAAATGTTGTTAATGTGAGTTATGATAGAGTTATGGAGATTATCAAGTTTGCTTATAAGACTGGCAAAGATGATGCAGATCAAGATGATAGAGTACATGAAGATAATATGCAGGCATTAGAAGAGTTATTGGAAGGAGTAATTGTATGATATTTGTAACAGGAGATACACATGGGGATTGGATGACTCGATTAAACAGTCGTTCTTTCCCAGAGGGAGTTGAGTTAACCAAAGATGATTATGTGATTATCTGCGGAGATTTTGGACTGTGGCATGACACAAAAGAAGAACGATATAATCTGGAATGGTTAGATAACAAGCCATTTACTACATTGTTTGTATGTGGGAATCATGAAAATTACGACCGCTTATATCAATATCCTGTAGAGAAATGGTGTGGCGGAAAGATTCACAAGATCAAAGACTCTGTATTTCATCTTATGCGTGGACAGGTGTTTGAAATTCAAGGAAAGAAATTCTTTACATTTGGCGGTGCCAGTTCCCATGATGTGCAAGATGGAATTTTAGAGCCAGACGATCCAAGAATTAATGAATGGTACAGAGATTATGACAAAATGTTTAGGATTAATCATGTGAGCTGGTGGAAAGAAGAATTGCCATCTGATAAAGAGATGGCAGAAGGTGTGATGAATTTAGAGAAAAATGACTTCCAAGTAGATTACGTTATTACACATAGTCCATACACATCTGTTTTAAGACAAATGGATCAAGGATCAGGAGTGTACAAATCTGACAAGTTAACGGATTATTTACAGCAAATAAAAGACAAAGTGATTTATCAAAAATGGTTCTTTGGGCATATGCATGTGAACCAGAACTTTCCAGAAGATAATGCGATTGCAATTTACGAACAAATTATTAGGATTTTATAGGAGAATTTTGTATGAAGATAAATACGATTAGACAAAATAAGGAAGAAAAGAAAGCAAACCAGAATCTTATGTGGATTTCAGCAGAGATTCCACCATTAAAACCAGATAATGCATCACGTTACATGAGGTATAAAACATATCCTGTTATTGTGGATTACAAATATAATGATGGATGTGTGGACGAAGTGCTTGATTTTTGTGACTATGATTTTGAAGAAAAGAAATGGAAACTGGATAAGCCTCATAAAGTTAGACAGTATTTCCCCCTTCCAAGTAAGCACAAAGTAAAGTGTTCGAACAAAAAGAGAACATCTGTTCGAAAAATATCTTGATTTTGTTCTATGGTAGCATTATAATAAGAAATGTAGAGATTCTTTGTTCACAACAAAAATTAACTTTCTTTCTTGCACCTATTGACAGGGTGCAAAAAGTATGGTATATTTAATTCATGAAAACAAAAAATGCAACTGGGGAAAGTTGAGGGACGTAAAAATGAACGGATATACTAACAAAGAAAGAAAAGAATATGTATATGGCAAATATCAAAATCCTCAAGTTTGGGGAATATATTTTGCAGATTTGCCGAAAATTGAAGGTAGTCATATCTTGCATGGGAAAAGACCAGTCATCGTATATTCTAATAATATTTGTAATAATACGAGCACAGAGATTAACGTGTATCCAATTACAAAAAAATTAAGGAACTGGATACCGACACATGTAACCATTTATCCAAATACCAGTAATGGATTAAAAATGGTATCACAGGTGTATTTAGAGCAAGGAAGAACAATTCCAAAGAATAATCTTTTAGAGTATTGGGGAAGAATATCTGATCTATCTTTAATGTTAAAAATAGGACATGGCATTTTAATACAAAACGGCATGTTATCGTACATGAATGCAATGGCATCCTAGAAATGGAGAATATTATGAATAATAAAGAATTGATACAAAATTATATAGATTCTCACGTATCAGAATCACGTCGCCCAACATGGAATTGGTTGTTAGATTCTGATATTGCGGACGACAATGAATCTGGGTTAACGTATGCACCAGGTACAATCCAAGAGGCTATATTATCAGATACTAGAGGTAAAAAAACCAAAAGTATGAATTCTATTAAAAAAAGATATGACCAGCTCGTTAAACTATATACTTATGCATATGAACAAAATTACATTAAATATAATCCATTTGTTAATGATAAATTTATAAACTTGCAATTAGCAGTTGATATATATTTTTCAAATAGAGTTAATGTTAATTATGTTACACCAGATAAAATAAATGCGTTTATTTCGAATCTGATGTCGTGCAATGCATCAGCCGATACCAAATTGAATACTAGATTTCATATTGTGAGTTTATATAATGGGATAAATGGAAAGGAGTTAAGAAATCTAAAATTCTCAGATATTAATCAAAATGATTTAACAATTTTTGGGAAACCAGTCTCCAAAGATTTTATCGAGACATTGAATGAATATAAATTGAAAATGGGAGATACGAATATATATGATGATTTTGTATTAATACCACGAAAAAAATGTAATAATATAGAAGAATATCAAGCAGAGCAAAAGAGGATATATAATAATGTGCAGTCTCAATTAGAATTAACTGGTAACACTTTATCTTATGAGAAATTGACAACCATTGATGTTATTAATTCTGGTTTTATACAATATTTAAAATCTAAAATGGATATCAAGGCAATTGCAGATTTATATTATATTAAATCAAAAGAAGGAATCGCACGATCTATAATCGCACGTCAATTTAGTGAAATTGCAATTGAATTTTATTATAATTATTATATATCATATAGATTAAAAAAGAAACAATTTAGTGATCGTCAAACTGTAATTGGTAAAACTATTGGTTATTTATATAAAGATGAGGACTATAAGAATTATCGTGTACATCAAATTATGACAGAATAAAGGAAGGTATATGTATGGACAATCAAATATTAAAAACATTGGTAGCGAATCAATCAAATCAAATGCATATTGATGTATTTGATTTACACTCATCAGAAATGTCATCGTGGTTTCTGAGTGAATATAAGATTCGAGCAGATGATAGAAAGATGAAGATCTATGGCAAAGATAAAGATCTTTCATATCATTGGATCGAATTTATTCAAGATGAGAATTTGTTCTCTCATATTAGGCAGGATGACATATTTGACATAATCAAATGCCTGCAATTTACATACAAAGAGAGATACAATGTTGGAATAAAAATACAGACAATAAAAAAGAAAGCAGAAGTCTTTGGTAAAACTTCTACTTTCACACAAACTAAAAATTTCAACTAAACAAATCATAGATAACAAAAAAAGATTTTTTGAATCTACCGTGTTGGCAGCACGATAGAAAATCGAATTTGATATTTAGAATTGTTTAATAGATAAGGATATTATTATCCTTAAAATCATTATAACAATTCTAAACATGTTCGTCAACATGAAAATTTTTCCAAAAAACTACAATTAAATACAGGAGTGATGTATGAAATACATAATTACGAATGGAGAGTTCTATGTGAAAAGAGATCATGCAAGAAATAAATACGTTCGTGATAATCGTAAGTCTGAAGCTACTCAATTTACCTCTAAGCAAGCAAAGCACATTTTAGGTTTGAAGCATAAATATACGTGGATGAAAGACGGATTTCATGCCAGAGAAATTGAGCTAGGTAAAGTTGGAAAACCTATGGAATCTAGTGAAATAATGCGTAAAGGTAATGGAAATTGCTTTATGGATTGGGAATGTGATAATACATTGATCGACAATATAGAGACTGAGGAAAGAGCTATAGTAGGGCTTTTAGCATATGACTCAGATCAATTAGGAGAAAAGAAGTTTGAGTTAGAACAGGCATTATCATATGCCGATTCTGCCAGAAGTGATATTCTTCATGCGATTGAGTTTAAAAAGATTGATGCTGCGAAACGTGCAGTGATTGTTGGGTATCTTAAAACCTTACAAGAATTACACAGAAAGATCAAGAATTGTATTCGCTACATAGAAGTGATGCAGAATTGCATGGATAATCAGAAAGATATATGTACTTTGAAGAAAGAATTAAAAGATGCAGAACATAAGTCGTATGTCGGCAGGACAAAGTATTATGAGCTGATCCAGAATATAATTGGGTAGAGTTTCTTCATTATTATATATGATGACTTGCACAGGCATTTGTGCAAAATTAAAATGTAAAATTATAACTTAGGAGGTATTGAATGACAGAAGAAAAGAATGAATTACAAACAGTGTTAGACACAATTATTTTTAACAACGATGAGTTTAACAATATTAGAGGTGTATCAATTGATGGGAAACCTTGGTTTGTCGGGAAAGATATTTGCGGACAATTTGGAGACACGAATCATAAACGTAGTTTAAGTAGAATTGATAGTTCAGATAAGATGATGATCAAAATTCAGACAGCTGGTGGAAAGCAGACGATGACTGTGATTAATGAATCTGGATTATATGCATTACTATTTATGATGCAACCTGCAAAAGCAAAGGGGGTGTCACAAAATGACCCCCTTATTGAAGAAAGAATCGAGAAGCTTCATCGGTTTAAACGCTGGGTTACATCCGAGGTTCTTCCGCAGATACGCAAAACAGGTGGATATATTCCGATTGAAAAAGAAGATGATGATTTAACCATCATGGCGAAAGCACTGAATATTATGCAAAACACTTTGGCACAAAAGGACGAGTTATTAGCTCAGAAAGAAGAAGTTATCAGTCAACAGAAGCCACTTGTCGATTTTGCCAATACGGTCAGTGCCACACCAACAATGGTTGATATGAAAACAATGGCAAAGCTTCTTGAGAAAGAAAATCAAGATATTCATATGGGTAGAAACAAATTGTTTGCGTGGTTAAGAAAAGAAGGGTATCTCATGTCAGATAACACACCATATGAAAGATATGTTAAGCAGGGCATCTTCAAGTTAACAGAAAGCGAAGTAGAAACTAAGAATGGAAGCAAGTTGATCACTAAGACATATGTGACTGGCAAAGGACAGTTATATCTGGCAAAGAAATTAGCAGAATATTTTGCCTCACAGAGTGCGTCAGCTTAGAGAGGAGATAAAGAATGGATGAAAATAAAACGGGCGTTTGGATGCAGACTAAAGGCAGACACAGGAAGAGACTTGATAGTGATGATGAAATTCGTTTGAGCATTGGAGATTATATACAAGTATTTTCCGATGTTAATAATGTACTTTTCAAGGTAGTAAGTGTCGAATATAACAGAAGTAGAGGATCGGGCTTTCAAAAACTTTTGCCTGTATGTAGTGTATTTGGGGAAGATGATAAAGCCATTGATCCAACAGCTACAGGGTTACATCGTTTAATATATACGAAAATAGATAGTAATAATAAGATGTGGTTTGATGGTGATTTATATAGGTATATTAATTGTGTTGCTCGAACTTCAGATGAACTACAGGTTGTGCTTATTCGTGGAACAATGAACGAGGATCTTGAGATTCATACAGGTGCGATTTTAGCTGACGAAATAAAAATTGGAACATTAGCCCCACCACCACTTTCAGAAAGAAGAGTGTCTACTCTGCCACACTATCAGCAAAAACCAATTACTGCAACGTCAGAAGCAGAAAAGAATTGGTGGAAAGAATGTTGTGGAGGATCCGAAACTGAACGTGGATTACGAGCAGACGCACCAACACATATTGATTGGAATGGTGAAATGAGTGCAACTTTAACATTTGCGTCAGAAAAATTGGATGAAATCATGAGTGAACTTACAGGAAACGAAGAGGAGAAAGATATGAATACGAAGAATTTAAAAGAAATGATCAAAAAACCAATCTATGTTGATAAGGAAATTACAATAAAAGAACCGATGTTAGATGGTAATGGTAAACAGATTGAAAAAGATGGTAAACCAGTGTTTAAAATTAAACATTATCATGGAATGGTTAAAGTATTATGGAATTGCGGAGCAGAAACTGTTGCGTATGTAGAAGGAAATGATGTGTATGACAGAGAAAATGGCTTCAAAACCTGTGTATTAAAATACCTTTGCGGCAACGCAGGTGCTCATGATGCAGTTGACTTCTGGACAAACAAATATGTGAAATATCCAAGCAGCTGCATTGAAGTGACAGAAAACTTATGTAAATTAGAAAAAATTCTTGAGAAGGATGAATATAGAAAAGATGATCAGAAAGGTTTGCCTCATGCGAAGTTCTTTAGGGAAATCAAAGATGAAATGTTGTTTGACACATATGATGACGAAAGTCTTAAAAATATTAATGAATTCAAGAAACTTGCAAAAAAATATTTTCCAAAGCTTAAAGGTAAAGAAATTTACATTAATGACAACAAACAGGATGAAAAATTCGTAGCAATTAAATAATACATAAAAAGGAGATAAATTATGTGCACACCAATGAATGAAAACTGGAGCAATTTTTTAAACAAATTATCAGAGCGTTTAAATAAAATGCTCGACTATGTGGAGAAAAACAACTCTACATTGTATGAAACTGATATTGATAAAGATGTGCTGTGGGAAGTATATCTGAGCAGTTTTCCTGAAGGAACTAATAAGATGTATCGCAAGCGAAGAGAATATGACTGTGGTCATTGCCGAAACTTTATTAAAACAATCGGTGGAACTGTGGCAATTGTTGACGGCAAGATTCATACGATCTGGGAGATTGATACCGATGATGTAGTATTTCAGCCAGTAGTTGATGCTTTACGGACATATGTAGAATCAAAGCCAATTAAAGATATTTGGAGACATTTTACAAATACAGTTGGTACAAAAACGACAAATGAGTATACAGAAGATAAGCAGATTATCAAATGGACTCATATGTATACACCGATTCCAGAGAGATTACTAGAAAGAAAATCCGATATTCCTACAGTAAAAGCAAAAGTTAGAGATCGAAAGAACGTGTTCAAAAGATCGCTTGATGAAATCACAGAAGAAGCTGTTGATACGGTATTAGAACTGATCGCTTCAAATACTCTTTATAGAGGACAGGAATGGGAAAGAGTATTAAAAGATTTTAGAAAATATCAGCGAGAATACAACGGTTTGTCTGATGAAGAAAAAGATACATACACATGGACAAAAGCCATGACGATCGGAGATGTAATTGGTCGTATTAGAAACCATAGTATCGGTACATTACTTGTGAATATCAGCGAAAGTATGGATTTAGATAATGCAGTAAAAGCTTATGAAAATGTTGTAGCTCCTGCGAATTATAAACGACCAAAGGCAATTTTTACTAAGAAAATGCTTGAGGATGCAAAGAAAACTGTAACGGATTTAGGATATATGGATTCATTGCAACGTAGATTTGCAAGACTTGATGATATTACAGTAAACAATATTCTGTTTTGTAATCGTGATGCAGCACCACGTATTCAGGGCGGTTTAGATATTTTCGATGAGATGAGTAAGGAAGTTGCTGTAAATCCTAAGAAGTTCTCTAAAGTCGAAGAAATCAGTGCAGAGAAATTCGTATCAGATGTACTTCCAACGGCAAAAGAATTAGAAGTTCTGTTTGAAAATCGTCACAAGAAGAATATGGTTTCACTGATCGCACCTGTAAATAAAGATGCTAAGAACATGATGAAGTGGAGTAATCCTTTCAGCTGGGCATATTCAGGAAATATGACAGACAGTGAAATGAAAGAAAGAGTTAAGAACGCAGGTGGTGCAGTTGATGGAGTTTTAAGATTCTCAATTCAGTGGAATGCAAATACAGATTGGAATCAGGATGATTTTGATGCACATTGCAGAACTCCACGTCATCATATCTATTATGCTTCAATGCATGATTATGCAACTGGTGGAAGCCTTGATGTTGATGTAACTCATCCACATAGAGGAGAGCCTGCCGTAGAAAATATTACATGGGCAGATAAATCCAAAATGGTTGACGGAGAATATGAATTTTTCGTAAGAAATTTTGCTCATAGAAATGGAGTTTCTGGATTTACAGCAGAGATTGAATTTGATGGACAGATTTATGAATTTGAATATGATAAGCCTTTACGTCAGAACGAAGATGTTCCAGTGGCTACAGTTACATTAAAAGATGGAGTATTCACAATCAAAGAGAAACTTCCATCAACAACATCTTCAAGAGAAATCTGGGGAATCAATACAAATCAGTTTGTGCCAGTAACAGTAATGTGTTATTCACCTAACTATTGGGACGAGCAGACAGGTATTGGACATAAACATTATCTGTTTATGTTAAACGGATGTGTAAATGAAGATACTCCAAATGGATTCTTCAATGAGTTTTTGAAGCAGGAATTAGTACAGCACAAGAGAGTATTCGAGGCTTTAGGAAGCAAAATGCATGTCGCAGATGATCCAAACCAGTTATCAGGAATTGGCTTCAGCTCTACAAAGCGAGATGATGTGATTGTTAAAGTCAAGGGTGCAACAGAAAGAGTTCTTAAAATTAAATTTTAACATAAAAAGGAGATTAAATTATGACAACAGAAAAGTTATTTGAAATGGCAACAAGAAGCAAATTGAGATTCCCATCAACAAAGGGAGAATTATCCGTAGAAGATTTATGGGATTTATCTGATAAAGATTTAGACGTGGTTTATAAAAATCTGAAAGATCAGGAAGTTAAATCTTCAGAAGAAAGTCTGTTGGATGATGCAAATGTTGATCCAAAATTAACGGCTGCGATTGGTATTGTGAAGTATATCTTTACAACAAAACGTAATGAGAGACTTGCTGAAAAGGAACGTATTAATAAGAAACTGACACAGAGAAAATATATTGATGCTCTTTCCAAGAAACAGGATGAGGCTATTGAGAAGATGTCAGAAGCAGAATTACGTGCAATGATTGATTCGTTAGAAGATTAAGATAATACACCTTCCCGTCAAATTTGACGGGTGGGTGCTTAAAGAAAGGAGACTGGAATGATTTATAAATTAGAATTAGGCGACTGGTCGGAAGATGGGCATAAAATATCAGAAAGTTTTTTATTTGATTGTAACTATGATATTCATAAAATTCGACAAGCGTATAAAGACAGTTGTAAAAAGCTAGGAGTAGCTTTTAATTACAATGAAGATTATACGGGTCTAGGTCTTGGTTATAGAAGTGAGAGACTGATTTGGACAGAGTATCAAGAATCAGAAATGAGCGAAACAGCATTTGAAATTTTAAATAATTCTGGGTGTTTTAAAGAGGTTGATTTCTATAAAGAAGATGGCGTGTATTATATTGAAGAAAGGAAAGATTGTGCAAAACTTATTATGAATTTTATCGCACTGTCTATGCCTGAAGATTTTCGATATAAGCTTGTCCAAGAGCCAAAAGTCGAATCGATTAATAGTTGGAATGATGAACTGAGACAGCACTTTGGGTATGGATTATTTGATTAATAAAACAGTAATTTAAAGGAAGAGAAATATGGAAGTTAAAGCAAAATGGACAGGTCGTGGTTTTGCACTCTGTATTGGAGAATGGAAGCTTTATGTTGATGGTAAAGATGTTACCGATAAGATTCCAGAAGACTTACGCACAGAACCTATGAATACATATAAAAGATATGAGCGATGGTATTTTAAGGACTGGGTTGAAGAATGGGAATCATATTATGACGGACTGAAACAAGATGAGTGGATTGAGTCTAATAAATATTGGTTAGATGAAATTACAACAGATATTGATGTTCAGCGCCAGATTTTCAAGGCAATCAACGAAGAGGATTTTCGCACTAATTCTTGTGGCGGATGTATCTAATAACAAGATTATAACATTTATATATGGTGTTGTGATAAATAAATTTTATAAACAAAGGAGATATTTATGATTAACATGAATGGATTAACAAACAGGCAGGTATCGGATAGTCGACGAATGCATGGTTCTAACAAATTACCAGAACCGCCAATGAAAACTTGGTTGGATTTTGCAGTCGACGCTTTAAAAGATCCGACTTTAATGATTTTAATTGTAATTGCTGTATTACAGCTAGTACTTGCCGTAGCAGGAGTAATGAGTTTTTCGGAACCAATTGCAGTTTTAGTTGTACTTGCTCTCGCAACAACATTATCTGTCAAGACAGGGCTTGATTCTCAGAAATCAAAGGCTGATTTAAAAGCAGAAACATCAACGAGATATTGTGAAGTTATTAGAAATGGCAAGATTCAGACAATTAATACGGATGATATTGTAGTAGATGATATTGTTCTGGTTGGTACTGGACAGCAAATTTTTGCAGACGGATATATTATTGATGGCAAGATTACAGTTAACAATTCGGCAATCAATGGGGAAACAAAAGAAATCGAGAAAACTCCGATCGAGAATTTTAATTTTCATGCACGAGTAGATTCATCTACAGACGCATATGTGGATCAGAATTCATTATTTGCAGGCACACAGGTTATGTCTGGCGAAGGTAAGATGATTGTAACGCAGGTCGGTATCAATACAGTTAATGGAGATACACTTGTAAAGAGTCAGACATTAGAAGCTCCAGAAACAGCATTAGATATTGCGTTAGGAAACCTTGCAGCGTTCATCACAAAATGGGGATCTCTAGCAGCCACACTTACATTTATTGTCCTAGTTGCAACAGGCATTGTAAGTCTTGGTTTTGATAAATATTTTGATGGTGGAGTACTAGAAATTCTTAAGAAGTTTGCTCAGAATTTATCTGTAGCAGTATCAATTGTGGTCGCTGCGGTTCCCGAAGGATTACCACTGATTATCGAATTAGTTACTAAACAGAATGTGAGTACAATGAAGAAGTTTAATATTCTTGCTAAGAATCCAAATAAGATTCCAGAACTTGCTTATGTAGATTTAATTTGTACAGATAAGACAGGAACACTTACAACAGGTGTAATGACACCAGAGAGAATCATTGATGGTGCAGGCAACGATATTACAAAAAATTGTAGTACATTTGAACCTTTAGTGAATAACATTTGCTTAAACAACAGTGCAGTATTTGATGATCATGGCAATATCACAGGCGGCAACTCTATTGACAGAGCAACCTTAAGTTTAATTCCTTATGATAGATATTATACGGTGTCTGGAATTGACGGACTTGGGCAGAAGAATAAACAGGTTTTTAGTAGCTCTAATAAGTATTCTGCTTATGAATGTAAGAAAGGTCTTACATATTATAAGGGAGCACCTGAAAAATTAATTGCAAATTGCAAATATTATTACGATGGCAACGAAGTCAAAGAAATGACTAAAGAAGTCGTAAACAATATGAACAAAGCAATTAGTAATATGACATCTCAAGCAATGCGTTGTATCGCATTAACAGAAAACATTGGAACAATTACAGAGAATCAGCTACCAAATAATATGACTCTGATCGGCATCATTGGTGTAGTTGATTCTGTAAGAAAAGAAGTTCCAAATGCTGTAAAAATAGCACATGATGCAGGTATTCAGATCATTGAAATCACAGGAGATTGCATTGAAACAGCAAAAGCTGTAGCGATTAAGAGTGGTATATATGAAGAAAATGGTGCAGATATCGCTTTAACAGATAGCGAATTTGTACAGTTAAGTGACGAAAAAGTGAAAGAAATTCTTCCAAATTTACGAGTGATCGCAAGATGTTCACCACAAACAAAACTAAGATTAGTAACCTTAGCACAGGAAGTTGGCAGATCCGTTGCTATGACAGGTGATGGAGTAAATGATTCCGCTGCATTAAAGAAATCAGATGTTGGTTTTGGTATGCAGAGTGGTAGTGATGTAGCAAAAGAAGCTTCAGACATTATTCTAACAGATGATAACTTTGCTTCAATCGTCAAAGGCGTAGAACTTGGACGAACATTTATGCATAATATCATGATGTTCTTAGAATTCCAGTTGCCAATTAACATTGCATTATTAATCCTTAGCACGATTTATCCATTAGTTGCAACGGGAGCATTCTTAGCATCCGTACAGATTTTGATCGTAAATATCATCATGGATTCACTTAACTCATTATCATTCGGTGGAGAACCACCTAAAGTAGAGTACATGACTGAAAAGCCTATCAAGAAAGGATCAGGGTTATTTATCTGCGGAGCAAAACAGAGAATTGCAGTTACTACAGTAGGATTTATCGCATTATATGGAATTTTAATCTTGTCACCAATTGCTAAGATGTTTGGTACGGATGAATTAGGAATGACAGCAAGATTCGCATTGTTATGCTTCATGGCGGTATTTAATGGGTTCAATACTAGGACAGATTCACTTAATTTATTTAATGGTATTAGTAAAAATAAATTATTCGTTGAGATTGCAATTAGTATTTGTGTATTCACAGTATTGTTATGCAATGTAGCAAGCTCATTAGTAAATACAACAGCATTAGATATAACACATTGGATTACAATTATCATTTTAGCGTTGATGATCGTACCTGTTGATTTTTTACGCAAAGTGATTGTAAATAAACAGAAATAAAGGAGATATATGTATGGGATTATTTGACAAATTATTTGGGAAACAGCACAATTCACAGACTTCCGCACCAGTGGCAAGCACGACAATGGACAATAGAGGAGCTTCGGCTCCCCAGAGTCCTGCCAACTCAGCGGTAATCGATATGTCTAAATCAGCACAGAGTTTAAATAAAGTTCTGATTGATATGTCGAAAGACAGAAAAGTGAATATGAATAATCATATTGCAAGAGTTGCTTTAGCAATGGACTACTCAGGAAGTATGAGCAATTTATTTAGCAATGGTTCTGTTCAGGATGTAGTAACAAGATTACTTCCAATTGCATTAAAGTTTGATGATAATGGAGAGCTAGAATCATGGCTATTTTCAAATGGCTTTGACAGACTGGATGCAGTTACAATCAACAATTACAAGAATTATGTAAGAAAAGAAATGATGGGATCTCACATGAATATGGGTGGTACGAATTATGCACCAGTTCTTACAGACATGGTTCATTACTACAAAGATGTGGAGCCAAGTGATATTCCTGCATTTATTATTTTTATTACAGATGGAGAGAACTGGGATACAAGCGAAACAGATAATATTGTAAGAGAATTATCCGAGTACAATATTTTTGTGCAGTTCATCGGCATTGGGGAGGAAGATTTCAACTATCTGAAAAAACTTGATGATCTTAAAGGTCGTAAACATGACAATACAGGATTCACAGCTGTAAAAGACATGAATCGTATGTCTGACGAAGAACTGTATACAGAAATTTTAAGACAGTATATTGATTGGTTAAATAACAAATAAGAAAGTAGAGGTATAACAATATGGCAGTAATTAATATGAGCAAAAATCAGAAAATTGACATGGTAAAAGAAGATGGGTCAGCAATGAAGAAAATTTTTCTTGGTATTAACTGGGATATGAACAGATATTCTGGCGAAGCACCAAATGATTGTGACCTTGCAGGATTCGTAACAGATGATAACCGACAGGTGAGATATCCACAGGATGTTGTCAATTGGTTAACTTACTCACCTCAGACATATAATTGGGTTGAATATTCAGGAGACAACAGAGATGGGAATGATTCTCAGGGTATGAACTATAGAGGTAAACATTATGATGAATATTTCATTGTAGATGCAACAAAATTCCCTTCAGACAGATCTGAATTTATTCTTGGAGTAGGAATTTACAGAGCTATTCAGAGACTTCAGAACTTTGGTATGGTCGAAAATGCATCTGTTATGGTTTGCGATTACGATGATGAAAATAGCGATCAGTATGTATATGATCTTACAGAAAATAAGAACTTTGAAACACTCAATGCAGTTGAAATCGGTAGATTATATAAAAGTGGGGATGGCTTCAGATGGCAGGCACTTGGATCAGGATATGTTGGTGGTATCCCAGAACTATATAAAAATTTTGGGCTATCAATCAATGAAGATTTTGATCGTAAAGGTGATCCAGAAAAAGGAGAAATTATTCAGTATTAGAAAGGGATTATTATGGTAGTAATTTTTATTTGTATAATCGCAGCAGTGGTCGCATATTTAGCATTTACTAAAAATGGTCAGCAGATTAAAAATAGAGCATCTGGAACAGTTGCAGAGAAAATCAAAGACGATGCAATGACCCCAGAGGGAGCAAAGGCAAGATATAATACTGCAATTAGAGATAAACAGGAATTTTATCAGAAGGTTACTGGTACTTATACTCTTGTAGCGGGCAAATTAAAAGCAATGGAAGAAGATCTTCAGAAGACTAAGAAAGATATCTTAAGAGTACAGACTTCCATCAATCAGTGTCTTGATAATAATGATGATAAAAGAGCAATGTATTATGCCCAGAAATTAGTTACACTACAGAATCAGCAGACGGTATATGAAAGTAAATTGCCAGAATTACAGGCTAAGAAAGATGAACAAGAAGAACTGAAAAATCGAGCTTACGATGAATTGCTTAAATTAAAAGGCGAGAAAGACACGGTAATTCTTCAGATGGAAGCCTATCAGCAGATTTCAGAGTTACAGAAAAGCTTAGACAAATTTAATAACTCCAATGCTGCACAGGAAGGATTGGAAGAAGTTCGAGAGGGAGCTAGAAGACTTAATGAGCAGGCAAAAGGAGCATCTGTAGCATATGAATCTAGTGCAGAAACATTAGATTATCGTATGGAGCAGGATGAACGACAGCAGGAAGCTCAGGCTATCTTGAATCAGATGAAAAACGCTCGTAAATAGCGGATAAACTCATCTACAAAAATTAATTTCACAAACATAAAACTGGCATTTGAAATATAATGCCAGTCATGGAAACATAGCTCAGTTGGTAGAGCAGGCAAATACATAAACATTCATTTTTCTACCTCCATATAAGTATTTTTATATTATTTACATTTTAATTTTTCATCACATATAAATTGCCGACACAGGTTCGATTCCTGTTGTTTCCACTAAAAAAGACCTCAACCTAAATGGTTAAAGTCTTTTTGGTTAATCGTTTGGTATGACCTCGATAACATCTTCAACTTTGCAATCAAGATATAAGCAAATTTTGTCAATGTTTTCGAGACTGATATACTGATTCTTTGCCATCTTGGCAATTGTACCAGACCCCATATTTAAAGCGGTTCGTAAATCAGATTTTGTCATACCCTTTTTCGCTAAAGTTACGAAAAGCGGTTTATAACTTATCATATGATATACCTCCACATCTATATTGTAACATATTATATACAGGATGTAAAATAAAATATTCAAGAAGTTGAAGATTTTGTATTGACACTATGTGCAAGAAGTGGTATATTATATTCAACAAATGAAAGGTAAACTTCAAGAAAATGAAATATGAAGGAGTGAGAAAATGTCAAATAAAATTTACAGATATTATCAACCAAACGATAAAGATACAAAAGACAATCATTCAGATTGCGTGATCAGAGCATTAACAAAAGTGCTTGATAAAGAATGGTTAACAACATTTGATGATTTGTTACCATACGCAAGGGATATGCAGTGTATGCCATCAGAGCGAAAATGTTACGAAGAATATTTATTCGATAATGGGTTTGCTTATCAAGGTATTAGCAACCGAAAAGGATCTAAACGACCAACAGTTGAAAGTTTTGCAAAAGATCATAAACAAGGCAATTACTTGGTAAATGTTGCGAATCATGTAGTTGCAATTTCAGACGGTTGTTATTACGACACATGGGATTCTGGAGATTGTTGCTTGTATGGATATTACTATAAGGAAGAAGGAGAGAAATAAATGAGAAAGAAAATTTTGGCAACGGTTCTAGGAACAACGATTTGCTTAGGATCAATGACAGGATGTACCGCAGGATTCAAAAGAGGAGTTGTTGATATGAAAAGCAATTGGAATGGTGGTATGAATAGAGTCATTACAGTATACATGGCAGACGGTAAGAAGATTGCTGAATATAAAGGAAAAATTGATATTGATACAAATGATGGTGGATATGTCAAGTTTGACTACAAAGGTAAGAGATATATTTATTATAACTGTTTTGTAGAGAGTATCGCAGATATTGATTAGAGAGGAGAGAAACAAATGAATTTAGAAGAAACTATCAAATGCGCAAATGATATGGCAACAAAGAAATACACAGAAGCCATGTTGTGTCATGCGAATCCAGACGATGAAGAACTTGATGGATTGATTGACTGTGCCTTAAATCATGAGCAACTTGCGAAGTGGCTGGGAGAATTGAAAGAGTTAAAAGAATATAAAGAAAAGTATAGATGGCATGACTTAAGAAAGAATCCTGATGATCTGCCAGAAGATATTAAGTACGTTTGGGTTTTTATAAAAGGTGAATGCACTCATAGGTCATGGCACGATTCTCATGGATGGAGAAGGCGTAACAGTAACATTTTATACTATAACGACGAAAGTGTTTTGGCGTGGAGAGAGATTGAAGAGTTTAAAAGTGAGGGGAAATAAATGAGTACAACAAAAACAATTGATATTTCAGTGCTGCCAGAGGCAGAACAGGATCTAATAAAAGCATTATTTGATAAATGTTGTGAAAGAGCGAAACCAAAAGAAAAAACTAATTCAGGGTCTAAAGTTTGGAAACCAAAATACGGTGAAAGATATCATTACATTGATGGTAGCGGATCTATTTATAGTGCAATATGGTTTAATAGCATTGTCGATAACGGTAGATGGGTATTAGGCAACGTATTTAAAACACAAGAAGAAGCAGTATTTGCAAGAAAGAAAAGAAAAGTAGAAGTTGAACTTGAGCGGTATGCGAAGGAACACAACGGCACAGAATTTGCCAATCGTTGTTATTGTATTCGATGTGAAGAAGACGGAAAAAGACTTCTTTGCGATACATGGGCTACAACAAAAATACAGGGTACAGTTATGTTTACATCAAAGGATGTTTTAGTTAATGCAATTGAAGCAATCGGAAGAGACAGAATCATTAAATACATCTTTGGAGCATAAAGTGAGGTGAAAGAAAATGGGTACAGAAAAGACAATTGATATTTCAAAATTATCTGAAGCACAGCAGAATTTATTTAAATCATTATTTGAGCAGTTCTGCGAGAGATCAGAACAGAAAGAAGAAACAAATCCATGTGGGTTAAAGAACGGAGATGAGTATTATTACATCACTAATGATGGACAGATCGGTATTGCAAAATGGCAAGGTAGAGCATCAGATTTGAGAAGATTAGCTTTAGGTAATGTATTTAAGACTGAAAAGGATACAGAGTTTGCTATTGAAAAGCAGAAGGTTAGGGTTGAATTGCAAATATATGCTGATGAACATAATGATCCTGATCAAGAAGAATGGGATGGAGCGAATTTTCATTATTATATTGGATATGATGTGACTGAGGATGATTTGGCAAAAATCCCTGCCGTACAACTTAGACGCCTAAATGAGGTATATTTTTCTTCTAAAGAAATCGCTGAGGATGCCGCCAACAAGGTTGGAGCAAAACGCATCATAAAATATCTATTTGATGTTGATTGTGAGGTGGATGAATAGTATGAAAGTTTTATATAGAGGTAAGCCATACAAAGTGTATGGAACACATACAAAACATACTGGGAGAGATCTTGCCAACGTAGAGGGGGAAGCAGTTGCATCGTTCTTAATATATGTAGATGATAGATGGTTGTGGGTTAATGTTCGTGATTGTACGCCATATAAGGAGAAAAAACATAAGAAGAAAGGGTGTAAACAATATTAGATACACACTTAGAGATGCTTCGCTATTTGCACTTAGTGACGATACAACTGATGAAGAAAAAATAATATTTACAATTCAAGGGAGCAAGGCTGATATGAATTACAATCTAACATTCCCTGTCGTAGTTCTAAAAGATGAAAATGACTCAGTTCCATATATGGCATATATCCCATATTTTGATGTAATGACGCAGGGATATGATGAAGAAGAATTGCAGATGATGATCAAAGATTTGTTGAATCTCTGCTTAGAAGATAAGGAATCTTACACAATTCCAGATTGGGCATATCATTATTTCAATGAAGACGATGTCAAAGAACGAGGCAGAAAATATTTTAAAGAACTTGATGATGGTGATGATACATATTTTCAAAAGAATTTTTACACAGTATGGTGGTTCGATTTCAGGCGATAGTAGTAGATAGAAAGGAGTTGTTGATATGCAGATTTTAAATCTTTCCAAAGAAGATAGTGAGGCGATCATTAGATTGGATGCAACAGAGTTAACAACATTATGTAACGCATTATATTATTGCAGAAAAGAAATGGTCAAAAACGAAACATATCATAAGATTTATGGGGATTTGACAATGGCACGAAACTTTGCATCGTATGGACGCATAGATGATTTTGCATTTAATGTAGTCGAAAAACAAAGAAGGTATCTTAGAAAAATAGAAAGAGATCGAAGAAAGGGAGAAAGATAAAATGGACGTTTTGTTTTACATAATTTGGGTATTGGCGTTTATGGTGATCGTGGCAATTGGAATTGGAGTACCATATATGACCTATTACAATTACAAAAGAATTAAGGCAATGGATAAGAAACTTACGGGTATGTGCACAGGTCTTGGCATTATGTTAAGACCAGAAGAAGGTGATAATGAATGAAAGATATGAGAAATAATCCCATTGAAAATGGAAATCTGTGTTTTAGATCAAGAATGGTAAATGGAGAAACATTGATGGGATATGCATTAGTTATCTCAAACAAGTTGTTTTGGATAGACGGATGGAATAACTATATTTCTAGTCACGACAAACTTAATTCTAAGCAATTAATTGTCATCGAACACTTAAATAATGACGAAAAGAAAATGAGAAAAGAGTGGTTAGAGTTCATGGCAACAACAAAATCAAAAAAGATTAAAGATGCAGACCGAGCAATTGTGAAAGACTTATTGAGTGAAATATGAGGTGTAAGGTATTAAATGAGAAGATTAATTTGGTATATCAGGTCTTGTTTCTGTAAACATGATTGGAAACAGATATTTAATTCAGATATATATTGGAGTGAGAAATCAACTAGGACTTATAAGTGTGAAAAAGTTTATCGCTGCAAGAAATGTGGTTGTGAGAAAAGATATGTAATAGAGTAAAATCTGAGTTTTATGTAAAGGGAGGTGATTAATATGGGAGCTAATATTGAGTTTGCCATTGGGTTTTGTATCGTTGGAGTGATTGTATTTCTAAGATATGAAAGAAAGTTAGATCGGATGAGACAGACAAATGTAAATCTGATCTTAGATAAAATGTCATTCATGGCTGATGCGAACGACAAAGAAAATGGTACATATAATAAGGAAGAAACTCGTTCAGATGTTAAGGATGCAGTGAAGTATGCAATGAAGAAAAGTCATCCAGACAATGGTGGTAGTGCGGATGATTTTAGAAAATTTAGAGAGCTTTATGAAGAAATGGAAGGTAAGTAAATGCTAAAGGTCGGAGATAGAGTTTATATTTATAGAATGAAGCCAGCGGCTAAAGGAGGTTTGGTTAGAAATAACGACAAAGGTACAATTACTCGCATCGGAACAGATGAGATTGGTCGTAGATATGGGTATAGATATATGACCGTTAAATTTGACAAACCAGTAAACATCTCTAATCGTGATATTTACTCTTTAGAATTTTTTGAAAACAAGGATGATCGTAAGATAGGTAGAATACGAGATCTTGGATTCTTACTATATGGTAGAAAATGTGAGGAATAAGACTCATGAGTAAACAAGAATCATTGAAGTTTTTGCAAGGTTTGATTGACGAAGTAGAAAATTGGACAAAAGAAGATATTGAACGAGCGCAGAAGTTGATGGAGAAAATAGATAAAGAAGAGCCAAAAGAAGTTGAAAATAGTGATGGGTATTGGGAATTTATAATGCCAGATGGTAAGGTAGTGAAGTAGATATGGCTAAGAAACAAAATAAAAATTTTAAAATATTTGGTGTGTTTTGGGAATATAAAAATATTCTGCTCAAATAGTTTTTGAGTACGTCAAAAGTGAGATTTGTTATAGCACTCACTAAAATCTATGTTATTTTGTCGGATTTATGTTATTTGGGGTTTGACAACTATTAAAAATAACATGGGTACAAAACTATATGGTATTTTTCTATGCTTCATGTAATGTTTGACAACTATAAACAATAACAGAACTAAAGGAATTTAAACAAAAAATGAAATCGAGACAACAACGAAAACAAGAGATAAAACGATTCTTTGATCGGCTGAGTCCCAGTGAATTGGACAGGCTGTTAGAAAGAAATGGAATTAATGACAAAGAGTCTGATGAGGCTCTTGCATATAGAATTATTAAAGAAGAAATTGAGAAAGGAGAGATATAATGAACAACTTCTTATATATTGAATCACGGGAAGAAGAGAATACATCCCTCGATTCTAAACGTGTTTTATTGAATGAAGAAAATTACAAACATATTATTTCATCATTAGATCATTATCCACCGACGGCAGACGAAGTTAAGAAAGCAATTTGTATTTTGACGGGACGATTGATCTACAGAAGCGTTTGGAATATGGAATCTGATATTGATAGTTTAAATATGAGTTTATCACCGCCAAAAGAAATGACGGTTGCAGAAATTGAAAAGGAACTTGGTTATAAAGTTAAGATTGTAAAGGAGAAATAATGCCAATGGCAAAAAAGAAACAAGGAATGTCGTTTGAAATGATGATGCAAAATATGGAAATTAATCCAAGGCAATTGTATCGTCGTAGTTCGTGGAAGAAGACACGAACAACTTATGATTATGTGTTTATGATGTGCGAAGAAGAATTAAATGAGATTATTCCATTTGATAAAAAATATAAAATGAAACCACTCTTATGTAGAGACCAAAATGGAGTTATAACATTGGGATGGTTGCCTACACAAGAGGATATTTTCGCAAATGATTGGGTTGAGCAAGGATGGGATTTTAACAGTAAAAGGAAGAGGTGAATAATTAATTGAATTTTATAAAAGCAATGATCGCAATAAAAAAAGACAAAACTACTATAAGAAGAGGCATTTGGGGAAAGGAAAAGTATTTGAAAATTTATTCGTCAGAATTAACTAATGTTTATTTTGAGTGTAATGATATGGGTGAATATAAGCCAGATTCAATTATTTTTTTATTTGATAAAGAAAACGCAGAAGTTTGGATACCTCTTGCGGAAGATGTATATGCAGACGACTGGGAAATATATGTTGAATCGGTTAAAAAGCCAAATCAATCAAAAGCAAAGGTGAAGGAGAAAGAAGAATGAAAGTGTTTTTAGGCGGAACATGCTCTGGATGGAAGTGGAGAGACCAGCTACAGAAGATGTTGGATTGTGATTATTATAATCCAATCGTAAAAAATTGGAGTGAAGAAGACCGACTGCGGGAAGTCAAGGAAAGAGAAGAATCTGACTATGTTCTGTATGGCATTACGAATGGTATTAAAGGAGTATACAGTATTGCAGAAGTAGTTGATGATTCTCATAAGCGACCAGATAAAGTGATCTTTCTTAATCTCTATCAGGAACAAAAGAATAAAGAATCTAAGCAGATGAGCCACAGTTTAAAAGCAGTCGAAAATTTATTGAAAGAAAATCGTATTAAAGTATATTCTGGCGTACATGCTATGCAGGATGTTGCAGATTTTCTTAACTTAATGAATAAACGAAAGGGGTAAAGAAGAATGAAATGTTTTTATCATGTTGATCAGGACGGCATCGTATCTGGTTTCTATGTCAGAAAAGCTTGCGAACAGCGAGGTTTAGAGTTTAAACCAGAAGACTTCCGAAAAATTAATTACGGCATGAAATTCCCGTTTCATGACATTGAGCAGGATGAATTTGTGTTTATTGTAGACTACAGTATTGAGCCAGAAGAGATGTGGCAGTTGCTCAGTATTACAAAGAATGTATTTTGGATCGACCATCATCAGTCTACGATTGAAGCGTATAAAGATTTCAAGTGTGATGTAAAAGGAATCAGAATTACTGGAGCGGGTATTTCAGGAGCGAATTTGACATGGTTATATTTTAAATATATGTGTGATGAAAATTGGGAGCAAATTGAGAGGACGGATGAGAAAAATGTAAAAAGATTACTCAATATATATAAATATAAAGCAGATTATCCAAAACTGGCAGAATATACAGCCATGTGGGATACATTTTATTTTGGTGAAACGTCAAAACAATTCGTAAAAGCATTTCACTATGCATTTGAATCGTATGATTTTGATGCGTTAAGTCCATTGCTAAACACGTTAAATAAAGATCAAGGAATTTATGAAGCAGCAAAAATTATTGGTGATATGATAGCAGATGGCTTATCAATTATTGAGTATTTAGCAGCAAATGCAGAACAATATCTTAGAGCATATGGTTTTGAAACCATATTTGAGGGACATAAAGTCTATGTAATCAACAGAGCGTTAATCAATTCTGATTTCTTCGAATCTATTGATGCTTCTAAATACGATATGTTTATCGGTTTTTCATTCAATGGAAGTATGTGGGAATATCAGCTACGATCCGCAGAACAAGATAAAGTAAATGTGTATGAGCTTGCTGTGAAATATGGTGGTGGCGGTCATCCAAATGCAGCTGGGTTCAGATGTGATAAATATGTATTAGGAGTGTGATGTATGTCAAGGAAAAATACAAGAGAAATTGAACTTGCTTTTAGTAAAAACAGAGATCCAGATTGGGAAGCCGATGTGGAAATTTATAGAAGAAGAAAGTTCGAAGTAGTGCGTGGTATTTGTCTGGGAGATGAGTTTGCTGAAATTGAGTCTTTAGAATACAAAAATTGTGACGAGTTAGATGAAATGTATTATCGTTTTGATTATAATTTAAAAATACTTATGCAGTCTTATTTGTATGAATATACAGATTATGTGCCAATCGAAACAATGCATATTACATCTCCTGCAATATTGTGTTGTGATGAAATTGTATTAAAAAACGGTGAGAAAATTTCTATTGATAACATATGTATTGATAAATCAAATGGCAATGAAGTTTATAAATTATATTCTAATAGTACATATACAGATGATGTATATTATGAATCTACTAAAGCATTAGTTTATGAATTGGCTAGTAAAGATGTTTGCAAGGCTATACATATAATGAAAGATATGATGGACAAAGCGTATATAAAAGCAAGAAATGAACGAAGCATACATCCTTTTATTAGCCACTTGTTTAACGACCCTCCAATTCCATGTATTAAAAATAAATATTCTATACATGATTTAGTAATGGGTACATTAAAATGCAGTGGTGATATTTATAAAGAAATAAACAAAGAAGTCCCAAATGCTATAGATATGATTGTGCCTCATCCTGGAAGACATGCAGAGTATTATTTTGGGTTAGATTATACAGATGAAGTAGAGCAATTTATTAAAGAACAGGAGGCTAAGAAATGTGAAGAAACTAAATGATAAACAGCGAAAGCTGATTGAAGATAATTACTCTTTGATTTGGCATTTACATGAAAAGTATTTTACAAAATTTAAAGATTTTGATACATATATGGATCTTGGTCGTATGGCAATCTGCAAAGCAGCATTAAAATGGGATGAGTCTAAAGGTAATTTTGGGACGTATTTTAGATGGGTATTACAGTCAGAAATTAATAAATATTATATAAAATGGCATAGCCCAACAGAGAAAATGAACAGAAATGCGGAATCATTGGATGCACCTGTTGACGAAAGAGTTGACGCAGAAGAATTAACAATTGGTAGTTTGCTTGTGAGTAACGATGACATAGAGAGTCAAGCACTAACAACAGTATATTATCAAGGAGAATTTAACAAATTATCAGACAAGCAGAAGAAAATTATATATATGTTACTTGATGATATTGAGCATAAATACATAGCCAAAGAATTTGGAAAGAGTATTCAATGGGTAAGTTGGCAACTTGGTAATATTAAAAAAATAATGCATAGGGCAAAGGCGGTGAGATCATGACAATTGAAGAAGTGAAAGATTACATAAACTCGTCTACAGAGTATGATTTTTTGCGAGATTATCCTCATAAAATCGCTTTTCTCACACTAGGTGGAAGTTATGCTTACGGAACAAATACAGAGGATTCTGACATTGATTTACGTGGTGTTTTCCTTAGTGATAAAAGAGAGATTTTGTTGAATAATAATCCAAATAATCTTGAAAAGACAGACGATCATAAAGATGTTGATACTGTGTTACATTCGCATATTAAGATGATCAATATGCTTGCAAAGGGTAATCCTACGTTTTTAGAGCTGTTATATTTTGCACCAGACCGCTATTTATATATATCTGATATTGGTATGGAACTGATCAAAAATAGAGATATGTTTTTATCTAAGAGAGTTTATCATGCATATAAAGGATATATATGTGATTGCCTGACTCGAACGAGTTTTAAGTATTATAAAAATAAAGATTCAGAGAAAGAAAAGCAAAAGGCGGAACGATACGCTAATAAATCAATGATGCACGCAGTTCGATTATTGTTACAGGGTATTGAATTATTACATAACGGAACAATGTTTGGATCTATGGATGACATAGGAAAAGATCTTGTAAAGATCAAAGAAGGGTACAATAGTACGCATAAAACATATAGATTTGGCAAACACAATGAGCATACAGAATATTTCCCAAATCAGTCATACGATGTTTTTATTGAAGGATTACTTTATCAATTTGATTATGATTATATGAATACTGATTTGCCAGACGAACCAGACTGGGATCGTATCAATAACTTCTTGATGACAACAAATGAACGAATTGTGAGAGGAATGGTGTAAAAATGTATGTAAAGATTGGAGACGAAATTGCTTTTCATCCTGGCGAATGCTTAGAAGAATTTCTTGAATCTTGCAGGATGACTCCTTATCAGCTTGCGAGTAAAATTGGCATGGATGTTGATTATGTTCAAGGGTTGATTGACGGATCACAAAGTGTTACAAAAGAATTTGCGAAAACAATGGCAGACCATTATGGGTTTGCTGATGATGGGCAGTTCTGGTTAAATTTGCAAGAAACATTTGATAAGAAAGTAGGTGATAGGGATGTTTAAATTAATAAAACGCCCACGTTCTGATAACGATAAATATACTAAATATGATGTTGTGCTTGATAAAGAATATACTGTAGAAGAATTTATTGATGCGATTGCAGATGGAAGAAATGGAACGCATGGTCAAATTACAATAAAAAATGATAAAGAAGCCATTGAATCACTTGTCTATAATATCGAGAGTATTGATTATAGACATTGTGTACTTCAAAATGCTGAAGAAAAAATTAAACAAGTATGGGCAAATGGTAGCTGGTTAAAAATCAATTATACTATTTTACTTGAAAATAAAAAGGAAACACAAAAAGGTGCGCTCAGATTTATTGTTAAGAAACCAGATGGAGAAGAATCAGTGGTTGTTATTTTTAGGAACAAGTCAGATGGCACATATTCATTTGTTAATTTGACCAAAGAGCATATTTGTTCATGTAAATTTAAAACAATCGATGAAGCCATTCAGGATATGAATGACCGACTAAAGAAAGGATTGATTGAGTCCTATGTTATGAAAGGAGAAAGAAAATAATGGATGTACATATTGGAGATTTTTGGCAGAGTAAATGTAATCCAAAAGTAATTCAACATGTAGTTAATTTTTCATTTAGAATGGGTGGATTTCCAAGTAGTAAAGATATGCTACTGATCTGTGAAGAATTTCATTATACAACGATAGGTGAGAATCCTGCCTCTGTCGAAGAAGATTCCAGATTCTTCTCACATATTACAGTGGATAATTTTAAAAAGATGAATCAATGTATTCTAAGTGCTGAGAGGATTATGAAAGATACTCAGGCATTTAAAACAGATAAAGATATTTTGGATTATTTAACAAAGAAAGTGGAGGAGAAATTAAATGCAAAATAATGTATTTCAGATTTATCTTGCAGGCGGTATGCAGGATTTATCATTTGAAGAGCAGAATACTTGGAGAGAAAGAATTTGCAATCAAATTATTGCTATGCGTAGAATACTTAATGTTAATATGAAAGAAGTCAACATTATTAACCCCGTTGATTATTACAATTTTCAAACAGAGTTACATGATACAGAAAAAGAAGTAATGAGATTTGATACAAATTTTGTTAGAAATAGTGATCTTGTTGTGGTAAATGCGAATGATCCGAAGAGCATTGGTACATCTATGGAGATTGCAATTGCATATGAACGTCATATTCCTGTACTGATTTTGAATACAGAAAAGAAAAGATTGCATGCTTGGTGGGTGCAAATGTCTGACAAGATATTTGACGATGAGAAAAAATTATGTACATATATATATGACTTTTATCTCAGGATGAATCATAGTAGTATTCGAGCATGGGTGTAAATGCAATGATATGAAATAGGAATTTGAGGCGAAATATGAAAGGAGTTGAAACATTATCACAGCAGAAAAACAAGGTAAGTTTATTGTTTTCCATCTGGATGATGGTAAAACTTGCAAATATGATTTATCAAATGGTGATTGTTATGGTAAAAGTGGTAAGAAAGTGAAAGCTTTAAATAACATTCTGTCTGGACATTCAGCTGATGAATTGGACAAATTGTTTGTGTCCGATCCACATTATGCAGAGTTTTTAAAATATGTAAATTGGCGAAGAAATTGTGAAATGGGAAGAACTACATGGGGCTTCATTGATTATAATTTAGGAACTTTGTTTGAATATGCAAGTAAGTATTCTATGTGTGAGCAATTCTTTGCTATAGGATTTACACATAAACAAGTCGTAGAAGATTTCAGATATTCAATTAATGAAGTACCAAAATGGTTGAGAAATTATTGTCTTGGTGTGAAGAATAGACGATTGTTAAGTAATGATTTTGTTGATTTTTATAAGATGTATCCAGATTATGTACAAACGATTTTACAGACAGAGTATATGACATTAACCAAAGAAGATTTAATAAATTTCTTTGAGGACAATCATAGATATCGTTTTACGAAAATTTTGGAGGCTTTAAATCAGGATTACGGCTACAATCTTGCAGATGTGTTTGTTTATATAGATAGAATAATTACATTTGAAGCTGCTACTAATAGTATAAATTGGTTACTCAGAGAATTGCGTGATTATGCCCGTATGATGGACGCAATCAGTCATAAATTTGATAGATATCCAAGACATTTCAAAACAACAATGGATATTGTCACAAGAAATTACAAAAGATTACAAAAAGAATTTTCGGAAGAAGTCTTCAAGAAACGTATTACTAAAGAATATGAATTTACATATAAAGGATTGAGATTCTTTTATCCAGACTCTACTCAAGACATTAAAGACGAAGCGGTGCAGCAAAATAATTGTGTGGCAAGTTACATAGATCGAGTTATTGATGGCGAATGCCACATTATGTTCTTAAGAAGAGTAAAAGAACCAAACAAATCGTTAGTGACGATTGAAATACAAAATGGACGAATCGTACAAGCGCTGCAAAGATTCAACGATCCTCTAACTGCCGATCAGCAAGAAGCGGTTGATGCATGGAATAAACATTTTAGTAAGAAAGGTAAGGTGGCAGCATGATTAATATTAATGAATTGACAACAGATCATAAGATTAAATTAAAGAAACCAATGGGATGCTTCGATAATCTTGGCGAGGTATGTGAGATTGTTAAGATTGATACAGATGAAAATGTTATTAATTTTAGATTTGGTGTAGATGGAGTACATCTTGGCGTGATGTCAGGAGATGAATTGGAAAAATATTTTGATGTTATTGAACCAACTGTTATTCCTGATGATTATGATTGGCATCCATATGGGTTTATTGAAGATAATCCAGTTGAGTACATGGCATTGAAAAATGGCGGTATTTTGATGGAGACTACATATAATGGAGAAGATGGAATGATTTCTGTGGAGTATTGTCATCCTGAAAATCCTTATCGGCAAATTAAAAATGGGCAAAGAGGTAAGTTTTATGAAGATGATTTAAAGGTTGCTTTTTTCAAATTACAGAAATCATATTATAATCAATTATATGAAGATATACAAGAAGAAGTCGAATTAGATTTTATGAAAAATAAAGATAAATTGGTAGCAGTTGAAGTCAATAAATAGTAGGATGCAATGATGGATAATGTTAAATTAACAATCAGAATATTTTCAATTGCTGTGTGCGTATTGTTGTATGTAGCTGCTTGGGTTTGGTTCATAATTACTGGTTGTGATGATTCATATAATTGGGATTTAACTGAATGTAGGATATTTTTCTTATGGGTTATGTTCCATGTATCATGCTTAATTGGAGTAATTTTGTGGGCTTGGTATTAGAAAGAGGTGATAAAGATGGGCGATTTCAAAGTTGGAAACGAAGTGTATTTTGCTTGGGATGGTGAGCCATATACTGTTAAGTCTGGAATCATTACGGAGATTAAATGTCTTGGCGATCTAACATATATAAAAATACAAGATAGTATAACGCATGGTATATATAGAGTTCTTTTAGAAGAGATATATCGCACTGAATCAGAAATAAAAGCGGTTCTAAAACGAGAGTTTTATGTCAAAGTAAATGAAGTCAAAAAAGACATTCACACCTTAAAAGACTTGCTGAAATTCATGTACAATAATGATCTTACAATTGATGAAGATGACGGACATTGCGTTCGGGAAGAGCGTGTTGCAGTGAGAGAACTGGCGAAAGAAATTTGCGGTATTGAGCTAGGAGAGTAATGAAATATGAATGAAAGTAAAGATTATAAAAGTGAAAAATATTTAGTAGTAACTGTTGGCGATAACGATTTTTATAACGATATATATGTAGTTTGTAATTTGTTATATTATCATTTTCAAAGTAGAGGAGAGTATCCAGAATCGAAAGAGGACTTAGAACTACTGAAGCCAATTATTCAGAATCTAATATATCAGAGCACAGAATTGCGAAGATATAATAACAAAGATTATCCCGCTAGCAAATTAGAATATTTTGTGCCAGACTTATGGTTTTCTGATAAATCTGGATTAAAATGGCTTGATGATACTGAGTTTGGTGTTATTCCAATGTTCAGTGGGGCAAAAGTTTTTATGAAATAAAAGGAGAAACATAATGAAGAAAGAAATTTGTGGGATTGAGTTAGGAGAGTGAAATTAGTGAAAGAATTAAAAATTGGAAATCATTTCTGGGGAATTCAACGCGGAAGTGATGAGACTGATAGGACAATTGTTGATGGTAAGATTATATCTATTAACAAGATAAGAAACCACGAAGGAAAACTTGTAACGTATATTGAATTAGATAATGGGTTTGTTTCTAGTTCTTCAGTAAATATTGATGATATTTATGAGAGTGGAGATGAAGCAATGAACGCTTATCATGAAGAAAGCCGCCATATGATTGATAAATATAAATCGACCATTAATACCATAGGTGATCTTATTATATTTATGTTTAATAATGGTGTGGGATATGATGAGTATTACGAAAATTATGAAGTTTATCAAACAGTTATAGAAAAAGCAAAAGAACTGTTAGGAATTAAATTAAAGAGGAAAATTTTGTGTAATTATTGCCATAAAACATCTCTGTATAAAACATGTGAAAAGCCAGTTACAAAAGAGGCGCTAGGAGTAGAATATACTTATCTTGAAAAATACGGTGTTTGTGAGAATTGTGGATGCGAAATTTGTGTCCCAGAATATTATGAAGAAAATCTTAAAAGGATGCGTCAGGCATATAGCGATGCAGAGAGTAAAAAGAAAGGAGATAAATAGAGTGAAGAAAGAAGATAATAAAGTGTTTACATACGGGCAGTTAGAAGAATTAAGAGATGGTTTAGCACTTCCAATGGGTGAGGTTGGATCAAATAAGCAAGATCATATACTTCGAAAATATTATAATATATGTAGTTTACTTGATACGTTTCAACTGACGAAACCACTAGTTGATGAACTAAAATGTCAACCGATTGCAGCGAGATATTTTGTTTTTTCGCTATGGAATGAATTGGTGAATTCGTGTATTAATGCGTGCGGTACACTGACCGTGGACGATATAGAGAATCGAGATTTCAAAAAGCCACTATCTACTAAAATCAATGCGAAACAGTACATTCATGTATTAAATGATATGATTTCCGTAAATGATTATACAACAATTCAAGATGAGGCGTTGCAGTTTGCAATTGATGCAATTAAGGAGAAATATAATGGAGAAAAGTAAATTACATACACCTGAAGAGATTCTAAATGCATTGCATGTAATTCAGGATACATGTGAGTATTATCTTCATGGCAATGATGAAGATTGCAAAAAATGCCCATTATGTACAATGACAGGGAGGGCGCCAAGTTGTACGATTAGAGATTCTGATCCTTATGTTTGGGAGATTGATGATGATCCAGATACTACGTGGCGAGCATTTAAGAAGTAGGAGGCATTTATATGGATGAGAAAAATTATGGAGAGTATACGGAAGAAGCAGTGGCTGTTGCACTAAAAACAATTCAAGATATTTGTACTATTAACAAAGATAGTTGTGGTTGTAATATCACATGTCCGTTTTTAGAATTACTAGATGGCGGGACTAGGCAAATATGTTCTATTACCTATAGTCATCCTGGTTATTGGAGATTGAACGAATTTCCGCCCAAACAATGGGTGCCTTTTTGCAAGGGATAATTACATAAAAACAAGTAAATAAAGGAGTAAATGTCGTTGAAATTAAATGACGAACAGAGAAAATTAGTAGAACAAAATCATAATTTGATTTACTCTGCTATGACAAAATGCGGTATCCGCAGACAAGATTTTGATGACTATTATGGATTCGCTGCCATTGGGTTGTGTAAGGCAGCAATTGATTATGATGAATCCAAAGCTAAATCATTCTCTACATATGCATATAAATGTATGCAAAAAGAAATTATAGCATATACTCGATGGAGATTTGCAGATAAAAGAGATGAACGACTTACCTTATCGTACAATCAGTTAATGAATGATTTAGATGAAGACGAAAAAGAATATTCTTTTTTGTTAGCTGATAAAAAAAATAATGAAAAAAAATTAATTTTCTTTTTGTGTTTTGATGAGCAAATGCGAATACTAAATAATAAGGACAGGTTAATTATTAATTTAAAGGCAAAAGGGTATACGAACGAAGAAATAGGAAATACCCTTGGTGTTACATATCAAGCAATTCAATATCAATTGAAAAAAATTAAAAATAAATTAATCCCATCCTTATAATTTCAAAAAAGCTTTTTGCTTTTATTATTTTTTTGACGCATTTGTTATAAACGTACTAGAACGATTATAGCAATGTAAGACGATCAGATAAAATTATTTTTTTGTTCCTGTTGGCTTTGGCAGAGTTGACAGTGGATATAAATTGATGACTTATTCACAAACTAAAAACTAACTAAACAAATTTAATAACAGAAAGAGGTAAATTTATTTGGCAGAAAACACAAAATCTAAAAGACTTTTCAACTTACCAGAAACTAAAGGTACATTCCAGTTAGAAGGATTAATCACTGATTGTGCAAAAGACGACTTTTACAAGGAAGGTAAAACACAGAAAGGTAAAGATAAACGAACATTATCTTTCGGAGTTAAAGTAGAACCTGACGTAAAAGTTGGATGTAAAATTCAGGCATTTGAAAAACCAAAAGTTTATTTCCTTAAAAGAGAAAAGAACGGTGAAAAAACTACATACAAAACTAAGGATATTCCTTGGGCTGACCGTTTCAAATCTGTCAAGGAACTTGGACTTGGAGATGATTGGTCATTAATTGGCTCAAGAGTTGGTCTTGAGAAAGAGACTAATGGCAAAGGACAGGTCGTTAACAAAAAACTGGTATTAGATCCATTTGATTTAACAAAATATGCTTCAGAACATATGGCAGACAACCAGAGTGTATTCATTAAAGGAGATATTGAATACGGAAGTTTTACTGGGGGAGACGGTACTAAACGTCAGTGGTCAAGAATGTCTCCAACACAAATTAGTTTAACAAGTAAAGAAATTGATCTTGATGATGAAGAACGTAAAGTAAGATCTGATTTCAAGCAGACAATGGTATTCACAAATATTGAACAGGAAAAAGAAAATGATGTACCAACAGGACGTTTTATCGTTTATGGAAAGATTATTGGTTATTCATCTGTTGATGATGCTGAATTCTATATGACAAATAAGAAATTAGCAAAAACTTTCGACAAGAAGGTTAAACCATATTCGTCTATTGAAGTTTGGGGACATATTAAAACAGAGATCCAGACAGAAGAAGTCGAAGTAGAAGATGATGGATGGGGAGAGGCAGATCCTACAAAGAGAGTTGTAAATTCTGCAAGAAAAGAACTTATTATCACTGGTGCAAGCAAAGATAGTATTGATTCAGAAACATATACCAGAGAAGCAATTGATGCAGCGATTGAAGCTATTAAAAAGGCAGAAGCAGCGAGAAGTGACTTTGGTGAGTCTGATGATAAACAGACAAGTAGTTCTTCTACAGATGATGAATGGGGATCTGGTTTTGATGATTCTTCAGATGATACTGAAGGCGATGTTTGGTAATAACAATTCTAAAGTATTTCACAAATAAATAACAAAAATAATATATACATAAAGGAGTTTTACATTTGGCAAAAGCAAGAAAAGCAGCAAAAACACAGAGTAAGTTGATGACTATTATTTATGGAGAATCTTTCACTGGTAAGAGTACACTGGCAATGCAATTAGCATATTTTAAACGACCAGATGGAAAGCCTTTCAGAATCTTATATTTAGATTCTGAATCAGGAAGTATTGATGATTATTTACCAGAATTAGAGGCAAATGGTGTAAATCTTGAAAATATTTATATTGTATACACTCAGAGTTTAGGAGAAGTTAGATATTATATTGATACGGTTAAAACAAATAGTGACTTCTATGAGCTTAACGAAAAAGGAGAAGAAACTGACGATGTAGTTTTAGATGCAGATGGTCTTCCATTTAGAGCTGACGCAATTGTTGTAGATGGATCAACAATCTTAAATCTGACTACAAAACAGGGATTGATTGAGTTCTCTAAAAAAAGAAACCGTGTAAAAGCGGATGCTGCAAATATGACAGGTGAAGCTAGACTTGTCAAAATTGAAGGATCAGGTATGGAACTAAAAGATTACCAGACTGTAAACTTTAAAGGTCAGGATTTAATTCTTGATTTATTAGCTTCTGGGGTACATTGTGTTGTAACAGCAAGAGAAAAAGATGAGACCGAATCTAAGATGATTGATGGTAAGAGAGAAACTGTTACTACAGGTCGCAAGATTATTGATGGGTTCAAGGGTATGGATTACAATGCAAAAACAGTAATTCGTACATTCGTTGATGATGAAACTGACATGGTTTGTGCACAGATTGTGAAAGATAGAACACACACATATAAAAAGAATGAAATTGTTGAAGATCCACAGATGTTAGCATGGCAGAAAGTTATTGACAATTCTGTTGGAAACAAAGAGTTTACACTTGGTAATGCTCTTACAAAAGCAGTAGATGTTGAACAGAAAATCTATAAGAGAGAAATTCTTGGAGAAGCAGGTAAGCCAGTTTCCGAAGAGGAAGCAGAAAAAGAAGAATCTGGTGTGTCATCCAGTGAATCATCTAGTAAAAAAGATTCTGTTCAGGATGTAAAAAAACGAATTTCTGACAGAATCAAAAAATTAGCTCCTCCAAAACGACAGGAAATGAAAGATAAGCTCGCCAAAGAAGGATTACCTACCGCCTTTAGTCGTCTTAATGATCTTGCTCAGCTAAAGAAGATTGAAGAAATCTTAGTGAAAAAAATCAAAGAAGATCAGGAAGGATAAGGTGAAATTACAAAAGGGTTTATGTGGTAGCCATTTTGGCTACCTAATCCTTTGATATTGGACGAGGAGTAACTGTAGCATGGCAGATGTTTTAACAGTAAAATGCGCTTATTGTAAAGAAGTAATTGAACTTGATTTAGATAAAGTGCAAGAGATTGTTAAATATGACAATAGTTATTATCACAAAGAATGTTTCCGCAAAATGTGTGAAGCAAAATTATTATCCAAAAATACTAAACATGACAAATGGTTATCTGCATTGTCTAAGATTGATGAATATAATCAGAAAGCACGAGTGTTACTTGAACCAAGATTGTTAGAAGACAAAGTATATCGGTTTATTCTTGATAATTATAACTACATTGGTTCTGTACCAGCATATGTTTTTACAAAATTGAAAAGTATTTATAAAGGTACATATCGTGGTCTGGCGAAACCAATTCCACCAAGTGATCTTTTAGATATGTGGAAGCGTCAAATGAAATATCTTAAGAAAAATCGAACATTTTTGATACAAAAAGGAACGATGGATGAAGATAATCCAACGCACCAGGTTAATTATGATTTGGCAGTTTTAGTAGGAAAGTATGATAGTTATTCACGATGGAAAGAGAAACAGAAATTAAATGAAGTAGACAAAAAGAATAATGAAAAATTTGCAAAATCTTTTGTTGAAACAAATAATATCACAACTCAGAAAACTGTAGTAACAGCCACACAAGACGATAACATGGACGACATTTTAAGTGATATTTTTGGTGAGGGACTTGATTGACAGAAGAAGCAGTAGAACGTAAAAGTGTAACTAACATTCAGAGTGAAATGATGTTTATCGGTGCTTTGTATAAACAGCCAGATTTATATGTTTCTTATGGTGGATATATGAGAAGTCAGTATGATTTCAGCGATGAGGCATGTAAATTCTTCTATGATATGTTTGAGATTATGTATAAAACATTTACTCAGACGATTGAGGAGGATAAGGTAAATATGTTCATGAGTCAATCAGATGAAAGACTTAGGACATACAAAAGATACAAAGGGTGGAAGACGATTTCATCATGGATGCAGGTTGCAGATTGTGATGATTTTAAAAAATATTATAATCTCGTTAAGAAATATTCTCTTGTAAGAGAGTATGACAGAAATGGATATCCTGTTCAACGAATTTTAAACCATAGGTTATTTGAAAAATGGGAAGCAAAAGATATTTATAGAGTGATTCGATCTCAGGCAGACAAAATTAACACTGTTATTAGCGCAGGCGAAGATTCTGTCTTATTGAATAGTGGTGTTGAATCACAGGTTGAATCATTTTTATCAAAACCAGATTTAGGGATTCCTTTACCTTGGGCGATTCTCAATAAGATGTTCAGAGGATGTCGCCTTGGAAAGGTAATTTTTAATGGATTCTTAAGCAATGAAGGAAAATCAAGAAATATGATGTTGTTGATTGCATATATAGTATTGGCAATGGACGAGAAATTTTTATTACTCAGTAATGAGATGGATGAAGACGATTTGCGAAATTGCTTAGTCGTTACAGTAATCAACAACAAATGCTTCAAAGAGCTTCATGGGATTGATATTGAAAAGCCAGAAGAAGAAATAGTTCTTGGTATTTACAGAGATAACAATGGCAATGTGGTTGAAAGAAAAACAAATGAAAATGGAGACTTTATTGAAACAGAAGAGGAATACAAACATAGAGTGGCTACTACATCAGATGAGTTTCAAAAAGTTATGCAAGTTGCAAAATGGGTTGATCAGAAACGTCAAGGGAAATTATATTTCAAAGATGTTGGCTCTGATTACTCAGACTCAGCATTAGAGTTTGAATTTAGAAAACATCGTATGTTATATGACGTGAAATATTGTGGTTATGACACGTTAAAAGGTTATCGTATTGATGATTGGCAAACGGTGAAACAGACAGCCACAAAAATTAAAGAGCTTATGAAAGAAATTCATATGTTTTGTTTCTCTGTATTCCAGTTAACTGATGATACGGTGTATACAGATATATTCCAGCTAAGTAGTAATAATATTGCCAATGCAAAACAGATTAAGCACGTTGCTGACATCTTAATGCTTGGTAAAAGATTACATCCTGACGAATATTACAAATATCAGTATATATCAATTAGTGATTGGGGAGAGCCACAGGCGCACGATCTAAAAAAGGACAAGACATATTTTTGTATTAAGGTTGATAAAAACCGAGGCGGTAACAAGAATGTTATTCCAATTTTTGAAATCAACTTGGATTTAAATACTTGGGATGAAATAGGATATGTCATAAAACGAGAGAAAAACGGAGCGTAGGTTATGGATGTAGCACAGCTAAAAGAATATATATACGACAATAATTATGTAGAAAATATTCTGAAAGATATAGGCTGTCATCATATTAAATATCATTCGTCTGGATATTGGAGCTGTGCAAATAAAGATGGGGATAATGAATCCGCAGTTATTACATATAACAACGAAAACCTAAATTGCACAAATTATACAAGAAAAATGACAGCAAAAGAAAGACAGACAGATTTAATTGACTTGGTATGTTTTACAAAAAGTCTGTCTTTCCCAGACGGTTTAAAATATCTAGCCAATTTGATCGGCATAGATTATTATCATGATTTTAATGAGCAACTGCCAGAAAGTTTGCAGATCACTCAATTGATTCATGATATGAAAGAAAATATAGAAACCGAAGAAGATAAACCAGTCAAACCAATTTCAAAACGAATTCTTTCTTATTATATGGACTATGTTAATGATCTGTTTTATGAAGATCATATTACTTATTTAACACAGAAAGAATTTAATATTGGCTATGACGAAGATACAAACAGAATTACAATACCTATTTTTTCTGAAATTGGCGATTTGGTAGGTGTTAAAGGACGATTGTTCAAGAAAGAGTTAGATAAACATGATTTGAAATATTTATATATTGAACCATGCGCTAGACAAAGAATCTTATACGGATTGAATAAAACTCTACCTTATATAGAAAGGGTTGGAAGAGTATATGTTGCAGAAGCAGAAAAAGCTGTCATGCAGCTATGGTCATATGGATATCAAAATGTTGTGGCAACTGGCGGCAAGCAAGTTTCAAGACAGCAAATTGATATGTTAACAAGACTCGGAGTTGAAGTAGTATTTATTTTTGACAAAGATGTTGAGTTAGAAGAGATTCAAAAGCTTGGCGATCGTTTTATTGATGGAGTTCCGATTTCATATATTATGGATAATTCAAAAGAAGGAATCCTTGATGAAAAAGAATCACCTACTGATGATCCTAAAAAATGGGAACTATTGTTAAATAACTATTTGTATACACTTAAATAAGAACAGGCAGGTTATACATATAAAATACAAATTATATGAAGGTGGCACAAATGATACCTCTAATGTTGTGCCAGAAATTTTAAGAAATAGAGGGATTGATGATTATGAAACGTATTTGAACCTCGATGATAGCGTAATTCAAGATTATGCTGATTTAGAGGGTATCAAAAATGCAGTAAATACAACGATTTTTGCACTTGAAAATGGACATAAAATCGGTATTTTAATTGACGAGGACGTAGACGGATTTTGCTCGGCTTCGATGGCGTATATGTACTTAAATCGCATTAATAATGAACTTTATGATGGTAAGAGTAACATTTGTTACTTATTACATAAAAAAGCAAAAGCTCATGGATTAAGTGAAGATATTACTATACCTGAAGACGTGAAACTTCTAATAATTCCAGATGCAGGCACCAATGATGTAGCACAATGTACAGAACTTGTAGACCGTGGTGTACAGATTGTAATTCTTGATCACCATGAGAAAGAAGAATCTGAAGAAATAATGCCAGAGGAAGTTGTAATTGTAAATAATCAGTGTAGTCCACGATATAGAAATAAAGACTTATGTGGGGCTGGGATTGTCTATAGATTTTTACAGGCAATGGATGATGAGTTATGGATTAATTATGCAGATGATTATTTAGATTTATGTGCATTAGCCAATATTGGCGATGTGATGGATATGAGATCCTTTGAGACACGTCGTTTAGTCAATAAAGGAATACAGAATATTCAGAATGAATGCTTCAAAGCGCTGATCAATGCACAAGATTATTCAATGCACAGTATTGTTAATATTCATAATATTCAGTGGTATATCGTTCCAATTATCAATGGTATGGTGCGATTTGGTTCTTTGAAAGATAAAGAATTGGTTTTTAGAGCATTTATCGAAGACTATGAGGTATTTGATTATAAGAAAAGAGCAACAAAAAACAATCCTGCGGAAGTAATCAAAGAGAACATTTACGATCGTGCTGCTCGATTATGCAAAAATGCCAAAGGCAAACAGGATCGTCAAAAGAAAAAGATGGTTCCAATTATTATGAAAGAGGCTGAAAAAGATAAAGATAGCAAGATTACTATTCTTGATGTTACAGAAACATTAGATAGCAGTTTGACAGGATTGGTTGCTATCAAGATCGCTGAAGATATGAACAGACCATGCTTATTATTACGAAAGCATATTAATCCAGAAACAGGATTAGTAGAAATGAGTGGTAGCGCAAGGAATGTAGATCATAGCCCGATTGATAGTTTGAAAGATGTGATATCCGAAACAAATTCATTTTTATGGGCAAAAGGTCACGCCAATGCATTTGGATGTTCGACAGATAATATTTCTGGAGCAATCACAGAATTAAACGACAAGCTGAAAGATGTTAAATATGATGCAACTTATAGGGTTGATTTCATTGTAGATGCTTGCAGATTAGATTTTGAACTACTACAGGAAATGTCTAAATTGGATAATATTCGTGGGCAGGGCATTGATGATCCGATGATTGCTGTCGAGAATATCACATTAAATAAGGAAGAAATTAATGTTGTTGGTAAAAAAATGGATACAATACAATTCAAGATTAATGATATTCCATGCGTGATGTTTAGATGTGATGAAAAAAATAAGATTTATGATTGGATTATGAACGATTTCTCTGACGAAGGTACAGTTACATTTGAATTAGTAGGAACTGCGCAAACTAATATTTTTAATGGTATTAGACAATATCAAATTGCAGTTGATGATCTTAATGTTCTGAGCATTACAGCAGATGAAGAATTAGACGAAGATATTTGGGATTGAGGTGAAAGTTAGTGAGCAGTTCATTACATACACATTCGCATTATTCATTGTTAGATGGATATGCATTACCTGAAGAAAACTTACAAAGAGCAGAAGAGATAGGACTAAAAGCACTGGCTATCACAGAACATGGAAATGAGTATAGCTGGTGCTATTATGATAAGCTTCATGAGAAATATCCAAGTGTTAAATTAATCTTCGGTGTTGAATTTTATGAATGTTTTGATATGACAGAGCAAAACAAGGAAAGCAAATATTTCCATTTAATTGTTTTAGCCAAAAATGAAAATGGGCGCAAGGCAATTAATCAATTGGTAACTGATTCGAACTTTCATGGATTTTACTACAAACCACGAATTGATCTGGACGCATTAAAACCATATGCAAAGGATCTGATTGTGAGCAGTGCTTGTTTGGCATCTAAACTTGCCAGAGAGCCAGATTATCAGAAGTGTATTAAATATGTTCATGAATACAAAGAGATTTTCCCACATTTTTATTTAGAAATGCAGTCACATTCGCATCAGGATCAAGTGGTATATAATCAGAAAATCTTACAGCTTTCCAAAGACACGAAGACGCCATACATTATCACAACTGATAGTCATGCTGCTAGAAAAGAAGACCTGTATTATCAGAATTGGCATGTAAAACTTGCTCACGATACCGAAACCGCAGCAGAAATTTACGAAGGATGTTATTTGCAATCTGATGATGAAATTCATGCAATCATGGATAGTCAAATTGGAGAAGATGCAGTAACTAAAGGACTTGAAGAAACAGATAAGATTGCTGATCTGATAGATGAAATCCACATGCCATTTCAGGCACCTCAGTTACCATCTTTTCCATTGCCTGAAGGATTTGAAGATAATTATTCTTATTTAAAGTATCTGATTGACACAGGGTGGGTAAAACGAGGATTCGATAAACTACCAGAAGATGAGCAGAAGTTAAGAAAAGAAAGAATTGATTATGAGTTAGATATTATTCATTCAATGGGATTTGATGGGTATTTCTTGATTGTTTGGGATTTCATCAATTTTGCAAGAGAAAATGGTATTCCAATTGGTGCTGGTCGAGGTAGTTGTGCAGGTAGTTTGGTATGTTACACGATTACAATTACAGACTTAGATCCTATCAAATATGGACTGATTTTTGAAAGATTTTTAAATCCAGAGCGAATTTCAATGCCAGATACAGATACAGATGTTGGTACACGAGATGAGATTATCCAATATTTGATCGATAAGTATGGTGAAAACAGAGTATGTCAGATTATCAATTTTAGTTTTATCACACCAATTGTAGCGATCAAGGATGTTGGTAAGGTCTTAGGATTTAATTATCATGAAATGGACAAACTTAGCAAAAAATTTGTCTATGATACGATAGAAGAATCTTTGTGGAACAATAAAGATTTGGCAGAAAATCCAAGATACGAAGAACTTTTTGATGTTGCGTCACATCTTGCAGGAAGAGTAAAAACAGTATCTTCTCATGCAGGTGGAGTTGGAATTGTAGATACAGATATTAGCGATTATATGGCAATGAAACTTGGAACTGACGGAGAACACGTCATTCAAGTAGATAAACGTATCGTTGAAGAAATTGGAATTATTAAGTTTGATATTCTTGGCGTTGCCACATTAAACACTGTAAAAGAAGCTGAAATTGACGCAGGGTTAACTGAGTTTGATGTAAATATTAACAATCCAAAGTTTGAAATGGATAAAGGATCATATGAATTATTGCGAAGTGCAATGACTAATGGTGTTTTCCAGGTCGAAAGTGCTGGTATGAAGGACTTACTGGTTAGGTTACAAGTCTCAAACATGGAAGAGTTGGCAGCCGTATTAGCGTTGTATAGACCAGATGCAATGGACGTTTTAGAAGAATTCATCGAATACAAACATCATCCAGAAAAAATTACATATATTCATCCAGATATGGAGCCGATCTTAAAGGAAACGTATGGATGTATGATTTATCAGGAGCAATTGCTTGATATTGTTCGTAAATTTGGTGGTCGAAGTTATGGGGGAGCCGATTTATTCCGTAAGGCGATTGGTAAAAAGAATATTGAACTTGTCAAGTCTGAATCTAAGAAGCTTTATTATGAGATTATTGAGAATGGTTATCCCGAAGAAATTGCAAAACAGATAAGCGAGACATTATCTCAAAAAGGGGGATATCTTTTCAACAAAAGTCATGCGTACTCCTACGCTGTATTATGCTTACAAACAGCGTTTTTGAAGAGACATTACGCATTATGTTTTTTCAAAGCTTTATTGAATCGTAATAAAGATAAGGCAGGAATGGTAAACAAATATATTCTTGATGCCAAAGCATTTAAGATCCAAGTGTTGCCACCAAACTTAAATAAATCCATGATGAATTTCAGTATTGATGATGTGTATATATTGTTTGGGTTATCGGCAATCAGTGGTATTGGAGAAAAAATTGCAAAGGTAATTCTTGAAGACCGTGACGAAAATGGTAAATTCGTAGGGTTTGAAAACTTTTGTGAACGTATTAACCCAAGTAAATCACAGGTTATTCAGTTGATTAAGGCAGGTGCAATTCCAACAAAGAATAAACGTAAAACTTTGATTCAATATTTGAAATCCATGTATCAGCCAACAACATTCAAGCCAGTTGCGAAAGCACCGAGCTACAAACAATTACTCGTTAAATGGGATATTGACGCTGAAGATTATCGTATAGGAGAGAAGAAGTATGATTACGACAAAGATGCAATATTAAAAGCTTACAACGATAAAAAGTATGAACTGTATAAAGATAAGGAAAAGGAACGCTTTCAGAAATTTATCACACAGAATCAAAAATATCTTGAGAATGAAGATTTCTGGGAATTTGAAGCATTGCAGATCTTTATCAACGATAACCCATTTGATCAGGCATACAAGTACATGTCAAAACAATTTCAAGATGTTGAAAATGGAGATGATTGTACTGTAGTTGCAGTGATCGCCAAAGTTGATAAAAAGAAAGACAAAAATAAACAGACATTTGCATATGTGAATTTATATTCTAGTTTTGGATTGACTGAGGCAATCGTCTGGCATTCGCAATTGAAAGAATATGAAGACTTAATCGTAAAAGGGAATCAGATTGCTATGTTGTGTAGAAAAGATTCAGATGAGAAGGTTATCGCAAAAAAAATTAAACCATATAAACAATGGCTAGAAGATATTAAGAAAGTGAAGGGGGTTGTCGCCTAAAGTGGTGGATAGTACAAAAGAATATGAGTTTGAGATTGTCCCATTATATCAGATTTATTATAATGAAGAATCTTTATTTGGGATTTACACATTCTGTACGGCAGAAGATTTACCAGAATGCAAACCATATAACAATAATGATTTTGATGACTTATCCGATAAAAAAATGAATAAATGTGGCAAATTGGTTGGTAATATGCAGGAGTTGTATTTAGGAACGAAATATAAGGTTAAAGCCAATATGACATATTCTAAGAAATACAATGAATACCAATATAAACCACTTTCTATAGTTGCTGAAGTTCCTAAAACTTTTGAAGCACAAAAGGTATTTTTAAAAACACAGACGAACGCAGCAATCGCAGATCAGTTAATTGCGAAATATCCTAATGTTGTCGAAGATGTAATGAATGGTCAGTTAGAAATGATTGACCATTCAGAAATCAAAGGACTGGGAGATAAAACTTGGAAGAAGCTCAGAGATAAAATTATTAAAAACTATGTGATTTCTGACATTGTTGTAATGTTGCAACCATATGGGGTTACGTTACCAACGATTGAAAGATTATTGAAATCCGAACCTAATCCAAGTGTCTTAAAAAAGCAGATTGAACAAAATCCATATATACTCACTAGAGTAAAGGGCATGGGATTTAAACGAGTTGACGATATTGCGCTCAAATTAAAACCAGAATTGCGATGCTCAAATCAACGGTTAAATGCATTTATTTCTTACGACTTGCATCAAGTTGGTGATAATGATGGACATACATATGTATATATCAAAAATTTAAGAAGCGATATTAGTAATGCAGCGTCTGAATGCCTACCTATGTTTGACGAATGGCTTGATGAAGAATCAGATAAAAAAATACCAAATTATTTATATACATCTGGAGATAAAATTGGTCTGAAATCGTATTATACAATTGAAATGGATATTTACGAACTGATTAAAGATATGGAGAAATATTCATTTGGAAATACAACAGATTACGAACCAATAACAGATAGTGAGATTAGTCAGACGATTTCTGAAGTTGAAGATGAAGAAGGGTTTATGTTTTCAGAAGAGCAAATTACAGGAGTTAACAAAGCATTAAATTGCCAAGTTGTGTTTATTTCTGGAGAAGCTGGAACTGGTAAAACAACAATTCTGAAACCAATTATTAAATGCTACCAAAAAAGAAATAATAGCATTGTTGCGTGTGCTTTATCTGCAAAAGCAGCCCAAAGAATTAAAGAAGCAACAGGCTTAGACTCACGGACTATTCATAGGTTACTTGTAGCAGAAGGTATTGATAGTTTTTGTTATAACCAAGATAACCCATTACCTGCTGATGTAGTAATCATGGATGAAAGTAGCATGACAAATGCGAGCCTTTTCTATAATTTTTTATTGGCAATTCGACCAGGAACACGATTAATTTTTTGTGGTGACTATATGCAGTTGCCGCCGATTGGATTTGGTAATATTTTCTCGGATCTGTTAAAAAAGAAAGGTTTAAATAGTGTACAGCTTACCAAACCGATGAGACAAGCAGAAAAATCTGGTATTTTAACGGATGCAAGAAAGATTCGCAGAGGGATTAATCCATTGGATAGCCCACAATTAAAAATTGTTCATGGTGAACTAAATGACATGTTCTATTTGTTCAGGAAGAATAGAGAATCGTTGTTTAACATGGCAGTAAAGCAGTATATTAAATCTGTTAAAGAGGAAGGGCTTGATAATGTTGTGATTATTTCCCCACGAAGAAGTAATTGTACGAACAGTACAGATGAATTGAATAAAGCAGTGCAGAAAGAATTATTTGCTGGTAGTAATAAACCATTTGTTGAATTCAAAGATCGTAAATACTATTTAGGAGATAAGGTATTACAGACTTCAAATGATTATGAGAGAGATGTATTCAATGGCGATATTGGATATATTACAGAAATTGATAAAGAAAAAGAAATATGTTTGGTATCTATGAATGCAAATATTGAAGAAAAGATGATTGAATATTCTTTTGCTCAGTTAGGACAACTTCAATTGGCATATGCATTAACAACGCATAAGCTTCAAGGATCGGCTGCTCAAACTGTAATTGGCATCATTGACAACACACATTACAAATTGCTTGATAACTGTATGCTATATACAATGTTAACACGAGCTAAGAAAAGATTTGCGCTCCTTGCAGAGCCAGAAGCGTTTAAGAGATGTATCGTGACAAATCATAATAAGAGGCGCACCTGGTTAAGCCTAAAAAATTAACTTTATTCTTTGCACCTATTGACAGGGTGCAAGAAGTATGATAAGATACCAATATGCTAAGGAAAGGAGATGTGAAAATGAGAAAAAGATTTTTAATGAAAGTTGTCTCGTTTAGTTTTTTAGCAATGTGTTCGGGCTTTATGACTCACACGGTTAAAGCAGAGGAGCGACCCTCGGTAGAGGCTTCAACCTTATCAACAGAGACAACTGTTGCAGAAAATAAGCAAGGCAATGTGATTTCAGACAATCCAATCAGCCAAAGCGTTGCATTAAAAGATGTTCATGAGCATTATCAGAAATGTAAGAAAGCTGATGAAGAGCAAGCAAGACAGATTCGATTAGAAAAACTTCGAAAGAAACGATTGCGAATTAAACGACAGCGGCTGAAACGAAAGCGAGAACTTGAAAAGAGTTCGCTTGGAACATTTTTGATCACGGCATATTGTCCATGTTATGAGTGTTCTGAAGGATATGGATCTAAGATTTCTTGGAATCATGCAGGACATAAATTTGCTCGACCGTATCATACGATTGCGGTTGATAAAAACATTATCCCTTATGGAACAAGAGTTAAGATTGAGGGATATGGCGATACAATCTTTGTGGCAGAAGATTGCGGAGGTAAAGTAAAAGGAATGCATGTAGATGTGTTCAAATCAACACATTCCGAAACAATCAATGTGCAACAGCATAGAAAAATATATGTAGTGAAGTAATTGGCAGTTACTGAAAGACATAGAAAACACAAACTAAAATAATTAACTAAACAATATAAACAAGAAAAGGAAAATCCAAAAATTATGAAAACTGAATATGTGAAAGAAATGAATGTCTTGATCGACAGAATCAATGATGCTTCATATGCGTATTACGCAGAGGATAATCCGATCATTTCAGATAAAGAATTTGACGATTTATGCGCTGCTTTAGAACGACTTGAGAGAGATTCTGGCGTTGTTTTGAATAATTCGCCCATCCACCACGTTCAAGGATTTATAATTGATTCTCTGGCTAAAGTAAAGCATACACGCCCAATGTTATCAGCTCAGAAGACGAAGGATGTCAATGAGGTCAAAAAATTTCTTGCGGATAAAATTGGTGTTTTATCGTGGAAAGAAGATGGTCTCAGTATTGTTCTCAGATACGAAAATGGACGCTTAAAACAAGCAATTACAAGGGGAAATGGCGAAATCGGTGAGGATGTCACTCACACGATGAAAATGGTACGAAATGTTCCACAGTCAATCCCTGAAAAGCGTTATCTTGAAATTCGTGGTGAAGCAGTTATTGGATATGATGATTTTGCTAAGATTAATGAAAAATTACATGGCAAATACAAAAATGCAAGAAATTTAGCAGCAGGTACTGTTAGACAGTTAGACTCTAATGTGGCAAAAGACAGGAAGTTGGCTTACAAAGTATTTGAATTAGTCAAACTTGGAGACACACCTGAATCAGAAATGCCAAGCATTGCAGATAGCTTTAAATATCTTGCAGAACAAGGGTTTGATGTAGTAGAGCATCAGGTCGTTAACCGAGATAATGTTGAAGAGTATATGGCAACATTTCAGCCAGAAGAATACAAATATCCTGTTGATGGTTTAATTATTTCCTACAACGATTATCAATATGGTAAATCGTTAGGAATGACGGGGCATCATCCATTATCGTTGATCGCCTACAAATATAAAGATGACCTCTACGAAACAACAATCAGAGATATTGAATGGAATACATCTCGTACAGGGTTGATTAATCCAGTTGCAGTATTCGATCCAGTTGATCTTGATGGCGCAGAAACCACAAGAGCTACATTACATAATGTAAGTTACATTGAAGGGTTGGAACTTGGTGCAGGTGATACGATTCAGGTTTATCGTAGTAATATGGTGATTCCAAAAGTACACGATAATCTGACAAGAAGCAATACATTCAAGATTCCAGATACTTGTCCAACCTGCGGTGGCGAAGCAAAAATCATCAATGAAAATGGTAGTAAAGTTTTAAAATGCATGAATCCTGACTGCAAGGCAAAACTATTAAGCAAGTTTGTGAACTTTGTTTCCAGAGATGCTATGAATATTCAAGGTTTATCTGAGGCAACACTGAAAAGATTTATTGATCTTGGATGGCTGAAAGATTATACAGATATTTATAATTTAGCAGAGCATAAATCTGAAATGAAGAACCTTGATGGATTTGGTGCAAAAAGTGTTTCTTCCTTATTAAATAGCATCGAGGAAAGTCGTAAGTGTAAACTGGTTAATTTCGTAACAGCACTTGGTATTGAGCTTGTCGGGAAGTCAACAGCAAAGGATATTTGCAAGCTTATTGATAAGATTTCTCTATCGAATAATGAAAATCCATACGATGTATTTATTAAAAGAATCAAACAGAGAAAATATTTTGGTCATATTGATGGCATCGGTATTACAACTTCATTATCAATGGATGCTTATTTCGGAGACAATCTTGAAATGGTCGAGAAACTAGCCGAAGAACTTGAATTTGAAATGCCAGAAAGCAAGAAAGAATCTGCTGTTAACCTCACAGGAATGACTTTTGTTGTAACTGGTAAGGTAAATAAGTTTGCCAATCGTAATGTTATCAAGGATGAAATTGAGTCCAGAGGTGGCAAGGTTGCAGGATCTGTATCAAAGAATACGAATTATCTTGTGAACAATGATGTGAATTCTACAAGCAGTAAGAATAAAAAAGCACAACAGTTAGGTATTCCGATCATTGATGAAGATAGACTGATTAAGATTCTGAAGGGAGATACGAGTGAATAAACTAACCATTTTTGAATGTTTTGTTAGACTGGGAATCCCAGAAAGCAAAATCGAAAGGTTTGTTGTAAAAGATAATTATGTAGAATATCGCATCTGGGAACCATGCTCAATCAGCTATAACGGAGAAACATACAAATACGGTAGGCGTTGTAAAGTAAAGTATCTCACTACACCAGATGAGATGGATCTAGTTTTTGACGAGAGTTACTTCGTTAAAGATGAAGATGCAGAGTTTTGGACAGAAGATTATGAATTCTACAAACAACAGACAGGTGTAGAACCTTCAGAAATTGATTGGTCAAAACAAAAAGAGATTAAACGACCTAAATTTTAAAAGGAGAAAATTGAATATATGAAATTAAACATTAAAAAACGAATGGCGATTATTGCTGCAATTGGATGTCTCAGTATTGGTGGTATCGTGACAGGATGCACAGAGGCAGATAAAGTATCTACTAATGTATCTAAAGAAGCAGACAATTTTAACGTCTTGAGACGATTTGCTGTAATTAATACAAGGACAGACAAAGTAGAGTTTGAAATTGTCGGAGCATTTTCTTTAGAAGATGAAGGTAGTAAGAAAGTAAAACTTATTGTCGAAACAGCAGATGGCTCATATAAGAAACATATTGTCCACATGAACCGAGATAGCATGTATGTAATCGAAGATTTAGGTGGGGCTAAAGTTAACAAATATAAATATGAAGTTAACTATATTCCAGAATCAATTGTTCCATTTAAAGTTACAGAGAGTAAATAAGGAGAAAACAATATGATTATTACAGGAATGGATCACTTTCAGAGTGTATGTAAGAGAAAATTAGTAGATTGGTATAACAAACATTGCGAAAGAAAACATTTGGCAATGAAAATTGATCTCAGTAATGTATTTGTTGTTTGGAGTTGCAAGAGTTTGCAGAACTATAAATGTTTAGCATCTACGACAGTAAGCGGTGATGGTATCTACGCAGAGTATACATACAATGGCGATAAGCAGGAGCTATATGAAGATGTGTATAAGAAATTAACAAATACATGTCATACAGAAGAATAAAGGAGAGCTGAATGGACAAAGCACAGAAACATTGAGAGCGAATACAGCAGAAAAAGAAAAGGGAAGCTGAACAAATTTCTGCTGCAATAGTCAAAAGAGATGCATGGATTATGGATGCGGCAGAATGTTTAGTGCGACAGTTTAGAAGATAGGAGAATTTATTATGGATTTTGGAACAGCAATTGATGCAATGAAAGATAAAAGAAAAGTAGCAAGAAAAGGTTGGAATGGGAAAGGTATGTTTTTATATTATGTTCCAGCAGGAGCTTATGCGCCATGCACAGATATTGCAAAAAGCATTGTGAATGAAGACGGATTAGTCGAATATGGAGCATATATTGCAATGAAAACAGCACAGGGGAATGTAGTTCCTTGGCTCGCAAGTCAGACAGATATGTTGGCTGAAGACTGGATGATCGTAGAATAGATAAAATTAATCTTTGATGAAATAAGAAATATACTAAGGAGTTACATATGAAATTATTTAATAACTGGATTAATGGTGATTGTTTGAAAGAATTAAAGAAGATGGATGCCGAAACAGTAGATATGGTAATTACATCTCCGCCATATCACAACCTTAGAGTTTACAGCAATGATCCAAGTGATCTATCAAATTGTGAGAGTTACGAAGAGTATTATTATCTATTAGGACTTGTTATTGCAGAATGTGAAAGAGTTTTAAAACCAGGTGGTAAATTCATTATGCAGTTTGAAGACTACAATTACACAATTGGTAGAGATAACAAAATGGGACAGGAAAGTCTAACAGGTGCTATTAACCAGATTTTCTTAGATAACAATTTCTCACTTTGGACAAAAGCATTTTGGAGAAAATATTCTGCGCAGAGAGCCATGTTAGCGCAGGGAAATCTGTATTACAGAAACATGAAAGCAAGAGATACAATTCTTGCAGCTAATGTCGGATTTGTTTACGTATATAAGAAAGCAGGCGATTGCGAATTAATCAAAGCATCTGATATTACATTAGCAGAATGGGCTGATTGGGCAGATGGCGTATGGAATATTAGTAATTCGGGGATCGGACATACAACCCCGTTTGCTGAAGAATTGGTTAAACGCTGTATTAAACTGTGGTCTTGCCCAGGTGATACAATTTTAGATCCATTCGCTGGTGCAGGAACTGTTAACAAAGTTGCTATTGAAAATAGTAGAAATGCAATTGGTATTGAACTTAATAAAGAATTCTATGATTTAGCAAACGAAAAACGTTTTGACCTATGGGATGATTCAATGTTTGAAACAGATAACTCTATTGAAGCAATGAAAGAGCGTTTTAATGAGCAGTTGCTGATTGGTAAAGAACAGAGCGCAAAAGCAAAGGCAGCCAAAGAAGAAAAGAAAGTGTTGACAAAGAAAAAGAAAGATATTCGTACAGAAATTAAAGAATTAGAGGCACAGTTAAATGCTTTAGGTATGAAGAAATCGGAAATCAAAAAACTTAAAGATGCTGCAAAAGCAGAAGTAGGTGAGTAATTGGTAGCTTTAGAAGTTCCAGTAGAGAAAATTCCATATATCAGAACGATTGAAGGACGAAAATTCAGAGCAGGAAAGTGGGAATTCCCTGATTCTGCGATCACTAAATTACAGCAATATGGTTTAATTGATGCCAATATTGAAATTCCAAAGAAGGAGATTGTTCATTACGAACTTTCTCCACATCTGAGGAAATATCAAAAAGATATTGTAAATAAAGCATTGAATGAAGGTAGTTATGGTATTTTTTCTGATACTGGTACAGGAAAGACATTGATGGGTCTTGAAATCGCAAAACATTACGGGAAAACATTGATTCTTTGTCCTCTATCAGTTATTGAAACTGCATGGGTTGATGATTGTAAGAAATTCTATCCAGAATTGATCATAACAAATTGCTGGGCTAATTCAAGTAAAAAGCGATTTGAAGCAATGGATATTAACTCAGATGTTTATGTGATGAATTATGAGAGCTTTAAGATTTTGAAAAAGAAGATTTTAACAATGGATTTTCAATGCGTGATCGTTGATGAAAGCCAAGTAATGAAAAACATGGGTGCTCAGATTACGAATGAATTATTGCAATTGATTGATGTGATCCCTCATAGATTCGTTTTAAGCGGAACACCAACTCCGAATCATAATTCCGAGATATTTCCACAGATGAAATTTGTTGACGCAGATGTATTTGGTAATAACTTTTTTGGTTTCCAAGCCCACTATTTCACACAGGATATGCAGAATCCTCATAGGTGGTATCAGACGCAAGAGAATAAAGAAGCATATTTTAATCGTTTAAGAGAGAAATCTGTATTCTTAAAGAAAGAAGATTGTGTAGATCTACCGCCAAAAGTATTTCAAATTAAAGAGTTTGATCTTGGTAGTGAACAAAAACGACATTATAACAATATGGTTAAAAATATCAAAGACAATATCAATGAATGGTCTAAATTTGAATTTACTGCGAAGCTTATGAAATTGCGAGAGATTGTTAGTGGATTTGTTATCAATAAAGAAGGTAATATTGACGATTTCGAAACAAACAAAGATAAGGTGCTAGAGCAATCATTTGAAGAAATTGGAGGCAAGCCAATTATTATATGGTGTCAATTCCAGCATGAGATTGAACGTCTGGCTGAAAAGTATAATGGTGTTGCCCTCACATCTAAGAATAAAGATCGTGATGATATTATTCGGAAATTCAAAGCTGGCAAAATTCAGAAATTATTTGTGCACCCAAAGCTTCTTGGTAAAGGTTTGACATTTGTAAATTGTACTTACAATATTTACTATTCGTTAAGTTTCAGTTATGAAGAGTATCGCCAGAGCCAAGATCGAATACATAGAATTGGGCAAGAAAATAAATGCACATATATTATTCTACAAGGCAAACATACGATTGATGAGAAAATTTATAGTTGCCTCCAGAGAAAAGGAAATGCAATAGATGAATTGTATATGGAAATGGGATTGAAAGGAAAGTAGATTATGCGAATGAAGAAATTATTAACTTCACTATTTGTTGAAGACAAATATCATGCAGGAACAATCTTAGGTACAATCTTAGGATTAATGGTTGTAATTGCTGTCAATTTTGCAATCGTAAATTTGTTTATTTGGTTGTTACATTTTGTTGTGGTAAATCCGCTAATTGTTCCAACGAAAACAAAATGGATTATCGCAATAATTCTTACAATTTTAGAAAACATCTTTAACAGGTAGGTGATTAAATGGCTTTGATTGGAGCGATTCTAGGAGATATTTGCGGTTCTCAATATGAGTTCCGCAGATCTCACGATTTAGATTGGAAGAACTGTGAATTGTTTACAGATAAATGTAAATACACAGATGATACAGTTCTCAGTATTGCAACAGGTATGTGGTTGTTAGATGATGACGATGAACACAAGCATAACAAAGAACCTTGGGAGTTCTACTTAGAATATGGCAAGAAATATCCTGGTACGGGATATGGCGCAATGTTCGAAGACTGGTTACACGATGATGGCAGTCGTGTTAATGAAAGCTTTGGCAATGGATGTGCCATGAGAATTTCGCCTATCACAATGTATTTTAATGGGTTTGCTGATCGTCCAGACGTATTGAGTTATTACATAGATTTAGCACAATGGACATGTGAGAAAACTCATCGTCATGTGGAATCTTACAAAGGTGCATCGATTGTAACAGGCTGTTCTTTTATGGCGCTATGGGGTAAATCAAAAGAAGAAATTTATCAATATGCATTAAAAAGTTATCCATCCAGTCAATATACATATGGTGTTGATCGACCACTCGATGATTATAGAAAGAATTATGTTTGGTCTGCGACAGTTCAAGATAGTGTTCCTGTGGCAATCAGATGTTTCTTAGAGAGCGAAGATTATGAATCATTCTTAAGAAATGTATTGTCTTTGCCATGTGACACAGATACGATTGCTGCTATTGGCGGTGGTATCGCAGAAGATTTCTATAAGAAAACACTTGATAATTCGAATGAGCTTTTAGAAAGATATTTGCCAAAAGAATTATTAGATGATGTAAGTAAAATTTACAATGAAATGCCATAAGGTAGGTGATTCAATATTATAAAGAAAATCTTAAAATTTTTCTTGTCGATGATCGTACTGACCATCGTCTGGTTTCTTGCAACATTCATATCTGTTGGTGTATTTGCATTTGCGTTTTGGATAATAACAAATATTGTAATACCAATTGGAGTAGTAGTAATTGTAACAATTGTATTAATGGCGATCGCCTTCTATGTGGTGACATCGTTCATGGATTGATAGATTAAAAGGAGAATATATTATGAGAATTAAAAAATTATTAATCGCTGGAGCATTAATGTTAACAGCAGTAGGATGCGTTTCAGCATATACTATTTATGCAGATACACTAAATAATAACACTGATAAACAGGTTTCTGCAACAACAGAAGGTAAGTCAACTACAGAAACTACAAAGAACACAACAGAGCAGAAAAATAATAAGAAAAATGCCGTCAAAGAAGATTCTAAAGATACAACAAATGATGTATCGGCAACAACAGAAGAAGAAAAAAATACTGAAAATTCTACCGCAGACGATACAGACGATGCAGATTATACAGAACCAGAATACCCAGATGACGCAGATGAAACCTGTGATCATGTGTGGTCAGAAAAAACAATTGCATATGATGAAGAGAATGGATATCATTGGACAACTTATTGCGAAAAATGTGGAACTGTTAAAACAGAGCCAGCCACAGAAGAGGATTATGAAAGACTCGACCCTGCAACAAAAGTAAAAGAAGAAGATATTGAATATGTAGATGATGATTCTGCTGAGGTCGTAGAGGAATCGTCAGAAACAGCAACTGAAAACTAAAATATAGCCTAAGGAGAAAATGAGTATATGACAAAATTAGATCAGTTAAATTTATTAAAGGATAGAAAAGCCGTCTTAATCGCTAGAGGCAAAGATAACGGCAAAATCGTAACAAAAATCAATAGAAGAATCAAGAAATTAGAAAAGGACTTATAGAGATGGCAGGAGATAAAAGTAATGTTTTAATCGCTCTGGTTGGGCGATCTGGAGCAGGCAAAAGTGTCTCAGCAAAGTATCTGGAAGACATTTACGGTCTGAAATATCTACGATCATATACCACCAGAGAAAAGAGAGCAGATAAACTTGATGATCATACATATGTAAATCTAGCCCAATATTCAAGAATTACGGGTAAGGTTGCAGAGAATCATTATACTGGCAATTGGTATTGTGCTACAGAAAGTCAGTGTGATGATGCAGATGTATATGTAGTTGATGTACCAGGATTAAAACAGTTAAAAGAAAATTATCATAAGAAACATATCTTGGCATTATGTATTGATACACCAAATTCTACACGCATTCAGAGGATGAAGGATCGTGGAGATACAAGTGATGCAATTGATGAAAGAATGAAAAAAGACGAATCTGCTTTTGAAGAGGTTTATGATTTGTGCGATGCAGTTATTAATAATGAAGGAAGTTTGTCTATGACTTGTCTGAATATTATGGCTGAATTAGAGAGATTCAAAAGACAGATTAGAGACACGGAAGGAGCGACAACAGAAACAGTTGATCAGAACAATTAATCAGCTTAGAAATTTAGTTTCTAAACTACACATAGAAAAAGAGGTACTTGTTAAGGATGTAGAAACAGGTAAGACAATGATAATTGAGAGCGTATCAACCGAAAAGATTGATGGCGATGGTAACGATGCACGATATATGTTGAACTGCAAGAAAGCAGGAGACGGGTGCGTTACATATAGATGATGATATTATTACATAATTTATTGGAGGTCTTTTATTGAAAGTAATTAAAAGAGATTGCACTGTTGTAGATTTCGACAAGACCAAAATTTACACAGCGATTATGAAAGCAATGAAAAATGGATCTGGTTTAATCAAAGAGGATATTGCAAAACAGATTGCTGACGAAATTGAAAATGATTGCAGTAAACTGCCAGAAGAGATTGACATTTCTGCAATTGAAGCAATGGTATTTAAGAAGCTTGTTGAGAAAGGACAGGAATTAACTGCCAAAGCCTATGAAGGTTATCGTAGTGTTCGAGAGTTCCAGAGAGAGAATGAAAACACTATTGATGCAGAAATTTCCGATCTTCTTAGTGGAGACAGTGAATATTGGAATACTGAAAATTCTAATAAAAATGAAAAACTTGTAACAACACAGAGAGATTATATGGCAGGCATTGTATGTAAAGATATGACTCGTAGGTATCTGCTCCCACCAGAAGTTGTACAGGCTCATGATACAGGTATTTTACATTTTCATGACATGGATTATTTTGGACAGAAAGCACTTACCAACTGTGAGTTAATTAATCTTGAAGATATGTTACAGAATGGAACAGTCGTGAATGAGGTTATGATTGAAAAGCCTCACAGACTAATTACGGCTGCTACAATTGCAACACAGATTATTACGGCAGTAACGTCTTCTACCTATGGTGGTGCAACGATTACATTAACGCATTTAGCTCCATTTGTGAGAGACAGTTATAACATTTATGTAGAAAAATATAGAAGACGTGGTTTTACAGAAGATTTAGTTGAAAAGTATGCCAAAGAAGATTTAAAGAAAGAAATCGAAGATAGTGTGCAGACGTTTAACTATCAGGTAAATAGTATGACCAACACAAACGGTCAAATGGCTGCCTAACATAGAAATATGTTAGTGAACAGATGGTGAACCTAGAAATCTAGGGTGTATGACTTACGGTTAGGATCACAGGCAATGGTGATAGAAGTTATGCTAACTGGGGAACTCTTATCGGTGCTTTCGAGCAAAAGAGTTGATCATACTATATAAAAATTACAAGCATTGGGGACGGATAAGAGCAATCCAGTGCCAAGGATAAAGAGAAATTTTTATAAAGGTCAAACGACTAAGATATACAGGCTAAGTAGTAATATATGCCTATGAAATCTTTACCTATAATGTGAAATTCATTGTAGGGAAGTGCCATCTACAAAGTAATATAGTTGCTTTTGAGAATTACATATTCTCACCTAACGTGTAACGAGGGTAAAGATATAGTCTAACTCGGAGCAGTGCAGGCTCCATTTCTCAGTGTTTGTATGTACTTAAATGAAACAACAGAGTACAAAGAAGAATTGGCGTTACTAATTGAAGAATTTTTACGGCAGAGAATTAAAGGGTTGAAGAATGAAGTTGGTGTTTACATTACACCTGCATTCCCTAAATTACTGTATGTATTAGAAGAAGATAATATTCGTGAAGATTCTGAGTATTGGTATTTAACAAAATTAGCAGCAGAATGTACTGCTAAGAGAATGGTTCCAGATTACATTTCTGAAAAGATTATGAAAAAGAATAAGATTGATGAGAATGGAAATGGAAACTGTTTTCCGTGCATGGGTAAGCGTAAACTATAGCCCAGGATAAACCGATTGAACCTTGCTTAAAGGGTGTAATGTTTAACATTGCTAACGGGTGAGTCTTAGAGAGGAGACATCTGATGACCTAAGATAATTCCGTGCCAAGCTTATATATTTATATAAGAAGGTGTATCGACTAGCTGTGATGAGTGTAGCAGCGTAGAGTAGGAGATAAGCACCTACCCCAAGCGGTCGGCTCAGTGATGAGAGTAACGGACTCGGAGAGATAATCTAGTCAGTGGATATGGTGACATATCGTAAACATGTGTAGATCGTTTTTAACTTCTTATTTGGATGAAAATGGAAAGCCTAAATATTACGGACGCTTTAATATGGGTGTCGTGACAATTAACCTTCCAGATGTAGCTTTATCTTCTGGCAAAGACAAAGAAGCATTTTGGAGAATTTTAGATGAAAGATTAGAGTTATGCCACAAGGCATTAAAATGCAGGTACAAAAGATTAAAAGGAACATCTTCTGATGTTGCTCCTATCTTATGGCAGCATGGATGTTTTGCAAGACTTAAGAAAGGAGAAAAAATTGACAAACTATTAGAAAATGGTTATGCAACAATTTCTCTTGGATACGCAGGATTATATGAATGTGTAAAATACATGACTGGTGAATCCCATTCTGTTCAGCAGGAATTTGGCTTAAAGGTAATGCAGAGATTAAACGACAAGTGCAATGAATGGAAAGATTCTGAAGGATTAGCATACAGCGTATATGGCTCTCCAATTGAATCAACTACATATAAATTTGCAAAATGCTTAAAGAAAAGATTTGGTATTGTTGAAGGAATTACGGATCGTGATTACATTACAAACTCATATCATATCCCAGTATTTGAAAAGATTGATCCTTTCACAAAACTTGATATTGAAAGTAGATTCCAAGAATTAAGTCCGGGCGGTGCAATTAGTTATGTAGAATGTGCAGACCTGACAAAGAATACAGATATTGTTCTTGAGATTATGAAGTTTATCTATGATCATATCATGTATGCAGAATTGAATACAAAGAGTGATTATTGTCAGAAATGTGGCTATGATGGAGAGATTAGTATTTTAGATGTTGACGGTAAGTTAATCTGGGAATGCCCAAATTGTGGCAACAGAGATCAAGATACGATGAATGTTGCCAGACGATCATGCGGCTACGTCGGCACCCAGTTTTGGAATCAGGGACGTACAGCAGAAATTAAAAGCAGATATGTTCATGTAGATGATCATAGTATGGAGGAATAGTTTTGAGATACGCTTCAATAAGAAAAATGGACATTAGCAACGGAGAAGGGCTTGGCGTAGCCCTCTTCGTTCAAGGATGCCACTTCCATTGTAAGAATTGTTTCAATAAAGAAACATGGGATTTTGATGGTGGTAATGAATTAACTTTCAAAGAAATTGAGGAATTATTGCATCAGTTATCAAAGCCCCAATATACAAGGTTAAGTATTCTTGGTGGTGAACCTCTAGCTAAAGAGAATGTTGATTGTATTTATACATTGTGTAAATTTGTTAAACAATTTATGCCAGAAAAACAAATCTGGCTATATACAGGATATACGATAGAAAGCACGGGCATCTTTGAGTTTTCTTGTTCTGATATTGATCAGCTTAGACGGTATAACGTCTTACATACGATAGATGTCATTGTAGACGGACAATATGTAGATGAGTTGAAAGATATGTCTTATCCGTGGGCAGGATCAACCAATCAAAGGGTAATTGATGTGCAAAAGTCATTAGAGAAAAATCAGGTGGTTTTATGGAAATTATAATCAGAATATTGACGATATTAATGTTGGCGGCTGGTCTTATTGCACTATTCTCCATCATGGAAATGATACTTTATGGACTGGTTAGTGTCATCGAGGCTATCAGTGAAAGAAGTATTAAAACATTGTTTACTACATGGAACGATGCAAAAGATTATTTAATGGTGTCAAGCTGGAGAGCCATGATAGTAAGTGCATGTATTGCAATGATTTTATGGCTAATTACATATGTGATCAGCTAACATATAAATAATTCCAAATTCCACTTTTATTCCACCATAGAAAGGAGTGTACTAATTATGTCAAAATCGAAAGATTGTCCACAGGATACGGACTTTCTACAATATGTTCCTGCGAAATTTCAACAGAATCGAAAGACAATGTTAAAGAAAAGAAATCGTAGGAAGAAACATCATCGAAACTTAGCGAAACTTAAAAATATCGGTTGGTATCCTGCGCCTGTGCAATACGTAGACAAGTATTATTGTGGATTCTATGAAATGCCACGTAAGAAACCTTATTATAAAAGGTTATATGTCAGCAATTGGGACGATTATAGATTTCATAAGAGATTGTCTAACAAGAAAGTTCGCAGAGCATTGGACGTACCAAGTCGAGGTGGATATAAAAAAGTACACGATCTATGGTGGGAGACATTTTAGAAAGGAGATAGATGTGACAAAAGAAACATTAGATGATTTAAGAGATGTTACTGGAGCATTGACAGTATGTATGGAATATAAAAGCACTAATAATATAACTCAAATTCCAACATATGATTTGCTACATCAAGTTACTAAATTGAAAAAAATTGTACAAAAGAATATTGGACATGCAGTTGATGGAAGTTGTTGTGTAGTTGTAGAAGAAACAAATTCCGAAACATTTGAAGATTTTGTAAATGATTATCTAAACGATGGTTATAAAATTTCGGCATCTTCATGTAACAGTAGAACTTGGAAAGCAATTCTTATAAAAGAAGATAAAGAACAGGAGAAAGAGTAAATATGAGCAATATTCCATTGGTGTGTGACCATTGCGGCAAGGTGTTTTTCGATTATCACGGTAGCAATTGGTGTGATTGCGGAGCTAAATGGTGTAGCGAAACCTGTGCAGAATTAGATGGATATGAGAAAGAAAATTTTGGATCTAGTTGTAATTACTGTCGTGGCGAAGATTTCGAAGACAGCGAATTGCTTGAATTTGTAGTTTCGACACTGGGTGTCAGCAGAGAGGATCTTGTCGCTTTTTACAAAGAGTCTAAGGATCAGCTTAAAAAGGGAAATATTTGCAAATTTAACGGACGCATTAATTTTAGTTCTTATACTCAAACAGGAGATACAGTTATTGCTGGTGTCACATTAAAACATGCATCAAAGACAGGAGATATTCATGAATAACAGAGATTTACCAAAGAAAGATGATATTTACAAACACTTTAAAGGACATTTCTATAAAGTGATTGACCTTGCAACTCATACAGAAACAGATGAGAAACTGGTAATCTATCAAGCAATGTATGGAGATTTCAACATTTATGCCAGACCAGTAGAAATGTTTCTGAGTGAAGTTGATCATGAGAAATATCCTGATGTAGAACAGAAATACAGATTTAAAAAAGTAGGAGAAAAATCATGCAGATGACATTGATCTCGATTAAATGTTAAGAAAGGTTGGTGTAAAAGAATCTTAAAAAACATATTCTTTTTTATTGGACAATCAATGTTAACAACAAGCTTAACGATTACAATAATCATGTTGATGTGGCTTATTGTGGCAGTATTTATTTCTATAGTTAAGAGAAATATTGACTCAATAAAAGATTTTAAGGCTTCAGGATTATTGAAGCTCTATATTCAATGGGCGATGATCACAAGTTATATTTGTGTAATTAGTGTTGGCATCGCAACTTATATATAATGTAACATTTCTAGTTACATTTCTGATGACTATTCGAGGAGAAATATCTATAGATTAGACATGTCTTATTTCTTCCATATGATGACTTTAAAATTTTGTTTTTATCTACATTTCAATTTTTGTAGATAAAACATATAAAAATAAATACATAAGAAAGGTTTTATCAAGTAATCCTAGGTAAAACGCAGTGCGCTGCCTTGTAAATGCAAGGTTTAAATGACAGAAAATAAAAACAAAACTTTCAATCCGCTGAATGTAAGTAGTAAATTTGCAATATGCGGGTTACCTATTCGAGTAGATACATATAAAACATGTAGTTTTGGATGTAAATATTGTTTTTCTAATTATAGGAAGATAATGGAATTTGATAAAAATTTACAAATTGGTAATGTTAAATCCGTTGAACGTCGATTAGATAAAATTTTTGTTCATAATAAAGTGGATAAAACGAATTTTTTAGATTTTTTAATATCTCAACGATATGATTGGCATTGTGGTGGTATGAGCGATCCATTCCAGCCAGCGGAAGAGAAATTCCATATTACAAAACAGTTAATTGATATTACTAAACAATACAATATTCATATTTTATTTAGTACAAAATCTTCAACACTGTATGGTTGTGAAGTTGATCCAGATTTACACACCTTCCAAATGTCTGTAACAAATGTAATTAATGACAAATCAATAGAGCCAAATGTTCCAGATATCTTAGAAAGATATAAATTATATCGAAATTTAAAAGACAATGGATTTAAAGTAGGAATTAGAATCCAACCATTCATTCCAGGAATTTCATCTACAGATATTATTGATATGTTTCATGACGCAGATCATTTTACTATCAAAGGTTTAAAAATTGTTCCACAAAATAAGGAACATAAAGAATACCTATTAAAACTTACTGGATTAGACAAATCTAGCTTCACACAAATGGGGTTATTAAATTTGAAGCCAAAAATTAGGTTAAATTTATATCAGCCGTTAATTGAGAAATTACAGCAATATTCTATTCCATATAGTATTGCAGATAATGATTTGCATTATTTAAGTACATCAAAATGCTGTTGTGGGGATGTGTTAACAAATAAAACAACAGACTTTAACAATACTGCAATGATATACAAATATGGAATTGACTACACTAAAGAAGAGGTTGATTCAGAATTAACTAAATCTAATGTGTGCGGCTGCAAATGTTGTCAGTTATTCACATCAAATAGACAAGAAGGATGTGTAACTGTCCAGGAATTTTATGATAAAAGATTTGACCGCAAGTCAAGTCCATTTAGCCCTAAATTTTTATATAAAGGAGAATAAAAATGCCAAAAGAACCAAATACAATTACGATTACTAAATCCGATGATTGGCAATCTATTGAAGTCAATGGAACTAAAATAGAAAACCATAAATTAGATGTTGATGATTTTACAGATGTTTTAAAGGAATTAGGGTTCAATGTCAATGTAGTATGGGAGGATTCAGATGTTTAAGATACAAGAAATTGGCAGGTCTCCAACACCTAAGAAACCAATCATTGTATATGCAGTTCGTGAAGACAAAGATAGTGACAGTTATTGTGATTTTGAAACAGTTGAATTCCTCATATACAAAGACGATAACTGGGTTTGGGTAAGTGGCTTGTGTTATGAACCATATGGATTAAATAAATCGTGTGAAATATAAAAGGAGAGTTAATTGTTCCAAAAATTAAAAGAGAAAATTAGAAAATGGTTGCTAGAAATCCTACAACCAGATATTGATGCCTTAAAAAATGAAATTAATGAAAGCAATACTAGATTAAATTTTGCTACAAGCAGTTGCGATGAGGCAGCTCGTCAGTGTCAGATTTCAATACAACAAAATGAAGAGATGAAGAAAATGTATAACCAAATTACCGATGTAGCAGTTGACGTTGGATTTCATGATTTAGAGCATTCGTGGGCAGTCGTATGTGTCGAAGGAAGACCTGAATATGTAAAATTTATTCCTTTAAGCGGTGCAGATGCTAGAACTGTTATGAATTTTTTAAGACAGTTTCAGTATTCACAGCCCATTGTTGATAGTCCACTAAGATTCAAAGATAAACTTCAGAGATATTTTATATAAAAGGAGATTGCAAACTATGACAATAAATAAACAAACAACACTGATTATTAAAGATAGAGCAACAGGCAAAACTACACAATTGCTCTATACGAGTGCTACAACACAGTATCCGATCATTGTACAGAATCATTCACAGGTTAAATTCCTGCTAGACAAAGCTAAAGACCTTAATCTGATTATTCCAGTGCCTATGACTGTAGAAGAAGTTAAGAACAAGCGTGGAATGAATTATGATCATGTTCTTATTGATGAAGGATACAATTTAATTGGCGAAGCTCTTGATGCTTATATGGGAACGCATGTGATGGCAGTAACTTTGACTGATAGAGTAAAAGAGTTAGCAGATAAGAAAGTGGTGAGATTGTAATGGAAGAACCAAATTATATAACAGTTGGACAGCTTAAAAAAGAGTTAGAAAAATATTCAGATGATACGCCAGTATTGTTCGGTTGCGATATGGAAGACGAATTTGCTGAAACAATTGAAGACGACACTATCACAATCGATTATGGAATAGGTTATCGCAATTGTAGGATTGTGAGAATTTGTTAAGGAGGATTTATGTCTAAAAAATTAACAAGAGAAGACTATGGGGGGTCTTTAGACGCAACCCTGTTACAGTAAGAGATCTTATCTATAAGCTAGAAAAATTTGATAAAGACTTGATTATAATAAGTGGAATTAATACGTATAACGAAACAATTACCACTTTAAAAGAAATTGACGTTCAGGACATTGTCTTGGATAACGGAACGCTTATTTCTGGATCAGTGGTACTTATTTCATAGGAAATAATCAATTTACATAAAAGAAATATTTAATTTACGAAAGGAGTGGTAAGCGTATGTTCACGAACGATAAACCTTTCATGATATCGGGCAGTCTAAAAGATACATTTAACGGGACGTTGGAAAAGACATTGAGATTCATTGTTGATATTTATGGAGAAACAGCAGATGAATTACGTGGAATTAAAGAAGTAGACGGAAAGTTATACTTTGGATGGATACCGACAAAAAATAGAGATGATGATGCTTTAGATGAAGAATATATGAAACAGTGGGATATTGTATTGTCTGGAGATATTATGAAACCATCTTTCAATATGTTGATAGAGATTATCATTAATTGGTTGAATAGTGACAACGCAGTATACGAGTATGACAGATTATATTATGAAGAAGATGATCTTGATTACGCTGAAGAGTTGATCAAAGGATGGACAATTTCTTCTATTACATATGATGACAATTGCCCAAGTTTTAGCGTATTTTCTGTTACACCACGATGGGGAGAGATTGGTAAATGATTGAAATTTTAGAAAAAGGAACACGCAAACAATGTACATGTGAAAATTGTGGTGCGGAGTTGAGTTATGAGAAAAATGATATTAAAGATAAGCCAAAGCGAACGATTGATTTCAGAACTCTCAAACCAGTATACCCACCAAACTATATTATCTGCCCACAGTGCAAACATCCAATCGAAGTCGAGGTAGAGAAAGATGATTAAGATTTTGAAAGGTGGAACTAAACGCAAAGTGAAGTGTAATGGATGTGGCGCCAAATTGAGATTCGATGAATCCGATATTAAATCTGAACTTGTCGGATACAGCTACTGTAGTGGGTATGTGGAATTCATTCACTGCCCACAGTGTGGTCATAAAATTATGATATAAAGGAGAGAAAACTTGACATTAGATAAAGAAGATATTTATGACATTGCCAAGGCGGTCGTAAAAGTAATTGAAGATAAAGATATGATGAAATCGGAAGAAAATGATTGTACCTCAGAAAAAGTAGAGCTTCAAACATTAAATGCTGGTGATACCTTTAAGGTAGCAGGGTATGAATGGATTGTGTTAAATCAGTTTAAGGTATTAAAAACTTGTTTTTGCATTATGAAAGATGTTTTGGGTGATACAAAGCCATTCGACACATATTGTAACAGATGGGAACCTAGTCGTCTTCGTCATGATTTAAAATATATCGAATGTGAAATTGAAGATAATTGTCATCATGATGTGTTGCAGTATATGGAACGTAATTTAATGGCACTTGATGGAACAATGGCGAATGAAATAAGTATTGATAAAGTTTCTTTACTAACTTTAGACGAATATAGGCTATACAGGGAGTATTTAGAGTACCCAACAAAATTTCCAGGTCATATTGAATGGGTATTATTAACTGCCGTATCAGAAGAAAATCGTTCAGCTATTTGTGCTGTTGATACATGTGGAGTTGTCAAACAATGTTATTGTGCGGAGTCTTTTAACATTCGTCCAGTATGTACATTTAGATCAGATGTACTAGTAGAGAGAGTGCACTCATGAATGCAAATGATAAGTTAAAGAAATGGATCAATCATAATTATTTGACAAAAGGAGATAGAAGAATGATTACAGATAAAACAAAATGGAATGATAACGACTATTATGGCGACAATTTCAAAGAAATCATGTACGACAAAATTACAGAAGGAATTGATTTGACAAAAGGCGAGCTTAAAGAATTGGTTTTTGATTATCAATTCGAAGAACTTGAAGGAGATAGAGGAAGATGGTCGATTACTACGCAGTCAATTATCGAGTTACGTGATAAGTGTTTTGCTATTGATTGGGAGAAAGGGGCGACAGAGATGCAAGAAAATGAGTTCTATAACCAGCCATATGAAGTTAAAAAAGTAGAGAAAATGGTTCCTGTTACAGAGTGGATTCCAGTAAAACAGGATTCATAAAATAAATGTTTTGTGTACAAAAAAGATACCACCTCAGTTAAGAAGTGGTATCTCGTATACAAAATTACACCGTTTTCAAACTAAGTCGATTTATACGCAAATTTATTATAGCACAGAAAGGAGAAATATGGAACAGGTTTTTGCATCAGACTATGAGGATGTTTATAGAGTTAAAGATGGCGTAATGTTTTACGTTAAGAAATATAACAGGGTACGTGATAAAAAAACTGGTAGATACCGATGCATTAAGCTTGAAGATAGAATGAAGCTTAAAAACTATATTAAAGATAAGAGCTATCAAAATTGTTGTTTAAAAATTGCAAGTGAAGATGTGCATATTGACAACGGGTTTTGGTCTGGTGAGTATACATTGATCCAGAAAGGTTCCGTGTTTGATGGTGATTTTATTATTAAACCAGTTAGCCCACATTTTTATCGGTATGAAATTAAAACAACTGGGGATGCGTTTAGTGGAGATATTGTCCAAATGAATAAAATGGTCAAAGATATTATGGAAGTAGTGAATCACGAAGTGTATGAAGATATTTTTACACAGTTAAATAAAATTGGAGTGTGTAATGTGGAGGGTGCGAATGAAGAGAACAGAAGTGAAAGAAGTTGAAGAATATTATTGTGACTTCTGCGGCTGCGAATGTACCGATGAACATTATGATGTTGCCTTGCCATTCGTAGAAATAAATGGGTATTTTAGTAGATTCTGCTCTAATAAACCAAATTCTATAGAAATCAAACATTTATGTTTGTGTGGTGCATGTACTAAAAGAAATGCTCAGGTCAATACGTTCCTTTCAAATGCAGGTCATAACAAAGTTAGTATGGAGCAAACCGTAGACAAGCCATATGAAGGATCATACATTAGTAGGATTGGAGCATTAAGGTATCAAACAATTTGTTTTAGCGAACATCACAAAATGACACTTGAATACAAGAAATAAAATTTGACTTTGAAATAAAGAAAGGAGTATAAACATGTCCAAACATCAGAGAAGAAAGCTAACAATATATTATCAGGTAGGTGAGAAGAGATTAAAACAATCATTTCGAACAGTACAGGAGTTATTAGATTTAGATACCGACTCTCATAAACATAATAATCCTATGGCACCAACCAATGACACAAAGATTACCTGTGTGGCTTGGAAGGGGTGTGCATTATTTGATGAGACGTATAGTTTGGGCGAAGTAAAAAGACTCCTGAAAGGCTTTAATTTAACTAAAGCTAAACATAAACCTCGCAAACCAACTCACAAATATATCAGAAAGGGTATTTATTCTATTGATGAAGTTAGGGATAAAGTGAAAAATATTATGTTTGCGAGCCAAAACAATCAAGTAAAAGTTAAATTCGATGGCGATTTGATTAAAGGCAATAGCCAGAGATACCAGACATTCTTCACTAAAGGCTGCAAATGTGTTAAGTGTGGAATCGAAGGTAAATATTTTGCTAAAGAAAAAGGCTTGAAAGACAAGAGCTATCACTTGAATTTATATGCAGTCGATGATGATGGTGATGAAATTTTAATGACAAAAGATCATATTATACCACGATCTAAAGGTGGTATTGATGATATTAGCAACTATCAACCAATGTGTGAAATTTGCAATAAGGCAAAAGGAAACACGATAGAAGATTAAATTTTAAATGAAAGGAAAAAATTAGAAAAGTTCCTATAGGATAAAGTGCGCACTACTTACTAAGGTAAGAAGGAACTTGACAAAAGAAAGAGCATTAGCACATATTGAAGAAATTGCATGGATTAAGCCAATTGAGGGCGCAGATAAAATTGAATTGATTGGAGTTCTTGGTTGGGTGCTGATTGCCCAAATTGGGGAATTTAAAGTAGGAGATAAAGCGGTATTTATTGAAATTGATAGTAAATGCCCAGAAGATGATGAGAGATTTGCTTTTTTGGAAACAAAGCATTACAAGATTAAAACGATGAAACTAGGCAAATTTAAATGCTTCAGTCAGGGGTTGGCGATGCCAATTGCATTATTCCCCGAACTATCCGATAAACAAATCGGTGATGACGTCACAAAAGAATTGAGAATTACATATGCTTCTGAAAAGGTTGCAAAAAGAAAAGCTAATAAAGTAGATACAAATGCTAAATATCAGTCTATGGTAGCCAGACATAAAAAAGTTTTCTCAAAACCAATTATTAGAAAAATGATGAGATATAGCATCGGTAGAAAAATCTTATTCATGATTTTCGGTAAAAAACGAGACAATCCTAAAGATTTTCCATCATGGATTGTAAAAACCGATGAAGATAGAATTGAAAATTGCCCACTATGGCTTGAATCAACAAATGAATGGATTCAAACAGAAAAGATTGACGGAACGTCATGTACATATGCTGTTGATCGTAAGAAAGGCAAGAACAAATTTGACTTTATTGTATGCAGTAGAAATGTTAGACAAGCTGACAGAGATCAGAAATGTCACCATGATTCTAATATTTACTGGGAACTTGCCGATAAATATAATATTGAAAAAGTTTTAACTGATTATGCCATTGCAAATAAATATGATCGTGTTGTTTTACAGGGCGAAGGTACAGGTAATGTACAAGGAAATCCTTACAAATTTAAAGAGAATCGTTTATTCGTATTCAATTTGGTAGCTGAAGGAATTCGTAAAGGTACACAGGAAATGGCAAAATTCTGTGATGATAATAACTTAGAACATGTGCCAATTATCAATGAACACTACAAAACGCCAGATACAATGGAAGAGATTAAGCTTCAGGCTGACGGATTCAGTATTATCAATCCAAAAGTTAAAAGAGAAGGATTTGTATACAGAGATATGTCAGGACGGCAGAGTTTTAAAAATGTTAGCAGAGAATATCTGTTAAAACACCAAGATCAGGAAGAATAAAGGAGAATTATGAACGAAAGAAAACCAAGACTTACATTATTGTGTGGCTTATCAGCATCTGGTAAGTCACAATACATAAACACTGTTTTACAAGACAGTGGCAATGAAGTTATCACCATATCAACAGATGGTATTAGAGAAAATATATGTGGAAGAGTAGAAGATCAGTCCAAAAATAAAGAAGCATTTCAGACATTTCATAGTCTAATCGTTAAATATCTTAAAAATGGTATTGACGTTGTAGCTGAAGCAACGAATATTACTATGAAGTCAAGACGATCTATTCTCAACGTAATTAAAGGTATTGATTGTGAGAAGGTTTGTGTGGTCATCGTAAAACCAATTGGTGAATGTAAAAAAGATAACATTGACAGAGAACATCCAGTTCCAGGACATGTAATTGACAAACAAGCAAGAAAATTCCAGATTCCATTCCTTGAAGAAGGATGGGATGAAATTAAATTTGTTGATCATATTCACAATAAAGACAAGTATAACTATAGACTTGAAAATACATGGATTCCAGAAATATATAACGACTTTGACCAGAAGAATCCGTATCATATGGAATCTCTTGGCAAACATATGACAGATGCCTATGATTTTTCAAAAAAGATTCATAACGATTATTCAGTGTTAGTGGCTACTAAATATCACGATATGGGTAAATTATACACTCAGACATTCGATGAGAATGGTGTGGCACACTATTACGGACATGAAAATATTGGTGCATATATGATGTTAGTTTATGAGGTTGCAAATCAGCATTCTTTATTTGTAAATCACAATATAGGAGACATTGCTTTCTATATTAACTACCATATGCTGCCGTTCCAGTGGAAGCCAATCTCCGAATGCGACAATAAATGGATTAAAATCATGGGACATAAAAAATGTGAGAATTTATGGTCTCTGCATATCGCTGATTTAGTTGCTTCAAAGAGAGAGAAAGGTTTATCTGAAGCTTTAAGAGCTAAGAGAGGCTTTGATAATGAATTTGATCTATAACCAACCTAACACAGACGCTCAGTTGAACGACCCTTGTTATTACGATTCTGAGCAGTTTGAGTTAGAGGAAGAGTTTGAACTACAAAATTATCCAGATGACGAGGAGGATACAGATGATTAAATTACACTTATGGCAGTTTATGCTTTGCAATTTTGGAACTGTTGTCATTGGCGCATTTCTTGGTGCTATGGTAGCAGGCGGATTCCTTATTCGCAAACTTGATATTGTTAGACTCCAGGAATTGATTGATGACAATGAGGCAAAGATTGAATTTCTCGAACAGGAACGAGAAGAAATTGATGATGAGATCGATGAATTGGACGATAAGTCTGATGAAGATAATGATGACATTATTACAGGCGAGGAGGATGAGGAATAATGGAAGAACTTTCCAAAGCGGTTATTGAGTTACAGCTTTCATATGGCTTGAGTCTGCGAACAATTCAGAAGATGGTGCGTGATGTATACAAAAATACAAATGATGCACCGCCAACAGGTATTACACCTAAGACAACTAAATCAAAATCAACTAAATAAGGAGTGAATTACTACGGCTAATTTCTTACAGCGTAAAGAATATTTTGGAAAGTATCGTGTTGTAGCAGCATATAACATGGATACTAATGATTTTCCTAGAACTGATGCAGGATTAATAGATCCTAGCTTTGATGATTTGTACATAAAATGCTCATTTGGTAATCAGATATATTACTACGGAAAAGGCAAGCATAGAGGCGAATATACCCTTGTAGCTTACATTCCCTCATTAATAAGAGGGCGTAATGTTATAAAGGCAATTCGAGAGATAGACAAAGATATTCCCTATTGTATAGAAGAAACTGATAAAGAAGTGCTATTTAGATTCGATGTAAAATATCTGGACACGGTTGCCGAGTTACTGAAGGCGCAGAAGAGTAGAATTCGTGATGATGGAACTTACAAATACATCTCGCCTTTTTCAACGAAAAACTTACCAAAAACGCCTTATAAGATTCCAGATGATGAATTGAGTACCTACAAGAAATTAACTGCAAATTTGAAGCGTGAGGACATGTATAAGGTAGGGCAGATTGCAACTAGATTCTTAAAAGAAAAGATATGCTCACGCAAGTTTACATTCCAAGACTTGAAAGCAGAACAGAAGAAGATGGGATTGAAAGGCAAAAATTATATTCATGCTAAAGGATTATGGGATGAATATTGCCGATACACAGAAAATGAACTACGCAAGGAGAATTTACTATGAGTACAAATAATGTAATGATGACTGAAAACGATAAAAGAAACGTAGGAAACACAGACTTAGAGAAGCAGATTAAAGAAGTGAAACACAAACTTGATTTCATTAAAGATGTGGACAAGCTACTCAAGAAATATAAATTGCCAAAAGATTATCTATATCTGGCAGCTAAAAAGTCAAGTCTTAACACAGATCGTCAGTTATACATGATTGAAGTTGAAACATTTAATGACGGTGTATATGACGGCAATGTGACTTTAATTGTGCATGGCACTGAAGATGAAGTGAAAAAACAGAAAGATCTGTTGGTTGAAAAATTAAAAGAACAGTACAAAGACGAACCAGAAATGACTTTTGAGGATTCTTATTATAACGAAGTCGGATTACCTCTGATGCTTTGTAAACGATAGTTTACATAACATGATAACGAAATATTGAATTTTGTGAAAATTGCACAAAGAAAATGGAAAGGAAATACATATATGGGATTATTAACAGAAAGCGGATTAATGAAAGTTGCAGAGTTTGAGAAAGTATCGTTTGACCAGTTCATACAGGACTGGGAAGAGAAATTTCACAAATATCCAGAAGAATCAATTTATGGTAGTTTAAAATATCCTGCTAGAGCGACAAAGGGATCAGCAGGACACGACTTTATTGCACCAGCGGATTTTGTTGTAAGATCAGGAGATGCAATCATCATTCCAACAGGAATGAGATGTAAGATCCTCAGAGGATGGACATTGTTTATTTTTATCAGAAGTAGTCTTGGCATTAAAGCTGATGCATGGATTGGCAATGGAACGGGCGTTATTGATGAAGATTATTATTTTGCAGATAACGAAGGTCATATCTTTGTTAAAATTAAGAATTGTAGTCCAAATACATTAAAAATTAAAAAAGGAGAAGCGTTTTGCCAAGGTGTATTTACTCTCTATGGGGTTGCTGATAGAGAAGAAGTTACTGAGGAAAGAACTGGCGGAATTGGAAGTACAGGTAAATAAATGAATTATTTAGCACAAACAAAAGGACTGATCGATGCTGTGGATATGAAAGAGTATTCACAGCAGCAGTCCAATGCACAATTAAGTAAAATATTTGATGACTTATATGACGACTTAGTAAATGATATATGGGAAACTGCACAGATGAATGGTAGAACAGAAACATACCGTAAGACACAATCAATGTCTTGCGATACTGACAAGTCACTTGATTCTTGTATTGCAGTATTAGAAGACTTCATGAATAAAGGATATGTCTGTATTGTGACACGTAAATATGTTGATTGTACGAGATATTACTATAAAATCTACATCAGTTGGTCAGGGCATCCGCCTAATGTCCACGGATATGTAACAGTTGATGATAACGACAAAGAGAAATTAGTATTCTCTTCATATTTAAAATAGGAGGAATTTATATATGATTAAAATTGAACACCCAGTATTTCCAAGTCCAGAGCAGTGGATGTTTTCTATTGAAGGAGCTAGAAACGCATACGATAGTTGGCATTTAAGTGATAGCTACATTGGACACACCACAGAATATGATAAAGAAAGAAATGTAGAAATCTGGCATCCATGTTTTTGCATGGGAGAGAAGGATTTAGGTTTATTTAAAAGACTTGCAAGAGCAGGAAAGGATCACAGAAAAGCCTTACGGTCACTGCCAGTTGGATTACGAATTACATCTCATCACACATGGTGGGCGCAGGCAGATACATATAAAGTTGGAACAACAAGATGTAGTTGTTCTAAGATGCACACAATTCATAAAAAAGAATTTGACTTAGACAATTTTTCTCATGAAGGTATTGATGTTGTAATTGAGAAATTCTCATTATCAAGCCATGATAAAAGTAATACTTCAGACATTGAAAACACACTTGGTTACAAAGTTAAACAACATACAGAAAATACTATTCAGTTACTAAATGAACTTAAAGATGAGTACAATGCAACAAAGGATAAAAATATTTGGAATGCAATTCTTGAAATGCTACCTATGGGATATAATATCACAGCAAATCTTTCTCTTACTTACGAAGTGCTTTTAAATATGTATTTTTCACGAAAGACACATCCAGTAAAGAATTGGAGAATCTTCTGCCAGTGGATGTTAGACAATGTACCATATTTCGAAGAACTTGTAGAACATATTGAAGGGCAGAATAAAGTAGATTAAATCCTTATTTAATGATTGGAGATTATCGCATATGACGAAAAAAGAAAAACCACAGATTCCAATTTGGGAGCGAGCCAACTTAACTATTGATGAGGCTTCTGTTTATTTTCACATAGGAGCTGCAAAATTACGGGAATTAGCAGATAATCCAACTGTAAATTTCGTGCTTGAAATTGGAACAAGACGTTTAATTAAACGTAAACAATTCGAACAATATCTTGAAAACAAAAGATATCTGTAAACCTTAAATTGTAAGGAGTTTTAGTATGTGTTATAATCAATATATAGTATTAAAACTCCTTTATTAAAGGAGAAACTATGGCAAAAACGAAAAAACAAAGTAGAAAGGATAGTAGAGGCAGAGTATTAAGAAAAGGAGAAAGTGAAAGAAAAGACGGTACTTATATGTATCGTTACATGGATGAGTGTAAAAATCGGAAGAGTGTTTATGCAAAAACATTGTCTGAACTAAGAGAGAAAGCTTCTAAAATTGAACGAGATAAATTAGATAATATCAAATTATCTACAAACTATACTGTTGATCAATTAGTAAGACTGAATTTAGAAATTCATAAAAATATCAATAAACTTGCTATTAATACATTGGCATCAGATGAGAGAACTTACAATGCACATATCAAAGATAGCTGGTTGGCTTCAAAGAAAATAAAAGACGTAAAGAAAAAGGATATTCTTTTATTTTATGCTGAGTTATCTAAAACTCTTAAAAACTCTTCCATTCATACAAGCGTTCACAAGGTACTGCATCAAGCATTTGATTTAGCACTTGAAGACCAGATGATCCGTTTTAATCCAACGAAAGACGTTCTAAAAGATTTTCCTAGTGACGTAGAAGAAAAAGTTATTTTATCATCTCAGCAATTAGAAGAATTGGGTAAATATATGAAGGATCATCCAATTTATTATAAGTGGCATCCATTAGTAGTTATATTTACAGAAACTATGATCCGTGCAGGAGAATTATGTGGATTAACATGGAACGATGTTGATTTAGAACGTAAAATTATAAAAATAGATCATCAGATACAACGGAAAAATGAGAATGGTAAAAGCGTCTTATATACTTGCCCACCTAAATCAAAGAAAGGAATTAGAACAATTCCATTAACTGATGAGGCTTATCAAGCTTTTGTGACGCAAAAAGGTATTCAGCGTGCTCGTGGAATACATTCCAATGTTTCCATAGACGGTTATCATGATTTTGTTTTTGTAACAAACAGAGGAACCCCTCAACAACCAACGAATTTGGGTATTGTACTTAAAAGACTAACATCTGATTATAATTCCAATAACGATCTTCAGATTCCTCATTTGGCATGTCATGTACTACGACATACAGGATGTACTATCATGGCAAAAAGAATGTTTAGACTTGGTCTAAACCCTAAAATACTGCAAAATTGGATGGGACACTCTTCATTAAAAATGACATTAGAATATTACAATCACGTTATAGAAGAAGAATCTAAGAACGCAATGAGTGAGATTAATGTCTTTAATAACAACGAATCATCATTGCTTAGTATGAAAAACATTGAATTTTTAAATCGACTGAACAACTTATCTTCGCTTTCTAAATGTGTATAATTATTTTTTATTGTTAATGTTTTTACACCATTTTTTACACCAAAAAAGATTTTTTTATGAAAATTTATGAAAACTTATGTGTACTATACATTGATACGTGTACATTGATACTCTTAATTTACTATCTTGAAATTTAAAAAATACGTGTATAAGTTTAAAAATAAGCTTTTATTACCATATTTACACTGAAATAAGTAAAACATAGAATTTTGTATGCAAATGCAAAGTTCAAATATTTCCTTGATTTTTAAATGATGGAAACCCGCATAAAATAAAGGAAAACTGCAATAAAGTAAAATTATAATTTTAGACAAAACACTTAGTTACACCAAATTTACACCAAATTATAAAAATAAGCATTTAAGAATATAATTGGAACAAATAACAAATTAATTATGGAGTTTTAATGCTATAGATTCTCTTAACCACAGGTTTATTATAATCTGTGGTTTTTCTTTTATAATTCTTTACACCAAACACACGTTCGTGTTATAATACTCAAGAGGTGAAATAAAATGTACAATACAACAAACATTCCAAAAGCAACCAAGAGGGTTAACATCTCAGGAGACACACCGCCAGACATTTGGATGTCTATGTTAGATTCTTATGGTAAGCTTCAAAAATTCCACATCAGAGAATTACTTCTACAGGGTACTAGAAAAGAAACCAACTCAGCAAGGCAAGAACGTGAAGTAGAATATTACAAAAGCAGAATAGAAGTGTTAGAACGATTTAACATCTCTACAAAGACAAAGATACTAAAATACATCCCATCGTCAGACACATGGTATATTTGCGGAGAATATGCAGACTTATTACGGTCACAGAGTTACTTGAACAGCTAAGGAGATACACGATGAGAATATACGAATACAACGAAAGCACTCAGACGCTTAATACAGAGTGCGGATTATTCCATATAGGTGACATAGTACAACTTACAGAAATCGACTCTCAGACGCCTATAAAAACAACCTTATATGGAGCTAGAATTGATTCTACAGAATATGTCCTTACATTCTTTGACGAGAAGTGTGAGATGTCTTTGTACTTGTCTGAGCATGAAATAGATGATATGTGTAGAGTAAAATAAATTATATTGACATGTATTATTTCTGGTGTTAATATGGTTATAAAGAAAGCGACCCACATATTTAATTGATCCATATTGGAATCTAAAATATATTAATAATATTTTTAAAGTAATAGCGTCATAGTGTAATGTTAATTTTATGAGTAAAATAAGCAAAAAATGACATTTTCATATGGGTTGTTTTTACACATAAAACTACAATTTTATCAACCACAACACATTGTGTTTTGAAATTTATATAAGAAGAGGTAATATTACTTTTCTTTAATTAAACCGTAACATAGGATGTTTTGAAACCTATAAAAGAAATGAAATTAGTTTATTTCTTAATTTAAACCGTAACGCAAGGCGTATAACTATCAATTCACACAGAAAAGGAGTTATACAATGTTTTATTCAGATAAAAAAGAAAGAGATGAATTTTACGAACACATGAAGTTAGGTGGTAAGATTGGTGACGAACCAGAAGCAACAGACCGAGAGAAAGTATTATGGTCTCTCGGTTTTTTGAATTGTGCTTTTCAATTAATCAGCACACGCTTAAAGAAACCATATCCTATGATTCTAACATCTATCGAACAACATGCAAATATGACATGCATGACCAATATTCGCAAAAATGTTATGAATGAGTATCAAAAAGCTAATAGGTTTATGCGACATGAATCATCACAGCATGTATTCCCTGGTGATAAGATTTTACACGGAATGATGCTTTATGCATTTTCATATAATGACGATCATATGAAAAGGAAAATCGCAAAAGTTGATGAAGATTATTTGAATTATATTATGGGCGCACAATATGCATCTGAGAAAGTCCCTACATGGAAGAGAAGTTACACCATACAAGCGTAAAGTATCAGAACGGAGAAACAATATGGCATTAATTAATCAAAATGACACTCATATTATCTATGAAAGCTTAGAGCTTATAGCGGATCTAAAGCAAGATATTTTAGAATTTGGAAATGACTATATTGTAGCAGTTTGGTGCAAAGAGATTGACGGAGTAACAGTTTACACAAATTACGACTTCATTAATGAAGATTCTCCAATAGACCAATCAGAACTTCAAGATGGAGAAAAGATCAAACCAATGACAATGGGTGCATTATTAACTGCACTTGAACAGCAAAACTCATTGTTCTAAAATCGTAAAAAATAGGGTACACCAGAAATTAATCTGATGTACCCTTAAATTTTAATAATACTCCGAATATCCTATCCAGAGTCTCTTTGTCATAATAGTATATGTTTGCTTTTAAATTCAGGCAAGGATACAAACACAATTTTCATTGCCAGCTCAATCTGCTTCCTCGCATTGCCCCGTTGTAAAAAATACAAACTTGATTGCTCCCCTGAGCCACAATCATTAAGAGCGATTTCTTTATCACTAACAAACAAAACTAATAAAGAAAATACCGACTGATCGCCAGATCAATCATAACTGTTTCTTGTGTCCTTTAAATAACTCTTCAGTCTTCCTACAAGACTTCATAAGCTCTTCGCTTACAAGATTCTTGTTCCATTCTTGCAGAAATTCATTGGACTTTTCTGGTTTGACCACTATCATCTTATTTCTTTTCATACTCTTTAACATTTCTTTGTATAAGACAGTTTAATCCAACCATCTTTAGTTTTACCCCAACCATTCTTAACAGCTTTGATTGTAACTGTTGTGCCTTTCTTATAGGCATCTTTGGCAATAGCAGCCGTCGTAGATGGAGATTTACGCACCTTAAGAGCAGAAGCAGTTACTTTTACTTTGTATGATTTAAACTTAGAAGATGCTTTTGGTTTTACTACTGTAGAACCAGAAATGTCTGCTTTGAATTTAGCCCACTGTTTATTATTTTTTCCACACCAAGGTTCTGGGCACTGTTTTCCCGATACATCATTGTGCCTTAGAACATGACTGGCAGGAATATTGTATTTTTTCATAAGTTTTTTAGTTAGACTAACAGCATTTTTATATGTAGCCTTAGGAACACTTCCTACAGAATTAGCCATTTCAATGCTTAGACTGTTTGCATTAGTACAAATCTTATAAAATTTTGCACCTCCATTAGCATTTGTAACAAATCCTCCAACTGCCCATGCTACTCGATTAACAGGAACAGATTTCCATACAATATCTCCCTCATCAATGAAATAGTGTGCCCCAGCAGCTCTCGTATTACCAGTGGCAAAATAATCTGCATTGTTCTTAGCGGAATCTCCGTCATTCCCTGTGAAATGGATTACAATAAACTTAATAGAACTCGTGCTACGTTTACTTCCGTAGCTCACGCTCTTTGCCGTTCTTGTTTTAAATTTTAATGCCATAAATATCAGGCTCCTTTCTTTTATCTAAAAAGAGCAGTCACCATAACAGCAACTGCTCAATAACTAATTATTCAATAACTAATTCATCACTTAGCAAATTATCCAACAATGTCGTCAGACTCTTTACCCTCTGCGACATCGTCTAATTCTTTCTCAAATAAATCTTTATCAACTTTTACAATTACGTCTTTATCTGCAACCTTTTCCATGATCTGATCAATTTCATCGGCAGTTAATCTACCATCACGTAATGCGTAAGCAATCTTATCTCCTGTTTGTGCAAACCAAGTAAAGCTATGATTCTTCCAGTTGCCATAAGCAGAAGTACCAAATACAAATACCCAACCTACAATCTGGTTAATCACATCTTCATGTACGTCAATCACTGGTTTGCCTGCCACAGTTAATCCCATATTGATCCACGCTAACACCTGTAAAATCAGGCTCACAACAGTATGTGGTTTTACTTCACTCAAGTTGATGCTTGCTAAAAATTCTTTAAATTTGTTCATAATGCAATCCTCCTTTGCAATAAAAAAGACCTACAAGAATGACTCTTCATCCTTAATAGGCAATGCTTTAATTTCTTTGTACATTTTTTCTCCAACGCCATTTTGATGTAATTGGTCATGGTATACCTTATAAATAGCATTGATGTTTTCAAGCCCCGTAGGGGAAATACAACCTTTTTGCTTGTAATACCTGTGGGCTTGTTTGATTCTGTCTCTTAACATTGCAGCAACACCTTCAGATAAAGCAACGTCTATTACGCACGCATCATCTAATTTTTTAGCCAGTTCAGCTGTATGTGCAAATAGTCGTTCCATGCCTACCTTTTGGTCTGTTAATAATGCGGCTTGCTCTCTCATCATGTCTTTGATAACTTGAATATCTTTATTCTGATTGCTCAAAATCTGTGTTAGTTTATCCAAAGTTTCTGTATGCTTATCGATCATTAAGCGTTGTTGTTCAATCACTTCTTTTTGATGTTTCTTTTCTAATGAAGCACGTGTTTCAAAACCAAACTTTTCGTTTAATTTGGAAGTGACATCAAAAATTTTATCTGCAAACAAAAGAACCGCAAAGACAAACACTGTCAATGCAGCCCCATGTTGAGATAAAAAATTAATTATAATATTCCAATTTTCTATCATGTAATTACCTCGATTATTTTATAAAAATCACTCCTTTAAGTCTTTACCAAACATATTCTGGTTTTTCTTCTCCAAATAATAAATATCTCAGCGAATCATCTACAACAATGCATACTGCACTCAGTAAAATCCATAAAATTGTATAAGGTAAGCAAATCTGCCCACACAGATTAAAAGGCATCTGAGAGTAATCCCAAATGCCTAAACCTAACCATAAATTTAAAATACAACCTGCTATGAATTCCATTACAGTAACAATCAATCCTCCGAGAATCATTTGTTCACGAAAGGGCATAAGATGGTAGAAGAAGCGACTGTTATTGATCAGCCCAATAAGAATAAAGCAAGTACCACCTAACACTCCCATTGTCCAATGTGTATATCCTCGCCAGATGATTTCAATTTCACAATAAGCAAATGCTCCAATAAGGAATAAGATAAGATATTTACATGATTTCTTTACATGCAACATATCTATTCACCTTCTTTTTGATCATCGTCTTTGCAGATAAGTTGTAATGTCATAATGTCCCCAGAGAGATTTCCCTCATAGTTCTCAAGTACATCACATAACTCATCAAACGTCATTCTGATCTTATGTAATTCCACACCAGAATCTTCTATGCTAAGAGGAGTAAACTCTACTAAGAATTTCTGACCATTCTCGGTTCCATTAATCTGGGCATCAGAAGTGATTTCATATTTCTGTAAGAGCTTCTGTTTTTCTTCAAAATATTCTTTGAGTTCTCCCTGCATTTTTCTAATATTTTTGGCAAGTCCCACTGTAAGTACACATGGAACTGGTTCACTGTTCTTTGTAAGAGATGTATAAATCATACTTAGTTGAGTTAAAAGCATATCTGCCTGCATATTTGTCATTTCCATATTAATTTTCTCCTTTTTTCTGTTAAACTAATTATTCTTCAGTCGTAACTGAATCTTTTCCTATTTCATCTGTCTTATCAGTCGTAACTGAATCCGTTCCCTCTGAAGGAGTAGTAGGTTCTGTTGACTGCACAGGAATTACTTCATATTTAATTTCAATTTTGTCCAATTCTTCTTTGCTAGTAGAACTGAAAATTTGCGCTTTGGTTACATTCATCTGTTGGAAATAAGGATAGATAAATGCTTTGATCATTGCTGTTAATTGCACAAATTCCTCAGCAGTGAATGTTTCACACGCACTCTTCTTACTATGCCATTCAAGAGTTACTTGCTGACCAGCAGTAGTAAGAGCTTGATATTGCATAAAGTTCAGAGCCATTTCATTCTGATCTTCTTCAGATACTCCATAAGGCTTACCATTGAATTCTACACTCTGACTTGCTAAGAACTCAGCGAGAGCAGCTTTGTTTTTCTCCTGTAAATAGTTCTTGTACTCGTCAAGAGTCAAGGTATTAATATCAACCACCTGATTGACTTTTTCATCAAGTCGTTGTACCTGTTCTACAATATTTGCTCTTGTAAGAGATACGATCAGCGCATCTTCCCATTCTCCATTTGTGTTGTTATATAATCCTTGCTGTAAAGAGATTTCTTTATAATTGTTAAAACATGTATAGGTTGCAATCTGCGCATCATCTCTGTAGATATCTAATGTTTTAAAGTTTGTAAATGCTGATTTAACCGTTTTTAGATCATCTGTGCAAACGACAAGTTTACATTCCATATCAAAAGTCATAGAATTAAACTGCATAAGATTAAATACTTTGTCGTCAGAGCTATCTAATTTAACTGTGTATACCATATGTATTTCACCTTTCTTTCTGTTTTTGAGCATACAAAAAGAGCAGTCCGAAAACTGCTCTATGTACGATCAAATTTATGTTTTATTTAGTTGTTTTTATCCGTTCTTAAAGTCCAAGCTTTGCTTCGATTGCTTGTAATCGAACTTCTAGGTCGGCTTTTTCTTGTTTGACTTTGGTAAGTTCTCTTCGTGTCTTTTGAATCATATGGGTATTTAATGCAATAAATTCTGTATAAGAAACACCATATTCCGTTTCAATATCGACCTCAACATCTTTGCCAAAACGCTTTTCAATATCTTCCTGTACAAGAGGTCTATGTGTTACTACAGCAAATTTATCAGCATCATAACCCTCGGATTCTAAGACGTTTTCTGTTTTATGAGCACCAAATCCAAAATGAGTTTTCTTACCATCATAATCTCCAATGTAATTGAACCCTATAGGATTTAGATTCATATAGAAATTTTCATATTGATCAAGAGTAGTAAAGTTTTCTTTAAGATTTTCGTCTGAAGTAGAAATGCTGTGTGATGCCCAGATAGACGAACCATAAAGTCGCAATTGTTGACTATCATCACCGACACATACACCTCCCCACGATGTTCCACGTGCAATTTGGTACCCATGCGCCCAATAAAAAGATTCGCTATCAGCACCAATGACAACTGCACCAGAACTATGCACTTCTGAGCAATAAAGCCAACCGTCCGCTACAAAATCTGTTGCATACAAATTTCGATAGCATTTGACTCCTTCTGAAACTGACATTAAATAATAGTCCCCATCAATACCAAATTTAAATCCAGTTGAATAAATTTCAACATTATTTGACGTACCTTGTATTCCTATATGTCCGTTTATTATAGAGACAGTATCTCCTTCATCTCCTAAATTTCCAGTTTCGATACTTCCTCTTATGGCGGCATTTTCTGCCCACAAAACTCCATCATACCCAACTCTAAAAGGAGCAGAATTGCTATCTTCAGCACCAGCCCAGAAAGCCTGATTTCCACCAATACCAGATGCATTACTTCCGCTGTTTGTCATCAGATATGTTGACGTAATATCATAGCGACCAATCTTACCATTCGTAGCAGTAATTGTTCCCGTAATATCTGCATCTGTGGCAGTTAATTTACCAGTGTGACCAACCTTAAATACGGCACTATTTCCGTTATCAT